TTCCCGCGCCACGACGCGGCTAGATTCCCGCGCCACGACGCTGCTAGATTCCCGCGCCTCGACGCTGCTAGATTCCCGCGCCACGACGCTGCTAGATTCCCGCGCCACGACGCTGCTAGATGATGGAATGGATCTCACCGTGATCCAGTCAAATTCTGGCGAGCGAATCTCGATCACTGTGTATTCATCAAAAGACGCGGGTAGCGCGTCGAATTCAGCTTGCGATTTCACAACGATAGTCTTCATCGATCTCCCTTGTTTGTCCGATTTCGGACGGGTTGAATTGTAAACTAAGTGCGGCCATCGGTCAAGCCATAGAGCGCGCCCGGCGCGAGCGGTTGCGACGCAGCAGCGTGTACCGCTGCGCCTGTTTGCGGGAATGGAAGCGCATCACTGCGTTTCTAGGCCCTGAGAGTTACGCGCCTGCTGTAGCAACTCCATCTCGTATTTCGTAAACCAGTCAAACGGATCTCCGTATTGGTCTTCATCTGGATCGCGCGCCACCTCCAGACTTTCCCAATCGACCTCTATCAGGCGCTCGATCACCCGCTCCAGATACCCGAGATCGAGCGCTTCCTTCGCCGTGTGCTCTCCCGCGTATCCGATGCTCAAATTCGAGCACTCCGGTATCAGATTCGCGTAGCTCGCCGAATCCGTGAAGACACCGGCAGTAGGCCGATGCCCCATATCGAGCGCGTCCGAGAGGGACCAGGCGAACTCATCAGACGCCGTGAATCCCCCGAATTGGCTTGTGATGATATCCTCCGTACCGCGTCTGTCGAGCGAGAGGCAGATATCGAATTTCTCGATCCATTGCGGATACCACCTCGCGAGCCATTCGCTTCCATGCCCGCCTATCTCTTCGGCGCGATGGAAAACAAACGTTGCCTTGACGTCGGCTTCGATCATCCGAAGCGCCGCATAAACCCCCGCGGTGTCATCCGCGCCTAGGCAATTTGAAGTACTCAAGGCCGCCAGTTGCGCGACTCCGCCCTGCACCGTAACGCGCTGCTTACCGCCCACTCTATGCACCGTGTCGGTGTGGCAGGCAATCATCACACGCGCGCCTTCGCGAGGCAAGATCCGGTTTCCGAACTCATCCGAATAGATCCCCGGCAATGGATCAATATAGCGCCGGATAAACTCCTCTTCCGACCTCGACCACGCCGGGCGCCGGTAGGACAACATCGCCAACAAATCCGCCTGATTCAAGCTGTCACCTCCGTGGTGTCTTCCGTTTCCGTCTCTTCCGGCTCGCACGAGCAATCATCGGTCAGGTTGCCGCACTCCCCGCAGCGATCGCAGTCGCAGCGCGTGACATACCGGCTGGATGGATCGACCAGCTCGCCGCAATCAGTGCGCCGGTCGCATTCGCAGGCGTGGTGCTCCCGGCGCTTGTCGCACTCAGGGCACATCGAACAGTTGTCGCAACCGTCGTAGAAAGATTCCTCGCAACACTCGCAATACACGCACACGCACTCATCTTCGTCGTGATGGCAACGGCTGCATTTCGGCCTGTTTTCTGTCGCCGTGCCGTCCGTCTGGTCCGCCGTATACTGCCCGCTATCGACAACGCGCCAGAACCCGTTGCCGTCGTCGTCGACATCCATGCCGCCGTGGTCGATATACGGGAGCATGACGCGATGCGTCCTGAGTTTAGTAAGCCGGTTCCCGGTCAAATCTCCCGACGTGTAGCCGGCGGCACGCAGGAGATCTTTAAGAACCTCGCATTGCGTTGATTCATTCGCCTCAATCGAATAGCACCTGACCCAGCGCTTGTTTTTCGTGCTGACCACCGACCGGGAAATAATCTTCCCGGCCTCCATCACGTAGGCGACCGCCACGTCAGGCGAGTCCGCATAGACGTGATACGGCCGAATTCCATCACCGTCGAACTTACCGTGCATGCAGCTTGTCGAGTCGGAATCAGCCGGATACATGGCCGTCTCGAAAATGTCGTTGATCGTTGCGCGGTCCGTGGTGAACAGCAGCGTAGCGGGAGAATCCTCTAGCGCGAGTTTCGCTCGAAAATTCCTTACGGCCGCCTGAACTTCGGCGTCCGTCATGTTCTCGAACGTTTTCCGGAGGTACTTGCCGTACTTGATCCTGACCTGCCGGTCGGCGAGTCCATACGCCTCTGAAGGGGTGTAGCTGACCCAATCGGTTTCGGTCTTTACCGTGGACATGTGAACCCAGTGCTCTCGCGGATACTCGATACCGGCGATGTTCGGGACGGCCCGGTATTCCCCGCTTTTCAGCCTGGTTTCTTCGCGCCACTGCCAGTCATACGTCTGAATGCCTTCCTCTCCCGATAGCAGCGGCATGTGATCTTCAGCCATACGGTCGAGCGCGTGCTGAATCACCCTGCGCATCTCTCCCGCTTCGCGTTTGAGCTTCGCAAAAACCGCCTGGATAGTACCGTAAACTCCAACACCTTGCCCTACCGGCGCGTAAGTGGCGGTGAATCCGTTTTCTTGCGGATGGATCAAGAACGTGAATCCGGCGACACGGTAGGACGCGATCGCGTCCACTAGCTCGCATTTATCGTACGTCCTGATTCTGACTTGGGTGCGGTTCATGATTTTACCTCCGCGCTCGTGAAGCAATAACTTAGGCGCTGTAGCTCCTCGTCGAGTTCATCCTTCGGCCAATCCTCGACAAACGCGAGTATACAGCGCTCCGTCTGACCGCAAACGGCGATGCCCCACGGAACATCAACCTGCATGAACGAACACCCGCCGCGATCGTTATCGAAAGCAACTTCCGCCACAATGCAACCAGCGAATGGTCGCTGGCGTGCGTCAAGCTCGCGATAGGTGTATATTTTCGGCGTCATCCCCTTCGGCGCGTGGCGAAGTAGATAGCCTTCCACGGCAGTCACGGCCTCAGTGAATTTATCGCGCTTAGGCATGTGATTCCTCCGTATCCGAAGTCGGATTTTCTTCACGCGCGCCGGCGATCTCCGAGACGGCATCGTAGGCGGTAGAGAAATCCTGCCGCCGATTTAGGTCCGTCAGTTTGTCGAGAAACAACGCGCAGATAGGGTGTTGATTGATCCAATCGGTTCCCTTACCCAGGCGCCGCGCTTCCGGCCACAATGTTTCGTGAACGATCTCTTTGAACGTCGCGAGCACGCCCGAGAGATTACAGGCGTCCTGGCATTCCAGGGCCAACTGAGCGGCTCGTTTAAGCGTGGGTGCATTAGGCATGGTCGGGCCTCCGCACGAAGTCTACGGCGAAGCCGGTTCGAGTGTCAATACGCGTGCCGACCGGGCCTTTGTTGCGCGGCCAGCTCTTAGGCCGCGGACGCGACGCGCGGATTCCTAGGCGTGCGAACGCAAGTCCGAAAGCAGTGAGTGTCTGGTGCATGGGAAGTCTCCTGGAGTGAAAGTAGCATCGGATCGATGCGGTTCGAAGTTTACGGCAGCCTTGCCGATCTGTCAAGTTATTTCTTCAAACCGCTGTGCCGATTGGAGTTATTTTGGCTTTGTTTGGCCGCGACGTTCGGCGTTTTTTATGGTTCGTTGTGCGCTCAAGTGTATGCGAGTGTGTATTTTGCGGAAGCGCGCCTAACGCATAAGGCCCGCGCGGCTCGCGCCCACGTGGCGGACTCGCAAGCGCACACGGAGCCTTGGATTCACGTGGAATCGCGGGCATTTAGCGCTTGCGCGCGATGCGCGTATGGCTATGATGGTATAGGATTTAGACGCGCGTACACGTGGCTGTAGCGTACGCGTTAGGTGTGCGGGTGTAGGGGATTCGGCTGGAAGGAAGGTCTTAGGATCGGCAGGGCAGAGGATTCGTATCGTCAGCTATGCTGACGTTCAACGGCAGGGAATTGTTACGCGCGTGCGTGGAGTGTAGGCGGTATCGCGCTAGCGTATGCGCGTTGCGTAGGGTGTTTTGGCAGGGTAGACGCATGGTAGCTGGTCCGATCTGGCGCGAGCTTTCCTAGGCTGTCTGTCCAAACTCGGACGGCCAAACGCAAAGAACCTCCGGATTACTCCGGAGGTTCCAGGCGGATCGGGATGTTGGGAGTGTTTACGCGTCGAGTACTCTCCGTATGGCGCGACGTGCGCGGAACGCCTTTAGCGCCTTACGCGTGAGCCATATGGCCAGCATGACCATCGGGATCCAGGGCGCTAGAATCGCGCCGACTAGCAGGGTACGCTCCATGTTACTCCTCCTCCGATCCATCGCCAATCGAATCAGCGAGGTACTCGCTATTCGTCTTGACGAATGCGTTCAGCGTGCCGTTGGCTTCGAGCAACGCTCCGAGGGCGATCGCCTTCAGATACACGGGTTTACGGCGTCCACGGATGAGCATGAGCACGGGCGCCCATTTGTGGCTTCGCATGATGGCGATGTCGCCGTGGACCATGACGGACTCGAAGTCCACGGAATAGTAGGGCTTACCGGTGCTCTTGTCGATCCGGTTCAGCGCATCCAGGTACCACTTTCCCGTCGATTCCGGAGCGGTCGCGGCGGTGTGTTTTCCGTTCTGTTTCTTGGCTTTGCTGGTTAGCTTGGCTGCCCGCGTTTGGACGGCCGCCGGAGCGGATACCGGTATCGCGGCCGTGCCAGTCTGGATCAGACTCGCTTTCATTTCGGCCATAGACGCGGCTAACATGTCCGCCATCATAGCCTTAAGCTGATCCGCCATAGATACTCCGGCTTTCGCTTGATCGCTGCCGGATTCCGTGAGTCGCATCGTAGGTGTTGCCATTGTCTTTGTCTCCTGAGTGTTGAATGTAGGCTTAGAGTCTAAGCCCCACGGCGTCCGATTTGTCCGATGTCGGATACGCGACCGGACGCCGAAAGGCTTTACTTTCAGCAGTCTGAATCGCACTCCAAACAGCGCCCGTTCGCATGCGTCGCGTGGTCGCAAATTCCAGCGGATTCCGAAAGGGGCTTTGTCTTACCCCCATCAGGAGCACCGATAGTCTCAAGCCAATAGCCCTTATCCGACACGACCGCGAGCAGCGCGTCGAGATCCGCAGTCACGAACCCTTGCGCGTAACTGTAGAACCCTACAGCCATTAAGCCGCATTCGTCTGCCCATGTTGCGGCGTACCAGCGTTCCTCTAGGCCTTGACGGAGGGTTATCCGGTTCGACGTGAAGCGGGAAAGACGGGAGTGCATCTCCGCACTCGCCCCCATTCCCCTCTGTAACTTACGCGCTGTAGCGTTTACCACTGTAGTGTTTATTACCATAGCTGCCCTTTCTTTGGCCCGGTTTGCGGGCGACTCCGATTTTGCGCCAGATTCCCCGATTCTGTCAAGCGATTTTTCCTATCGCGTTGATTCCAGGCCGAATTTAGTTGCGCTCCACCGCTGCGTCCGATTGTGCGCAACAACCGCGCGCGTGCGCGCTATGTGCGCGTGCGCAGCGCATGTGTATCAACGGGTTAGGAGCGAACGCTTGACGCGCGCGCCGGCCGCGGGACTCCAGGCGAGCGCGCGCGAGGCACGAAGGGTGGGGGGGGTCCGCGGAGCGGGGTGCGGGTGGGTGACGAGCCCCTCCGCCCCGCTGAAAACAAACAACAAAAAAAGTCTTGACACCACCACCACAATGGTGTCACACTGGTGTCGCGATAGACACCATGAAAACGGAAGAAAAAAGAATCACGCTACGCGTGCCGATAGTTTTAGCCGGGAAGGTAGACAGGGATGTGAAACGGCGCCGGGGCGAGGAACGAAAGTTCAGTCTGAACGATTGGATCGTGGAGGCAATGCGGAGAAAGCTCGACCCCGGAACCGGGATGGAGAACGCGCCGCATACAGTGAGAGAAATGGAAGGGTTGGCGCAGCGTACCAGTAGAGCGGCGGAACTTGCGGCTAAAATACCGGGCCTACAGGCAGGGGTTGGTGGCCACCCGGCCTCGGGGCAACCAGCAAAAATGGAGAATCTGTCGATACCGGCTACGTCCTCACGGCCGTGGCTACCGGAGTTGGTGCGGCTGAGTAGGATGGGCGAGGTCGACCCAGGAAGTTCAGCGCAGGAGTTTGATGATCTGATCGGCGGTAGGGGATTCAAGCCGCCGAAAGGGTGGGCTCTATGGTCGACTGAAAAGCGCGCCCGCTGGCTCGATGAGAACAAACCCCTGGAGTCCAGATGACCCCTGTTGAAATAGAACTCGAAACCAAGGCGCAGTTTCCTATAGGATCGCGCGTCAAGATCAAGGAACCGGCGAGCGTGAAGTCGGCCGCCAAGCGCGGCACGGTTACCGGCTACGGCTGGGGTGGTAATGCAGTGGAGGGTGTCCGGGCGCGGTCATGCCTCTTTGTTCTGTGGGACGGAAACAAGACTGCTTCTTCGGCGCACCGAACGAACTTTGAGTTGGTGACGGAGGAGTCACGATGAGGAGAATCGGTAGCCTTCTTCCGCGGAGGCGGCGTAAGGTTCACTTTGCCGTATGGCGGGTGGTTGACGATCAAGGCCGGGCCGAGGTTGATGGCGGGCTGAAGCCGGCGTGCGATTCGCGAGCGAAGACCATGACCCTGATCAATACAAAGGTGACGTGCCCGACGTGCAGGCGGAAATTGAGGCAGCGCGCAACGAGGGAAATCTTATGACCCCCAACCAACTAACCCCACAACTTAAAATCGGTGACCGCGTTATGCACATCGGATCCGAAGCCAACAAGCGCTACCGGGAAAATATGGGCGTAGGTGAGGTAATCTCGATCTTAAATAATCGGATACGAGTGAAGTGGGAATGCGCGCGGCGGGCGCGAAATCACAAGGCACACAACCTTGAGTTGCTTGCGTCTAAAACCGAGGCACCCAGATGACCCCCAAAATCCTGGCGATCTTACTGGTCGCCCACCTGATGCTCCGCATGGCGAGGAGGTCCCGATGAACGACGCGAAGATTGTGATCTGCGTGGCGTGTTCAGCCTTGGCGATCGTACTCACATTCTGGGCTAGCCAGGACGGCGTGTCATCCGAACGCGCCGATCGGGTGTTGTGGCTCGCCGCTATCTTCGCTCTGCTTGCGATCGCATGGAGGCCGGCGTGAAACACACCCAAATCGGAGGCTGGGCTGTGGTGGGTTACTGTCCCTGCGGGGCTCCGATCTATACACCGACCACTATGCACGCAGGATTAGATTACACAGGGAAGACCGCGCCGCGATCGTTCTTTAGTTGCGACCACTCGAGCCCCTCCCTCCCGAAGGACACCCGCACGAATCTAATGATCCCCTACGACTCCTGCGTGGAAGCCTACAAGGCGTACCATGATTCGGTCGGAGTGCAAATTCCATGCAAATGGTCCGAGCTTAGTTCTCAAGATCAGGACCGATGGCTAGCAACGGTAGCGGCCGCGATCAAATACTGGGAGATGAGCCACGGGAGAATTCCCAGCCACGGGAGAATTCCCCGATGACCATCGAACGTGTTGAGTCGCGCCTCCGCGAGCAAATGAGCCGGGAGTGGGCTGCGCTCGCCGAGTCAAAGCTCGAAGATCCGCGCGAGCCGATTCACGCGACTGGTGCCAACGCGGTTGCGAAAGCGCTCCAGATCGTGATGCTGACCAGGTTGGGATACCTCCCAGTGAAGCGATGAACTCGATCGATATCGCCCACGTTCCTCCGCCTAACCCCAAGACCTTCTGGGGATTCAAAGTCTCCGAGCGCCGGGTAGTCTGGGATCAGATCGCGAGCCTGACGCTCATTGAGATCCTCGAGAAGGGAGCCCGGTTTGAGATGGAACTTCAAGGAAGAAAGCTGGTGGATGTGCTCAATCTGAATAAGCCCTGCGTGGCGATCCGTCATGCGTCCGGGGTGCCGCTGGTGACTCTCACATTGCGAAAGATCGATCCCGATTCAGCGTACTTACAGGTGACCGTGAATCCGGCGCTAGAAAAAGGGTGGGTACAATGACGCGCGAGGAGGCGCTCCTAGCGGTCAGATCCGCGCGGGAATCTATAACGGCTACCGATAGCGTAGCTAGGATCCGCGGGGCGGATTCGTTCTCTGCAAGAATGATCCGCAAGTCCGCCTGGGCGCGATGGCACGCCGCGGTCCGGACATTCAATACCCTTCCGGATCCGGATCGTATTAATAAGGATAAGCAATGAACAAACAAAAGATGATCGAAACCACCCCTAAGTTCCTGATTCACCTGGCAAACACACCCCGATGCGGGTGCTGCGGACACGTCTTGGGAGAAGACACGGACGGTAACCAAAAACTGCGCACTAAGATCACCGCGGAGTCCGTCTACCGGCCGATATATTGGTGCCGAACCGAGGGGTGCCCCCAGCACACTAAGCGCGTGGAGATCGGGCCAGTCGTCCTCGAAGAGTTCATCCTGCCGGCGAGGGTCTAGGCTTGGCGCGTGTACACGTCAAGGGATTCCAATGGGTCCATATCGAACCGCTAAAGGCCCACGGTGGGATCATGCTGCATCCTGCGATCATGAACGGCAGGCCGGTAACCGGAGAATTCACGGTAAGCCACGAGCGCACCGGGCTCGCTCTATTCAGTAATCAAACCCAGGCGGTGGCTGAGCACTTCTTTCGTGAAGCGTGCGATTGGCCGGAGTGGGGGCACATCACCTCGAAGGCCGATGCGCAGTTCCTGAAGCCGAGAATCGAGGCTCTGCGAAGAGAGGCGCTCGAGTACCTCTAAAATCACTTGACAATCCTCCCCGCACCCTCGATAATGATGTGGACAAGAAATGTTGAAGATTGGATCGAGGGTCCACATTGAAGCTGGACTGATCACCGCGTGCGGACGGCTGATCAGCGATGAGGCTGAGCAGGTAGAGTCGGAGGCTACCTGCTTAGTCTGCATCAAAGCCGACAAGACCCTGATCGACCCGGATTCGGTTGCGGAGGTCAAGCTGGTATTCGGAAAACCCGAAACCGGGGATCAGTTTGTAGAGGCCAACCGGACACGCAAGGCGGCGCTTAGATCGTCCGCCAGGGTCGGAGACAGGAACGCGGCTATCTTAGTGGAGTTAGATTCGATCAGGCGTAAGCTCGAAAACGGAACTCTAGCGAATCGGTGCCCGTGCGGCAAGTTCCCGTGGGAGCACACCACCGAAGATAAGTGCGGACCGAGGACATCGCACCGGCGCGGGAAGCTCCTGAGGCTTTACCTGTCGAAACCGCACGGGTCTCTTGCCGGTTCGGATGCGTTGGTGCGTAAGGCGATTGCGGAATGATTCTTGGATTAGACGAGCATGGTCGCGACGTGAATATGGACGTGAAGCGTCTAGTAACCACCCGTCTGCTGGTGCAAGCCAACTCCGGGGCCGGAAAGAGCTACACACTCCGCAGGATCCTCGAACAGACTTACGGGCACGTCCAACAGATCGTGATCGACCCTGAAGATGAATTCTATACCCTTCGTGAAAAATTTGATTATGTACTTGCCGGACGCCAGGGCGGAGACTGCCCGGCGGATGTTCGTAGTTCTGAATTGCTCGCCCGCAGGATCCTAGAGCTTGGAACTTCCGCGATCGTGGGAATCTACGAATTAAAAGCTCATGACCGGATTAGATTCGTGAAGCTATTCCTTGAATCTATGATGTCGGCTCCGCGGTCCCTTTGGCATCCCGTACTAGTGGTGATCGATGAGGCCGCTATGTTCGCACCCGAGAAGGGGTACGGAGAAGCCGAGAGCCTTTCGGCTGTGGTCGACATTATGACGCGCGGACGTAAGCGGGGATTCTGCGGAGTCCTTGCCGCCCAGAGAATCTCACATCTCCACAAGAGCGCATGCGACTGCAATAACAAATTGATCGGCAGGACGGCGCTCGATATCGACAATGCTAGAGCCTGCCGGGAGCTGGGGTTCAGGTCGCGTGAGCGGGAGTTCGAGCTACGCACACTAAAGGACGGACAGTTCTTCGCGTTTGGTCCAGCGATTTCCGATGCGGTTATCAAGATCAAAGTCGGTGAAGTTCAGACGACTCATCCCAAGTCCGGAGAGCGAAGCGCTCCGCCGACACCACCCCGTGAAAAGGTCAAGGCGATATTAGCCAAGCTGGCCGATCTACCACAGGAAGTAGAGCAGAAGGCGCAAACCGAAGCCGATCTAAAAAAGGAAGTGCAGCGACTGGAGCAGGAATTGAGGCAGGCCCATAAAGCCCAGCCACAATCCGATCCGGCCGCAATCGAAAAGGCGCGCGAAGCCGGCGCCATAGCTATCAGGAAAGAACTCGCAAAGAGTGTTGGTAAGCTCCATGTGGATTATCGCAAGATCCTGGAGCGTGTGATTGTCACCGTAGGGGAGATGTCCTCCAAGAGCGGGTCTCTTCATCGTGAGCTTTGCGAGATAGAGCTACCTACGATACCCGACCTAGATAAGATTGTCCGTGAGGTTTCTTCCGCTCCCGCTGCGATCCATATCGCCAGAGAGGGCGTGTATGAATCCAGAGGAGGGGGATTCCAAAAGATAAGCACCCCATTGTCGAGCGGGAACGGAAACGAAAAAATATCCTCCACGGAGCAGTCCATCCTAGACGCTATCGCTGAACTCGAAGTACTGGGAGTGGATCGCGCTCCTCGTGTGCAGGTGGGGTTCAGAGCCGGGTACACAAACCTACTAAGTAAGGGATTTAAGAATGCGTCTGGATCCCTTCGCTCGGCTGGTTTGATTGATTATCCGGACTCGGACACGGTCACACTAACCGAGTCCGGACGCTCCGCGGCTCACTATCCCGATGTTCCCGGATCCGAACGAGAACACCAAGAACGGATCATGAGCATGCTCGGAGGGGCGCACGAGAAGATCATCAGGGAATTGATCTCAGCCTACCCGCACTCGATCAACCGCGTGCGCCTGGGTGAACTCGCGGGATATTCTAACGTGCTCAGCAAGGGGTTCAAGAACGCTATAGGCCGTCTGCGTACGCTTGGGTTTGTAGAGTACCCCGATACCTCTACCGCTAGAGCTTCCGCGCTGTTGTTCCTTAAAAAGTAAAGGAGACTAAGTGCCCGAACAGATCGCATTGAAAGACATCGTGATGTTGCCGGAGATCCAGATTCGCCTGAAGATCTCATCGAAAGTGATTGATGAATACGCCGCGGCCATGAAGGAGGGCGTCAAGTTCTCTGCGATCGACCTCTTCCGTGATGGCGACGACCGGCTGATTTTGGCGGATGGGGCGCACCGGTTCCTCGCCGCGCAGCAGCGCAGCATTAAATCGATCGAGGGAGAGATCCACGAGTGTGAGCCAGAAGAGGCCCTGACGAAGGCTCTTGAGATGAGCCTAGAACGAAACTGCCAGCATGGACTCAGGCTCACCCCGGCCGATAAGCGCAACGCAGTAGAGAGAGCGCTAGCCGACAAGACCCTCCGGCGCCGCAGCGATCGCGCGCTGGCAACGCTGTGCGGTGTCAGCCCTGGTCTTGTGGCCGAGGTCCGCAAGGGCGAGGAGAAAGATGTCGAGGTCAAGAAGCACAAACGGAAACCCCCGTCCCCACCGTCAGTGGACGAGGAAGTCGTCGAGGATAGCGATCCGGTCGGGGAGCGAGTCCGCACACTCAAGGAATGGGTTCAGTCAGGGAAGATCAGTTGGCCGGAGATCGCAGCGATATTCTCTAACGCTAGGCATGTGGCGATGCTGCTTCCGCGAAAGAACGCCAAGGTGCGCGTGATCGGCAAGAAGGTCGGCAAGGATTTCGAGTACATCTCGATCGATATGGTCGAGTCCGACAAGGAACGGATTCTAGAGATCCGGATCAAGGCCAAGGAGGAGTAACTTGGCCAAACATAAAAATACCGGAGTTGTTGTATTGGGACGCCTGAAGCAGACACGCAACCCAGCCAGCAAACTGAAGAAGCCCTCGATATGCCCGCACTGCGGTCACGAATGGCGCAAGCACAAGAATTCCAAGAAGTGCCCGCACTGCGCAAGGAGCCTAGATCCGACCGCCAAGGTCAACGTGAGCCCGGAGGTTAAGCGCCACAAGATACCGGACCTCATCAACGAGAAGCGTTTCACTCCGTCCGTGATGAAGCTGCTGGTCGATGCCAGACTCTACCGCTATCTAGGTATACCCACTAACATGGTGAAGTTGACGGCCGGGAGAGAGAACCAGAGGATGGCAAACCTGAAGCTCGCTGACAGGTTTCTGAACTCGGACTTGCAGCAGGGGGAATTCGGGACCGCGATGGAGTTGGACCGGGCGGCGATATTCTTCAGGTTATCGAAGGGGTTCAAGACACTCGCGGAGTACGGACGGTTTGTGCTCACCGAACGCGGCCGGCAGAAGATCGCGGAGCAGAAGTTAAGAGCGGAGATTGGGGCGGAGGGGGAGCTAAGTAAGGTGTGAAAATTAGGAGGTCTTTCCGAATATCCATATCAGCAGTAGAGCTACTCCACCGAGGAATACCCATATTATGATTCTGAATTTCCGTACATCGCTTGGGGTATGCACTATTCAGTTCTTCTCCAGCGCCTTCATCTTAGCCGCTAGTCTCCGGTAAGCCGACACCACCATATCAACCGCCCGCCCGTTGTTCTTAGCCCCCGCGCGTTTAAGGAACTCACGCGTTGAGGGCATGACCCGCACATGAAGAGGGACCCTCTTTTTCTCTTCAGGGATCCTCGGCTGGCCACGCTTCCGCACTTCAGGCACGGAGACTATCTGATCCATGTCGTTCAGGCTACTTGACTTTGGGATTAAATGTCAACAACAATAGATCGTTGATCGAAGCAACCATCATAGGCGTCCTCCTGTTTCTGCTCATCGCGGCGGTCCTTGTTATAGGATTGCTCCTCTACGGGCAGTTATCTAAACTTCATCGCGATTTTGTCCGAGTTCGGACTTCTAACTCCGAACAGATCAAATGTCTGGATAGCATATCCGACTGCACGAAAGTCCTCTCCTCGCATATCGAGACACTCAAACAAAGCCTGGATTCTCAATCCAGGGCGCTATCCGCACAGTTCGATTCCGATGGCGCCCGCCACGCGGCACAGGGTAAATCTATTGAGGCGTTGTCGGCCCACGGGGAGTTCCTAAAGGCAATGGGGTCGGGGCTAATCAAGGCCGCTAAGGCCCAGACTTCTGCGTTGATCGAACTCGAAACTACCGTTCGGTCCTACACGCAGAATGCCTTCGGAGCCAACGGACGACCGCCGGGTTCCGACCTTACGATCGAGGAGGAAACCGAGATCAGGCATCTGATGTCCGAGGGGTCCTCGCGGCGCGACGCCGAGATCCAGATTCGGATGAGCAGGGCCGATAAGGCACACGACAACTACGACGGGTTCAACATCGAGGCCAACTAATGAACCGCACAACGCTTGAGAGCGCCATCACGATGGGGCTGAAGAGGGCGCAGGCTAGAAGCCTTCCTCCAGCTCCGTGCATCGCGGATGCGATCGAAATGGCCATGGAACTGGAGCGGTCACTCACCCCGCAGGTAAATGGAAAATCCACGCAAGTCGTAGAGATGGAGCCCGAGGAGGTGGTGCTTCCACCCAACCCAAGAGCTGTGCTCGATACCCTGTCTACGCAAATGGATCCGACTTTGTCTCCTCCAGCAAGGGACCCGGACCTTTCTCCAGACCCCAAGTCCGTAGTGATCGCCGACGAAGCGGCGCTAGTCAGGGAGATCAACGCACCCAAGAAACAACCTAACGGCCTACGAGTGAAAAGCCTCTACGTAGGAGGTAAGCTGCGCGTCGGGATGGAGGATCTTGCGAAGTGGGCCAACCATTCCTTTCCACGCACGATCCGTATCGTACCGCGTGACGTGGATCACGAGATCGAACTAGAGCTTCAGGTGAAGATCTTCCCGATGACCGGGGATGGGCGCAATTACGAAAAGGAGTCCACGATCAAGGTCGTGTATAAACACCCTAGTGTGGGGTCGGATCTGGAGGCGGGAGTGCCGATTAGAGTGGCCGATTTCCAGGATGGATTCCCGGATGTTCCCGAACTACTCGGCCGGATCAAGGCCCAAGCGGTAGAGCTTTACCGGCAGAGGCCGAAGTATATCGAGGGTCGCGCGCCGGCGGGTCCGGGATTAATGGACCAGCACCGTCTGATTCGAAGCAACACCCAGAACAAACCTAAGGGCGGCGGGGCATCAATAACCTTCATTGACGACGACGACATGAGTTTGTCGAGGCCGGGATAATGGCCGCGGCTCGTAACCCGGCTCGCCTCAAGAAGAGAGCCAAGCCGCGTCCGCAATTGGAACCGATCGAACACCCAGCACTCACACGTAAGCGGGTGACATTCAAACGACTCCCGAAGTACGTGGAATCGCTACTTGCGGCCGTCGCTCCGGTCATGCTTCCGGAAACCCTGGATTCTCTGCGGAAAAACATAGCGATCGGAGATACAAGGGCTGCCGAGATTCTACTAAAGAGCTTCAAGATCCTGCCGGTTAGCGGGATCAGCGTTACGCAGAACAATTCGAATACCGCGGCCGCTGAGGCCGTGGGAGGCCACAAGACCTTCGACGCCTATATCCGCGACCGCGCGGTCGAAAAGCGCATGGTGGTGGATATCGCGGCGGCCGTAGAGGAGGCGGAAGAGTGCTCATCAAATCCACAGCTTCCCGCTGGAAGCGCGACGTCGGAATAGACGAACTAGTAGAGTACCTCGACCAGCCTAAGTTCGTCATAAGCACCCCCCGTGGGCCGCAAGGAGATCCGGACGCGCTATCAAGATCTGACTGGGATCTGATCTATAAAGAGCTGGATCACTGCCAGGACGATTTCGTTTACGCCTGCAAGAATTACTTCAAGATCACCAACAAGGAAACCGGCGACCAGTTCTTCACGCTCTGGGAATCGCAGGAGTTGATCCTCGAAATCATGTGGTCGATTAGGGATCAGGGCATGGCGCAGAAATTACTGATATTGAAGGCTCGCCAGCAAGGAATCTCAACGCTGTGCGAGGCTCTTGTGGCCTGGCGTACGATGTTCTTCCCGAACGTTAACGCGCTCGTGGTTGGTCCCGATCTAAATCGATCCGAATACCTGTTCTCGATCATGCTGCACATCTACGACCAGATGCCGTGGTGGTTAAAGCCCATGTGCGCCAATCGAAAGTACGACGGCGGACTGCTCTTTGAAAATCCTAACCCGGATTTTCGCCGCACCAATCCCGGTCTTAAGTCCCGAATTGAAATTCAGATGGCGCAGCAGTATAGCGGTATCGGGCAGGGTATCCGTGTCACGTGTGCGCACGTATCTGAGTTAAGTGATTTTATGGAAAAGACCGCGCGTCAGGCGATCGACGGAGATCTTGGTAACGCACTAGCAGACCAGTCCCCGATGACGTTCGCGATTATCGAGTCTACCGCCAAGGGGGCGGGTACATATTACGAGGACCTATGGCGCACTAATAAGGAGGCCGGCGATGATGCCGAGTACCGGACAATTTTCATTCCGGGATTCATGGAGCATGGTCGAAGGAGGACGGTATCTCTGGGATGGAAGCCAAAGAAGCCAGAGGCTAATCTACGGGAGTTAGTACAGGACAAGTGGACTCGGTGCTCAAACCCAGACTGTCAGAGGTGGTTCGAGTCGGTGCATCTAGGGGTTCGGGTTGTAGATGAAAAATGTCTGCAATGCAAGACCGGAACTCTACGCCCTTACGTTCTTGACGACCAGCAGTTAAGGTTTATGGAGTGGCGCAGGGAGACAGCAGAACGCAAGGGGATTGAGTCCGTAAAGGAATTGCGCCAAGAAGTCTGCATGACGGATCTGGAGGCATTTCAGATATCCGGAGATCCGGTTTTCCCGGAGGATGTTATAGACTTCGCAGTTAAGCAGGTTAGAGATCCTATCGCCATTGGGCATCTCGATAAGAACGGAAAATTTCACGGCGTAAAAAAGTTCGTTCGTAATGAAAGTGGGCAGGTTTATAAATCCCAATGCTGGCAGGAGTGGTGTGACGCCGATCATCGATTTGACGATCATCAATTGAGGCTATGGGAATTTCCTCAGGATGGTCACGTGTATCACTTGGGTGTTGATGTTGCCGAGGGCCTAGGGGGCAAGCACGACTACTCCGTGATCGTCGTAATCCGCGTCGGCAGGGGCGCAAACTCCGATGTTCAGGTAGCAACGTGGAGATCGAATACGATCAATCACTACGACCTGGCGCTGCCGGTCGTCCACTTGGGGTACTGGTACAACACAGCTCAGGCGAATATCGAGTACAACACCTATCAGACCTGCGGAGACGAAGTTCGTATTCGGTACAACTACCCCAGTCTTCATCGCTGGAAGCACCTCGACTCTAGCAATATTATGAGTTCTAAGTGGCACTGGATCACCCAGGGTAACTCGAAGCCCAAACTATGGGGCAATGGAGTTCGAAGGCTAAGGGCCGGGCTATTTATTCCAAAATCCGACAACCTCGTCGAGGAGATGAAGCGCTTCCAGAAGGACGATGATGAAAGCGACAAGAAGGCTGAGGCAGCTAAGGGCAGCCATGACGATGAGCTGATTGCAACGCTTATAGCTCTCTATTGCGCTCGTGAAACCGACCACGACGAGAATCTAGGATACAGCAAGATCCGCGGTACATCCAACGAAGACGCCCAGAAGGAATACCATATCACGTGCCTTCGCTGCGGCTACGAGTTCGACGATGATGAATTGCCGCGAGGGACGAATATCCGGTGCGAGCAGTGCAGCTCAATCCTCCTAAAGGCTAAACGTAACGGCGTCAAGGAGGGGATCATTACCAAAGTGGACCTGCCTGGACTGGAAAAGAAGAGTGAAGTTTCCGCGCAGACGCCAGAGTACGATATGCTGTAGCAAATAAGGAGAGGCGATGAATCAGGTTAAGATCCCGCTCACGATCGAACTGAGCGAAGCGGCCTACAAAAGGATCCTCGAACAGGTAGAGGGTGAAGGCGAAGACGCCCAGAAGATCTCAATGTTCGCTAACGAAGTCTTTGATGGAATCTCTAGGGGCGCGATGCTATTGTCTCCCGCGACCGCTGAGCGGCTGTGCGACATAGACGAGAGGATGGCCGATAGTGATGCCTTGATCGAAGCGGTCGAGCGTGGACTTGGGGTGAGCGAAGGCGCGATGGTTGGTCGGTGGAAGATCGATCCATCACTACACGAGGAAATGCGCCAGCGCGCGGACGTACAGGGGATGACCGTCGACCAGATGATCCAGGAGATGATGGACCAGGCGATGGCGCTCGGTTGGTTTTGGGATCTCGAGTCCCGGTGTAGTACCTTCTTCCTGAACCGCGAACAGTACGCGCAACTATCAGAGGTGGCTGGGGAGCCGTTCAGTACGGATGTTCTGATGCGGTGGCTTGGACCAAAGATAGAAGTACCTGGTCCGGTGATGAGTACACTGGAACCCCATCCGATCACGGCCGATTCATTCTTCCCGAAGGATTCGGAAGTCATCACGATAAATCCGAGTTCGGATAATCCCTCGGCTACCGAAGAGGAAGACGACCTCGCGTTCATAGGAGACTGAGTACGCCCATCTTTGAAAATACGTGCCTCTCGTTGGATTGCCCTTGGTGGGGGCGCACATTCGAGTGGCTCGCGAGTACATATAAGTCCGCGGATCCCCCATGCCCGAAATGCGGATCCCCTACTGAGCGTCAAGTAAGCCGGTTCTCTACGCCATTCTCGGGTGCCATTACATCCCGATATCTCGACAAAAACCTCGAGGGCGGCCACGCGAAGGACGGCGGTCACTGGGCCTGGAAGAAGAACAATACCGTGAGCGGGAAACCAGAACCAGTTTACATAGACACCTGGCAGGCCCAGCGGGATTATTGCCACAACGAGGGACTAGCGCTCCCGAGTGACACGTCGTCCGGATTCATCTCATCGGACGGAAAAACTTTCAAGCCAGGATCTCACTCAGAGGCTAAGGAGTTCGTGCAGCACTCCAATCACGAGGCTCAAAAAGTGGCGGCGGAGAGCGTATGACCCCCAGCTCCACCCTCATTGATAACGCTCCGCGCGGACCTATCTACCGACCTAAGAGCGGATCTCCCGACTTCACGGATCGTTACTCAGCGAAGCTCCGCTCCTTCCGGGAGGGGACTAGAGAACAGGCCACGAGGGAGCTGAAGCAAAACAAGGAGTGGGCTAAATTAAACGAATACATTCGAGCCCTGATGGGGGAGATGTGGCCGGCGAAGCGACCCCAGTTTAGATCCAAGTTCGTAGACAACCACCTTAACCGCGCGCGGCGAGAGACCTTAGCGCAGTACACCGACGTTCGCCCGAGTGTTTCCGTTAAGGCCGAACCCTGGCCGACGACAGCCGAGATCCTCTCGAAGATGATTATCCACGAGTGGATCAAGTCGGATCTCGATCTACGGCTGGCGGAAGTGCTCGACCACGCGATGCTCTCGGTAGGGTACTGGAAGATCAACGCGTCGCTGGGCCGTCTCAATGCAATCGCACTCGGGATGGACGCGGTGATGCCAATCAACTGCGCCTCGGACCTCCAGGAATCGAGCGCGATTCGCTATACGGTATTCAAGCCCATTCAGTACTTTATCGAGAAGTGGGGGCGCGCAGTCGCTGAAAAGGTGATGCGTAGCGGGTCGGAGCAATACAAGCCAAACGAATCGAATTACCACCCGAACATGATGATGTCGGAGTACTCATGGTCCCGCCTTTCTCCATCAATGCGCCACATGATGAAAGACCGGGCGCCACAATACGGGATGAGCCGGGACACCGACACCTTCCCGGTAGCGGAACTCGAGGAGATCTGGTTCGAGGACGGGCAGACCAATGAATCCCTGCACGATGTCCTCGTTAAGGATCCGAGATACGACGTCAACCAGCATAATTACTGGTACACCGTCAAGCGAGGCGAGCGGCTCTATCCCCGTAAACGCCTATTGGTATTCGGTGGCCGAGAGGATCTCTACGACACCACCTCTCCGTATTGGTCGACCGCCTACCCATTCGTAAAGTTCGTACTCGATCCGATCGTATGGGGTCCGGGTGGGCTCTCAAAGTACCGCACCCTGATGCCTCTCAATCAGGGCATGAACGAGATCTCAGCCGGTGTGTTCGACACGATCAAGAAAGCGATCAATCAGGCTTATCTCGCTAAGCGCGGATCGGTAAATGAAGCCGACTGGAACCGCTTCTTCCCGGAGATCCCCGGCCAGAAACTCCTCATGAACGCGACGGCTCAAATCGGAGACGTCAAGCCGCTAGACCCGCCGAACCTCCCGGCTTACGTGTTTGAGTACGCCAAATACCTACTCTCTATTTTCGACCGCCACGCGGGCTCGATGGATGTCCAGGCGATTTCTAGAAAGAAGCAGGTTCCCGGCGGGGATACGATGGAGCAGATCCGGGACGCTCAAGGCGGCCCGATCCGATTAGAGGGAAGGTATATAGAAGTCTCGCTTCGCAATGCCGGGGAGATTGCCGTCAGTCATATCCTTCAGTACTTTCCGCGCAAGCAGCGCTACTATATCCTTGGCAACGACGGAGTTACCTGGGACGACTACGTTTGGGATCCCGCTAACATGGTTCCCGCCGACCAGGCGCGCGATAGCTTCTGGAAGAATTTCACGGTAACGATATCCCCTGGATCACTACACGGAGCAAACAAGGACCGAGAGCAGATCAAGGCGATTAACTTATTCAGATCCGGGGCTTTAAGCCTGGAGACTCTGCTCAAAAAGTGTGACATCGGAGACGTGGCTGCGGAGATCCAGCGCATCACTAAAGAACGCCAGGCGGGTATCATCGGGGGCGGTCAATCCGGCCGTACTCCGCGCATGAGCCGCGGTCAACGCAACGCTCAAATCGCCTGATCCTCCTCATTAATCGTCCACAAGTATTTTATTTTCTTGACGCTACGTCAAATTCCGTATTACTCTTATGTGAAATAAAGGCCCTGGCGTAGTCGGGCCAGGAAAGGATGGATACGCAGATGTTTTCCTTCGGACCAACGGCCGACCGGCGCAAAAAGCGCGAAAAGAAGATGCGGTAGCGCCACATCGATCTTGTTGAAATTACGCGGCCTGGCGTTGTCGGTCGCGAGAAAGGAAGGGTGATACGCAATGAACAGTTTCGGCCCCATCGCCAACCGGCGCAAAAAGCACCGCAAGTAGTCTGATGCGGTGATCCCGCAACCACGCCAGGGCTCGGACAGCGACGGACGAGCCCTGCGCGTATCCAACCCCGCCGCATTCCAGGTTGTAACCCTCATGGCATACAAAGGCACCATTCAAAGCTCGAGTGATGAAATCGATCTGGGTAGCAGCCCCCTGCGACCGGAGGATTCACAGAAGCGGTCTGGTGGCCCACTCCAATACGCTGGCGCCGATTACATCGACACCAACGAATCGGAAATCAAGCCTCCGTATTCGGACCCCGGCAACAAAGGACCGGTCCAAATGGGCGGCGCGGATGAAGTCGAACTACGGCGCGGCGGAGCCACCTGGCCGTTCGCCAACCAAGCTAAGGGCGTAGTCAGCAAAAGCGGAGCCGACTAGTAGCAATGACCCCGTCGCTCCCTAATCCCCCCGAAATACGCAGTCAACAATCAGACGCCCCGCCTCAGTCGCTGATGTCCAGAGTCGGACAAATGCAGACCGAGTCTCAATCCGCCACCATTCGCGCCACTCAGGAGATCATGGCCGAGGTCAAAAAGATCGCCGAGTCAACGAGTAAAATAGCGCAGATGGCGGACAAGACCCTGCCATCAATGATGGGCGATGTGGCGAAAATGATCGAGGTCGGCAAGTCGATGCAGCAAACCGTGATGCAGTCGATGCAACAGATGCAGCAAGGCTCGTCGGCCGCCCCTGAGCAGCCGCCCGCAACCTCGCCGACTGATGCTCCAGCACCGGCGGCGGCGTGAGGTGAACCATGGATTTTGAGGCTCTGGCAAAACAACTCAACATGGCCGAAGAGGACCGGTCTACGTTCCTGGCTGTGACCGCCAAATACCCACTGGGGAATGTGGTCACTCTCAAGTCCGACTTCGACAGAGCGCAGGCGGCATTCGAAAACGCCGACAGTTTCGTTAAGAAGTGGGAAGATTTCAGAACGCGCGACTGGGACGAAGAGCACGGCATGACCAAGCAGCAGTGGCAGGCGGAGCAGGAAGTCGCCACGCTGCGTGGTAAGGTAGCTTCGATGGAAGCCGGCACGTACGTGCCAACTGGAGACCCTATGGATTTTGCAGAGCTTGAAAAAGAACTGATCGCCAAGGGCTACCTCAAAAAGGACGACGTGACCGGGCTGGTCAAGAGCGCCAAGGATGAGGTAGTGTCGACGGTCGACGGTAAGTTGAATCAGCAGAGCCTCAATCAGGAATTCTTCTTCACGCGCGCCGCGTCGATCCCACTCAAGTACATGAAGGAGTTCGGATCGGACGACTTCGACATGGATGGGTTCATGAAGTTCGTTGTCTCGAACGGGGTACGCTACTTGGTTGATCCGAGCGATCCGACCGGCAAGACTCCGGTTAAAAATTTCACTGCTGCTTATAACGACTTCGTCGCCCCTAAGCGTTCCGAGGTAAAGGCTGCTGAATTGGCGGCCAAGGAAGCAGAGCTGAAGACACGCGAAGAGGCGGTCAATGCGAAGACGACCTCCGCGGCGTCCCCCACCGATGACGGCAGGGGTGCTTCGGTACCTCCGTTCCAGCGCAAAATCCAGGGCCTTGACGCGACAGACGCGCCGCCGGATCTGGCCGGCGATGCGCCACTAGGCAGCGGCGTACTAGGCGCCAGGATGATGGAGATGTATCGGCGCGGCGAGCTGAAAATTCCGGGCAAGGCCAACTAAGGGAGATCTGAGAAATGGCATTTCCAATCGTCGACGTAAACGCTTTCACGACGGTCTATATCGCGCCGAAGGCGACCGAGGTTGTCTACAAGAACAGCCCCACCTTCACGCGCCTACACACGCGCCGGATGGAGCGTTTTGAGGGCGGCAACCAGATCCAGCGCGTCCTGACCGTTGGGAAGCTGTGGGGTGATGCGGTCGGCCGCGGCCAGGCTTTCGACATCGACTACGTCGTGACCGAGACTGCGCTCCAGCTCAACATGAAGCTCTACGCGGTCAATATGACCCTTTACGGCTTCGACGCCATGCTGAATAACGGCGACCCGGCAATCTTCAGCCAGATCGAGCTGAAGTTCAAGAACGCCGGAATGCGCATGGCTGAGTTGCTGGGAACGGCGCTATTTCTCTCCTCACAGGATCCAGGCAGGAGCCTTAACCTCGAAGGGTTAAACGCCTGGGTCGATGACGGCAATCTGTACCCGACCATCGGCGGGATCACGCGTTCGGATGTGATGGCGGTTGGCTCTGTCGGCGGCCTCAACTCGTATGTGGCGAATCTCACCAGCTTCAATTTGGCGGCCGTGCAGAATGGATACACGCAGAGCGCCTGGGGTGCTGATCACGTGGATCTGATCACTGCCACCCCGAACGGATGGAACCTGTTCTGGAACTCACTGCAACCATTGCAGCGGTATCCGGACATGACCAACACTGACGTCGGGAAGATGGGCTTCCAGGCATTCCGGTTCAACGCGGCTGAGGTTGTGATGGACCGGTACGCGCCCACCGGAACGACGGGCGCTATGTGGCTTCTGAATACCGAGTACGTCGAGTGGTATTTCTCGACGGTGCCGTTATTCCAGTGGGGATTCACAGGCTTCAAGGAAGCTGCTAACTCGATCGACTATGCCGGCCAGTACCTGGTCGGTACCCAGTTCTTGCTTCCCAATCCGCGCTCTTGCGCAAAGCTCACCTGCACGGCGGGAACCCTGTTCTAAGGAGAATTTATGTACCGATCAGACATTGCTCTACAGGCCGGCGGGAAGCTCTCCTACACCCAGTTCATCATCAGCTACAAGGATCTCCAGGCGATCTCGGGGTCCGGGGCGCAGAGCATCAACCTCACCGATGCCGATAATACCGGTAGCGCCGGGGCACCGACGATCTTCATGATCCCGAGCGCGGCCGGAGTTTCCAGTGTGGTGAGTAGCCCTGCGGGCGGGAAGATCATCGGCGTCGAGGTTAAGGAGCAGGTCACCTTCGCCGGTACGTTCTCTTCGCTAACCGTTTCGCTCGGTCGATTGGGTAGCCTGACGCTATTCACTTCGGCGTTTTCTCTCATGCAGACAGTGAGCGACACCAACATCCAGGAGACCGCGCTATTCAAGGCCGGCGGCCGGGCACAGTTCACGCCGCTCGCGACCTTCACTCCCGGCAGTTCCACTCTGAGCACAGCAACAGCCGGGTCGGTGACGATCACGATCGCGTACCTAAACGTTTCGACACCAACGCTGGTGGGATAAGGAGATCGCATGAGCGTATGGGAATCGCAGTACGATCTGGTCGGTGAAGGCCATCGGAGGTTTTACGGCACCGCGCCTCCTGCTTCGGCTTCCGATACCGCCGGCCTTCAGTTGAATGTTGGGGATTTCATCTGGAACACCAATCCCTCATTGGGTGGTGTACTTGGGTGGTTCTGTATAACCGCTGGATCACCGGGAACCTGGATTGAGGTCGAGGGTAATGCGGGGGTGGCGTTCACCTTCACGGCGGTTCAGGTAGACGCGATGAGCGTTACACCTCTTGTCCTGGTGCCAGCGCAAGGCGCCGGTACGGTGATCGAGGTGGTCTCCTGTTTGCTGGAGCTGGTTTATGGGAGCGCGGTATTTGCCGGAGGCGGGGCCATCGGACTGTACTATAGCGCGAATACAGGGCCTCTGGCTTCGACAACGGTAGCTGCCACATTCCTGACAACGCCAACCGTTAATCAGGTGGCATTGATGACGGATGCGCTGGCTTCGGCTGCTGCATCCACCGTGGAAAATGAACCGCTGGTCCTGTCGAACGCCACGGCGCCCTTCACGGCCGGCACCGGAAGCACCTTGAATGTGCGGTTGAAGTATCGACTGCATTCCGGGTTAGCATAGAAGTTAGGTCCGCGTCTTACGATTGATCTGCCCCGCCTCGGGAGACCGGGGCGGGGTTTTTGACTTATGGCGTTCACTTCTGAAAATCTTTACTCAATGATCGGAAGAGTTCAGGCTGTGAGGCCGAGCCTCGGACGAGAGCGCTATCGTCAGTACATCAACGATGCGATTCGCTGGGTGATCAATAAGCGGCCGTATTGGGTTGACCTGAGGAAATCAGGGATTGTATCGGTACCGAACCAGACCATCACGGGTACGATCTCGATCGCCACAGGGTCAAAACAGGTGGTCGGCGTCGGCACGGGGTGGCCAACTAACGACATCGTGAATACCACACTCGCTGAGCCGGTCACGGCGCCTGGAGGGTTCTCTGAGGTCCAACTCACGAGCGTGCTGGGGTTACAGCCTGACGGCGTACTGTATATAGACGGAGGCACCCCAAGCGCCGAGGCAGTCCCAATCAACCTAATTAAAGGGAATTCGGTTGTTGGGTTGTTCCAATTCGCACACAACGCTGGCGCGACAGCCGTTCAGTCTTCACTCGTTGGTCAGCAACTCCGGACCGGCTACCAGTACCCTGTGTTCACTATTCTGGCGGTGCCCACGCCGACGACGCTTCTGATCGACTCCCCATGGGGAGGGCTCCCCCTGGTAGGCGTTAACTACTACATCATGGGGATGTATTATTCGATCCTAGCCAGCTCTAATAATGCCAACATCCGGAAGATCGTCGCAGCCGTAGATCAGCAACAGGGGATCCCTCTCGACACCGACATGACCCAGGAGGAATTGGATATCCGGGATCCGCAGCGGAGTGACAACTCAGATCCGATTGCCTTCGCCTCCCGCGGCCCCAGTGCCGCTGGATTCATGCAGTGGGAGATCTACCCAGGCCCAACCAGCCAGCGCCAGATCGCATTCCTGGCTTCATTACAGTGGCCTGAGATGATCACCGACGATTCCCTGCCGCCGCCGTTCCTAGAGCCCACGATCTTCACGAATATGGCCGCATCGAAGGCGCTGTCCACCAGGACCTCTAAGGATGATCCGTTCTTTGATCCGAGACTAGCCAAGGATTATGAGCGCTGGGCTAAGGAGGATCTGATCGCGGCGATTAACGCAGATGAGACCCTGGCGATCCAGGATTACAAGAATCAGTACGCGTCGCTCCTCGGCGGGCCGGGAGAGAATAGCGCCTTCTGGCTGAGGCACGAGCCGTCGCAGTTGGATTGGAGCTTTTAGTTTCAGTAACTTAGTTATTGCATTAAGGATTAAGTTGATGTATTATCGAACACATGAAACCAACGGAAATGCTTATCCTAAAGACCGGAGAGGCCGTGTTGTTCGATCACCAGGATCGAGACTTGATACTCAGCTATCACTGGAGCGCCAAGCGCAATCGCAACAATGTGTATGCGGTAACGTTCATCCCCGCAAGGGAAGGGAATAAGGGCCACTCGAGCTTACTGTTTATGCACACACTGATAATGAATCCGCCGTCAGGTAAAGAGGTCGACCACTGGAATGGGGGCGGCCTCGATAATCGCAGAGCTAATCTGCGCGTCGTCACTCATCAACAGAATATGCAGAACATGCGTAAGTCTCACCCCCCGAGGGTCGCCTCAATTGCCGTGGGTGAGGTCCACTATCAAGGCAGAGATCCGCTCATGGGAGTCGTAAAGAAACCCAAGATGGAGCGTTATCGCGCAGTCGCCCACAAAGACTACAAGCAGTACTTTCTGGGTAGTTATGACACAGAGCTAGAAGCAGCTATAGCCCATGATCGGGCCATGCTCTACTTGGTCGGCCCAGAGGCTCGGCTAAATCATCCAGAATTGCATTCCATACCAGCATCCCCCGAACAGCTCCAGCGCGAAAGCGGGATGACCCGCAGAGCGACGCGCGCTTCTAAGTATAAGGGCGTCTACCCCTCCGGCGACAAATGGATGGCCATGACCTACCTGAATCAGGAATCCCAATACATTGGTCGCTTCGACACCGAAACCGAAGCCGCGATCTTCTTTGACGCCGTCATGCGCTTCCACGGCTGCCCGGCGCACCGGCTGAATTTTCCTGATGTCAACACGCCGCCGATGTCACTTGAGGCGGCCAAGGCCGCGGCGAAGGCGAAGGTGGCACTAGTGCCGGAGGTGGTCCAGTGAAAGAATGTCCTTGGTGCCACTTGCAATACGACCTGACGCCCGAAACTGAGCCGTCGCACCTTAGCCTCTGTCCGGTGTTCCAAGGGCTACCGGCAGCTCAAGTCGTCAACGGTAAAGTATTCGTCGCTCTACCGAACTACCCTAGTATTCTAGTCGAGAGGCCTAGCGTTAACTGAAGGAGATACCATGGCAAATAAACCCGAGCAAGTTCCCGAGACAGTGATCGCAGCCGGAGTCACCGAACACTTCCGGCAGCAGGAGCGATGCGAAGCCGAACACCGCGGCGATCGGATTGGAGGTGGTGACGTACCCTCGATGATCGGCGACGAGAACTGGTATCAGCACTATCACGACCGCGAAGAGTTCGACCGGCAATACGGCGCCCTCCAGGGTAAGTCGACATACGAGCGCGGAACGGTCTTCGCGGCCGGCCACGGCAAGGGGAAATCCGAACCCGGACGAGAATGAGACACTGGGCGTCCAAGATCCACGAGCCACGAAGGGTGTCCATGCGCGCGATCCTCGACAAGCTTAACGAGTGCAAGGCGGCGGGGGTCGACATTGATCGGATTCCGCTGAGCCTGACCGTGAAGGATCTGCTACGGATGCCGGTGCTAGAGATCGCAATGAGGGCGGGAGGGAGCAAGGGTGCCGCAGGTTGAGTTGCAGGATCTACAAGCCCGCGTCTACGCCCGCCTCGACGGGAATACGCAGCTCTATTCCCTGACGAGCGTCAATAGCCGGATTAATGAAGGTGCGCGCTGCCTGAATCTATTCACCGGATTCTCTCAAGCTACGGTCTTAGCTGGCCTCACAATCGCGAACTGGCAGTGGTATCGCGTGCCAGCTCCGATCGTATTCCCTATGAAGGTGTATTGCGAAAACCGGGAACTCAATAAATCCTCGGTTTCCAGCACTAGCGACGTTAGTCCACGCTGGCTTAGAGGAAGCACAAACCAGCAGATCCGAAGCTGGATCCCGGTGGGCACTACAATGTTCGCGATTGTGGACGTGGATCCGACTGGGGGGAAGGCCCTGAGTGTGATGGGTGTCACGACGCCGGCGCTACTGGTGAATGAAACTGACACTTTAAATTTGGACGACGAGTATGCCGACCTTATCGTGGATTATGCCTTCGTCAATCTAGTCCTCAAAGAAGGTGGCAAGCCGTTCGCCGATGCCTCCTCTAATTACAAGGGTTGGCTCAAGCGTGTGCGGGCTCTCCAGCGTTGGGAGAAAAAAATCAATCCGAGCTGGATGGTTGAGATCGAGAGCGCTACCGAGGTGCCTGCCGCATGAGTACGCTCGTGAATGATATTTATATCGACGTCTGCGATATCCTTCTCGAGCCCTCAGGTTTGTCGCTCGGTCTCTTGACGGAGCCCCAATTCCTACAATATCTGCGGGGAACACTAGACGACTTCCTTGGCAGGACGGGGTTAGTCAAGGCGATCGCCGTGATGCCGCAGGAATACGGGCAACCTCAGGTCACGCTTCCCGACTGGATCAGCCAACCTGACGCGGCTTTCAGTGATGGTGTCGCCATACGAAGGGATTTTGAGGGAGACATCTCCTCGATCGACCGTAACTGGCAGAGCAAGATCGGACCCCCAAGATCATGGCGGCAGGACAAGCAGTATCCAAATCAGGTAAGCCTATTCCCAGCGCCAGCCGTAGTGAGCCCGCTATCTCCGAATAGTCCCCCTCCGGGTCAATATGGCGCGGTAATCGCGTGGGCTCCAGAGCAGAGCCTTACCGCCATTCAGGCGTTCATCGGCACGATGATCCAGACCAATGGTACGGCCGCGTTTACTTCTCCGGGGGTGTTCTTTGGGAGCACCCCAATCAATCAGTTCAGCCGCGGAAACGTATGCGCCATCGGACCAGTGGGGTTATTGAGCGAGAATATCTCACTCAACTCCCCGATCGAGGCCCTGACAGACGACTGGACGTACTTCTTGAAGTACGGAGTACTCGAGAAGATCTGGCTCTCCGACAGCGAACTCAAGGACGTGCAGCGAGCGCGTTACGCTCACGCCCGGTATGAAGAGGGCATAATGCTAGCGGCGGCCGTCATGGGCGAGGAGATCGACCAAGAATGAAAAAAATTCTATTGATCCTAGCGCTCCTATTTGTCCGAGTTCGGATTTCCGCTCAACAGGCACCGGAGGTCATCCGATCGAATGTGGTCGCAGGAATCACTAGCTCTGCCACAATCATAGATAATAGATCGCAGGCGCTTTACGCCTCAACAACCCACACATTCTGTGCAACAGGAACCGGTACGTGGTCTGCCCAAATCCAATACCAGGACGGTGTGGATACAGGCCCGTGGACGTCATTTTCGGATACCGGATCTTTAGTTACCAACACCTCCGCATCGTGCGCCGGCGTCGGAACCGGATACCACGACTTTATAAGCTTCGCAATCACAGGATCAGTTTCTATTTCCTACGCCGGCACGCGCTACCTATGGATCGGCGGGGGTGGAGGTGGCGGCGGTGGAATCTTTCTCATAAGGGCTAATAACCTTTCGGATCTTACAAGCGCGGCGACGGCGCGCACCAACCTTGGACTCGGCAGCGCAGCGGTGCAGCCCGCTGCATCTTTCCTTCAGACGGCAAATAACCTGAGCGATCTGACTAGCACCGCCACAGCAAGGACCAATCTTGGGCTGGGAACGTTCTCGATTCTAAATAATCCGCTAACAACGCTAGGTGATCTCCTCTACGGAGGAGCGAGCGGGACGCCGACTCGCTTGGCCGGGAACACTACCGCCACACGTGAATTTGTAATCGAGCAGGGGTCGGGATCCGCTGCCGCCGCACCAACGGTAGGGCCGCTTTTGATCGGGGATATCCCGACCGGATACCCGTACGCCAATCTGAATGGGGCTCCCGGAGGAACAGTCACGTCGATCGTAGCTGCTTGCGGGTTAAGCGGCGGAACCATTACTGTAACGGGGACCATATCCGGTCAGGAATTAGTAAATCCGCAAACCGGTACATCCTATACGATCCTGGCTTCGGATTGCCAGAAGCTCGTCACGTTCAATAACGCCTCGGCTGTTGCGGTAACCGTCCCGGCGGCCGGCGGATCCTTCCCGGCTGGATTCAAGTTTTCAGCTAAGGATATCGGGGCGGGAACGGCGACACTGACTCCAGCCTCAGGTACGATCGGTGGGTCCTCATCTTTGACGCTGACGACCGGACAGGGCTGTGATATTACCTCGGACGCAACTAATTGGCAGACCCAGTGTGGCAGCGGGACAGGCGGAGGATCCGGAACTCCAGCGTCATGTACGTTGGTGGCGACGACGTCCTGCACGATAACAGGCGCCGTGATCGGAGCCGCTGTCACGGCTCAGGATTCCTCTGGCAACTCCGTAAACCCTAAGCGCGTCACCGGGCAGAATACGACCAGCCCGACATGTCTGTTCGATGCGGCCTTCACGGGAAAATGTTACGCGGCTGGAGGCGGTGCGCCTGGCACTGCCGGAACGCCTGGAATCGTATCCGCCGTACAAACCAATAGCGTTTCCAATTCAGACCAGACCGGCATCAACTTCGAGACCGGCGTGGCAAATAACGGGCAGACCGTCGTCCCCTCTAATTCGAGCGGGCAAATTGAAAAGTTTCAAGTCACCGGGATTCTGGCCGTTCCTGGCGGAGGATCCGGAGCGGGGACGCTCACAGGACCCCTCAAAGGCAACGGCACCGGACCATTTACGATAGCAACCTTCAGCGACATCGCAGCCCTCTGGACCGGCACAGGATGTAGCACCACGACGAACGCTCCTTTACTAAACGGTAATTGCGGAGCAGGTGGGTCTGGAGCGGCGGCCGCAAATCAGTTGACGGATTATAGTTGTTTGATCTCGACGACCTCGACAACGAACGACACGCTCATCTGTACATCGCCGTCCGGTGGGACCAACTTCGAGACGGGGGGTATCCCGTCTAATCTCGGAGCGCTGACGCTCAAAGCTGTTGGTTCCGGTTCCTGGGTTCCATCCGCCGCAAACTGGTGGATTACCTACGATCTCGAGAACCAGCGCTTCCGTTTGGATGTCTCAAACGTGATCGTATCGGGGGGTCTGACTCTAACAAACCTCACGCTCGGATCCACCACAGCCACGGCATGGCCAGGGATAGGATACAAGCCATTCGCGAGCGGCACGGCCGGGGGCACGGCGAGTCAGTGGAGCACGACAAATAATAATCTCGCGGCATTCTCTACCGACGCGCTACTACCAGGGGCGGGGATCTCCATAACCCCAGATTCCAAGGGCGTGAACACCATCTCAAGCACTGGGATCTTCCCGACAATATCGACAAGTACGAATTGCTCTAGCGCTGGCGGGACATGCGGTTCGGCAGCGGCGGGGTCGGTTACTGTAGCGGTATCAGCCACCACTGTCGTTGTGGCAACTACCGCCGTGACCGCGAATAGCCAGATCCAACTAACGTTTGATTCTTCGCTAGGCACTAAACTCAGCGTGACGTGCAACACAACTTACGTCAACTCTTGGATCTCAGCGAGGACTCCGGGGACATCCTTCACTATCACAGTGGCAAGCTCGCCTTCATCGAACCCCGCCTGCCTGAGCTATAACGTGACGAACTGATATGAAAATTATTATTACGTTATCATTGCTCGCGTTCTCATTGGTGGCGCAGACCCCCACTGGCAGTCAAACCGCGGCCCCCTCCGCAGTGATGGACTGGTCGACGGCTGGCACTACGCGCCCATTCACCGTTCAGGCGACAGCACCAGCCACGTGTACGGCGAACCTCGACTGGTACTACAATTCAACGAGCCAGATTCTCTATAAATGCACAGCTACGAATACGTGGACGGCGCAGGCTAGTGGCGGAGGTGGCGGCTTGATCGGGACGGCCTCGCTTACATTCCCGTCGATACCCGATGGGACGAGCGCTGATCAGACCTTCACTCTGACTGGAACGGCGACCGGTTCGGCGGTGAGCCCCATTCTTCCGGTGCTAGCGAGCGGATTGACGCCAACGGTATTCGTTTCTGCGGCCAATACTATAGACGTACGAATCTTTAATTCTTCCGGCGGTCCACTTACTCCGGCGGTGGCTACATACGGAGCACTGATCCAGGTGGGGACGTTCCAGGGTAGTGGATCAATTACATTCACTTCAATTAATGACGGCGGATGCGGGACGGGGACATTCACCTTAACTGGCGCGCAGACCGGAAATGCGATCAGCCCAGAAATACCCTCGGCCTTCCCGGCCAGTTGGGTGCCAGCGATGTTCGTATCGGCCGCGAATACAGTGACCGTTAGTGCGTGCAATTACACCGGAGCGACTGCAACTATAAGTGCATTGACCTATGGTGCGATCGTCAACTAAAAGGAAAACATGAAAAGGCTTATCATTCCCATCTGTCTAATCGCGGCGTTGGTGCATGCCCAGACCCCAGGGGTGATGCGCCAGATCACCGCCACGAACGATACTTCAACGGGAACCGCGACGGGGAATCTGGCGCTAATCAATTCCTCCGGGAATGCGATCACGGCCACAACTGCCGCGACAGCCGCGCAGCTTTATCTCCCAGTCAGCGGCGCGGGAACCTCGGGTAGCGTCGCTATGGCTGGACCTGGAAGTGAAGGCCCATGTCAGGCTGATGCGACAGGGTATACCAAGGGCCACTATGTTCAATTGACAGTGACCACAGGACGCTGTACGGATGTCGGAACAACTCTGCCGACAAGCGGATGGTACGGGCAAGCACAGACCACAGCGGCAGCGAACGCGACAGGGACGGTGCTGAACCTTGGTGTGGCAGCGAGCTCCGGGGCCTCGGCAGTCCAGTCGGTGACCATAACTCTAAGCGCTAGCCAAGTCACCAATCTTTTCACAACCCCCCAGCCGATACTCGCCGCGTTAGGCACCGGTACGGTTATCGAGCCAGTTGATATATTTATTAACTTCGTGTACGCCGGAGCGTTGTTTACTTGCGGGCATAATTTCGGACTCGGTTATAGTTCCTCAATGGCTGATAGTGCGTATAACATGTCTCCGGTCTTTGCAACTTCTTATTCTGAGAATACCGTGATTGAATTTACCGCCTCGCAGAGCGCCTTCCCTCTTGCTACCAATGGCACAGCCGCTACAGCCACGGTCGTCAATAAGGGATTGTATATTGGCAGTTCAACCGCCAACTGCACCGGCGGAGCGGGAGCATCTATCGTAGTCACGATGCTTTATCAGGTAATTTCCGGGGTCCAGTAGATGCGGTGTCTTCTCATTCCTTTGTTGGCGCTCCCGGTATTTTCCGCCACAATCCCACTCAAGTTGGGCTCCGTTTCCGCGCGCCAGGCGGAAGTCATTTATACACCCACGGTCGGACCATGCACATATTCTATAAGCGCAAATGTGTTCGGTGCTAGTTTCTATGGACCAGTTACGATCGATGCGTCGAATTTGACGACCGTCCTTCCCGGCGACGGAACAACGCACGCGATCTTCGGCACCGGTTCCTCCCAGGCGACTCTGTTCTACAACTCCCGCACCACGGCGACGGTCACATGTAATAGCGGCGCTGACACCGGAAGCATCACGTTCACGACAAAGACGCTCGAGCCAAGCGCCTACACACAGAGTCCGCCGTTTAATTCGGCTAAGACCTTCAACTACGACTGGCCGATCGTCAATCCGTCGGCGCGCGTTCCGGTTGCCGATCCGATGACGGGCGCTCCGTTGATACCGATTACCCAGCCCGGCTGGTGGGGACAAAGCCAGCACAATAAACTCGCTACGAACTGGCTCGACGTGGCGAGTGCCTGGACGAACCCAGCAAACGTTATTAGTGGATCGGCATCGACCCTTGCTTCTTACACCTACAGCGGCACGGGTAACGGAGCGCCGATTTTCATCCCCTTTCCGCAGATCATCAGCTTCACCGGAAGTCAGATCGGCGGGTGGGCGGTGGGTCCGACGCTCGACGACATACGCGTCCATATCTTCGGCAACGGTTCGGTTTCCGGCATGGTGATCGAGGGATGCCTCACGGAGGTCCCGGCGATCGGAAGCTGCACCTTCCCGGCAAGCGCTTTGGTAACGCTTCCGACCACCCTTGGAAATCCGGCAGGTAGCTTCCCCTCGAACGCGAACTGGCCCGGAACGGTTATCGGCCAAGCCTGTTATTTCTGCGATTGGAACCTGACGACGTTTCCAACGGCGTGGCAGCTAACACCCACAGCTTCTACCATAACGATTTCGGGTAGCGCTGTCACGAATGGCTCTACAACCACGGGGTTAAACTTCAACGTCCAGTGGCCCGCGGGAATGAAGTATCAGATTCCGTCAAGCTCTTGCACAAACCACCTCTGCACTCTCGCTGCGGCGCCAGCAACAAGTCAAAGCATGACCGTCGTAGAGACGCCCGGTGTCTCGAGTGCGACGGGTACCAGTATGCCCGGACTTTTGCTCTGGGTGGCGAGCGGATCCGCAGCCGGGACCGCGAACATCAGCGTGAGTTTCGATTGGGCCTTTAGCGACGTGTTCATCGCGCCGGCCGAGGGAAATACGGCCTACTGCACGGTAAATTCTCAGACAATTTCCACGATGGCGGACGGATCTACGTCGCTTGTTCCACCGCAAACCGGCGAGCTATGTACCTTTGATAGGTCTGGCGGAGGGGCTCAAAACCTAGCACTGTTCATTCCGGGCACTGGTGAGGTCCGACACCTTACACCGCTATATTTCTTTAATGGCTCGGATCCGCCCGCAAATCAGGTAAGTGGGTTCGTCCCGCTCATCGACTCATGGGATCAGTTCGATCCGAACACATTCGATTTTCCGGCCAAGACAGGGAGCGCTCTAACGCCCTCTATTTTCAAGGTTGTGTACAACCCCACCGCCGGTAAGTTCAAAGCGTACGGCCACAGCCTTTACCCATCATCCGATAATTGTACGGGTGGTGGCGGCTGTTCTCCTGGGCAGGACACAACGCAGAATTGGTTTCAGGGGCCACAATGGTCCGATCAAAACCTCACGTGGACCGACCTGACCCCGGCAAGCGCTGGATTGGACATAAATAACCAGATCCACGCGACCAACCCATACTGGGATAGCTCGGTATTTGCAGATGTGGGGACGTCCTCGCACCCAGCTATCGTTGACCGGTTCACGAATGGCTTCGCGGTGGTCAGCAACGGTCCGCCTACCGGTGGCGAGACAATCACGCTAATCAATGTGTTCAATGTCTCCACAGGCCTTATTACAGCAACGGATAACATCTATTCTCATTTTCCGCAGCGTTGGTGCGCTAATCATTCCGCCGATGCCTCTGGGGGATATTATTCCGTTATCTGTAATCTTCTCGGCGGAGCATACTCCTTCGTGGCGACCCCAAGCGTAACCGGTGTCGGGCCGTGGCAGTCAACGCCCTACAGCATGCTCAAAGGCGGTGTGTTCACGACGGACACGTCGATGACCACGACGTCCCCACTAGATACGTGCCCGACTAATTCATTCGGCATTACAGGGAATCTGTGTGTGACGGTCCACATGCCGGATGTGGCGTCCCATAGTCCGAGCACTGCGGAATTGGCGAAGTGGCCGACGCCGCAGAATTCAGCGTGGTCGCAGATTCAGGGTTTGGCACCTGGTGACGCCTTATCTCTGCACGCTGTTAACGAGACCCTACAGGCACTCACGGTAGCTCCGGTAACGGATGTAGGTTGCGGAGTGCAGTGTCTCGTGGTGACATGGGCGCGCGCGCAGTTTCCGATCTGGGGTTCATTCAATGCTTCGACTAAGAATTCGAGTACCGGATGGACGGGTTATGCAACTCCGCCCGGCGCTGTGTGCTGTCTTCCGGGTGTAGGTAATTGGTTTGACGTAACAAAATCAACACTCACATTTCTTAACGATCCGATGGCCTTTAGTGGGCACTTCGATCTTAGCCCTGGACCCACGCCGGGAGCAACGAATTACGTTCAAAGCCTACAGGCGCGGTATAATATTCCATTCACAACTCAGGTTGGTCAGCCGTACTCAACGACGATTGGCAAGCCAGTGTTTCATGGGGTTGGTTCTGGGGTGTCTATAGGTGGGTCTCTTCAGGGTTATCCGTCTGTGCATCAGTATACGGCTCCGATTTACGACAGAACCTGGATGACTGACTTCAATCACTGGAATCCATCCGATGGGCTATCTAACGAGACAGCAACCGGAACGTGCCCAATAACAGTGACGTTAGTGAGTGGAATAATCTATAAGGTCGCAAACGGAAGCGCGTGCGGGTCTTCGACCGCGGCGAATTACAAAGTGAGCCCTCCGGTGTTCTGGGCAGGTCCGAACTTACTGAAGGATGTGAGCGGGCCATCTTCAGTGTTGAGCAGCAGCGTCCCTTGGCAGGGTTGTCGAGCCTACCTTTCTGGGGAGTGTGTCGCCGGATCCAGCCCAGGCGACTCCTATATGACGGTCCCTTCGGCTAGGCTCTCTACTGCGTGCGTCTCCAACTGGTACGACGATAACTACCCGTGCGTATATAGCTTCGTTCCATTTGGGGCCATGATGATCCAGCAGCGCATCGATTTTTCGGACTATACCGGTTCGACACTTCGATCGATCGGCATGGGTTTGATGGGGCCGGGGCGTCAGTATTCATTCTCGACGTTTATTCCCGAACCAACCGGACAATGGGCGATGTTCGTGTGCGACTGGTGCAGCGGTGGCGGCCGGATCGACATCTGGGCCTATAAGCTCCCACCGACTCCGCAAATGAACTACCCAACCTCTCCGGACTTCCAGCAGATCCAGATTAAGTACGGCGCCGGGGCATCGGGGGATACGCGCAGGATCCGATTCGCCTACTCTGAGTTCGCGCCGGCCGGGACAACGTGGACCGGAAGTAGTCCATCTAATTTCTACTGCACGAACCGTACGGACAACTGCGCTACGGACGGGACGGGCGCGACGCCGTATTTGTTCGGACCGACCACGGAATCCACTTACAACACCACATCCTACGTGACGTGCTCAAGCGGATGTACGATCTCCGTGCCAAAGATCCCCGGATTCATCGCGTGGATCATCGAGGATTTGAAGAACGGGTCGACCGTAATCTCACAGCCGATTCGCTCGATCTACTAAGCCTAGGGCTTGGAATCATCCGCGCTCCAATTGTTTCTTCAACTCATCCAGCTTTTCGTGTAGTCCCTGCACGGCGTCCCGATCCCTCTCCATTTGCCTATTCTGACTCATCATGATGAGCGGGCTTTGGAATGTGCTGATGACGGTAAGAAACAGATTCATCAGCAGAAACGGATAGGGATCAAAGATGCGGAATAGCACCACTACGGTGTTGAGCGCCATCCATCCGAAAGTGATTAGCGAGAACGCAATGATGAACGTCCACGACCCACAGAACTCCGTCACCACGTCGGCAGCACGCTGAGAGCGGCTCAGCTTGGGAGCGGGCATCATTTCCGTGTTCTCCTGCAATGCTCCCGCGCTTCACGAGCAGACGGGCACTTCTTTCCGCAGCGGACACAATAGGATACGCGTACCGGCCTGCCGCGTGGTTTAGTCTTCACATTGAAATAGTCGCACAGGTTCCGCGAGCGCGCAAGATTTATCTGCACAAAATATCTTGCGTCCGAACTCGGACAAGGCTATACTGCACCCAGGAGATCCAATGTCACCCACAGGTACCATCACCACCGGCACCCTCACGCTGCCGAACGTCGTCATATCGCCCTGGAACGCTCAAGGGCAATGGGCCGGCCGAGACTCGAACGGGAACAACCTCGGAGTTTCGTATCCGGTTCAGAATATCGACAAGGCATACAGGGAGTGGCTATCGCCAAAAGTTCGGGCGGTCTTCGATATGCCTGCCGGTACGTTACGCGAGGAGGCCGCCCTTTCGCTAGCCGCTAAAGGGTTCTCGGTTGATCTACAAATTGTGGGGATCGGAGATCAGACGCCGACCGCGGTAGAATTCTTTCGCATTCAGGACGGATACGAATGGACACTCCCCGCGGGGACTCCAAATCCGTACGCGCCCCCAGGCGACGCGGTTCCAGGGATGCTCACCTATCCTCCCTTGAACCCTCCGGTAGGCGCCTTCATATCGAGCGTAGCGGACTCGAGCTATAAGCCATTCGCGCCCGTTGCTCCCCCGACCCCAGTGACCCCGCAGCTCATCGGGGCCTTTGAAGCGACCACCACCGAGATGGGGATCGCTGGACCTGTGCAGGGTGTGTACGCGGTAGAGAAGGGCGTGGTGCTGCCGAATGGAACGCCGTGCCCTGGAAATCCAGCCTACACGTTCCTTGATTACGGGACCGGGCTGTTCGGAGCGCCGTCGTATTTTTGGTTAGGACCTCTACCGGAGGGAAAGTGACCCGCCTTCTGATCCTCGCGCTCTCGCTGGTGCTCTGCGGATGCAAGCCCACGCACCAGGAAGGCCCACACGCTTTGTCTAGCGGTACGACTTCGGTTGCTAGCAAGGTTGTCGCGACGATGACACCCAAGCCTGATGAGCCGATCCTCTGCGACAATAAGCCGTTCTCGGATGAGGATCTCAGCAACGCCGCGCTGGACGTGCTGTTCCCTCACCTGACTTACTTTGATGGGAGCTACACACCAAATGCTGCGCAGCTCGGTTACGCCCGTGAGCGTCTGCATAAAATGGAGGACTTCACGGCAGCAATAAAGGACGCCAAGGTTCAGGCTGCTTACAATCACTGGCTGGACACGTATCGCCGCGAGTACGACGACATAGAGCGGGTCTCAAGAGAGAAAGCAGCGGGGCACAATCAAGCGGAGACGGAGGCGGCACGCCGCGAAGAGGAACGGAGACAAGCGGACGCGCGGCGCTTGGAACTAGCGCGATGCCTGCCTAAGCCCAAATGAAACTAGCGCTCCATCTTGGAATCCTCTGCCTGCCGCTCACGGCGCAGATCACCGTAAGCATGAACCTCATGAGTTCAGCGGGTACCGCTCCGCTGCTCGGCAAGGGCCTGTCAGCCTACGCTTGGAATCTGAGGGTCTGCGCCATCGGCCCAACTCCCATACCGATCCCGTGGGCCTTGGTGGAATCGAACTTTCCTGAGGTGAATTTCTACACATTCTCGCAGTCAACGGCAATCTTAAACGCGCGAGTCGATCATTCCTTTGCGTATCGCGCGACTCAGGTACTCGGATACGGCGGCGCGGCGATCGGCCTAGGTGTGACGATCGAAAACACGCTACACAAGAGCCCCAGCGAACTGGGGCCGATCATCACGGCAGGCGGCTTGCTGATCCCTGCCGCGCAAGCGCTGTTCTCAAAAAACATTCCCAAGTACGCGATCGACAATCCCCCACCGGCCATCATTGCTCTCGGGGCTGGACAGTGCGCGGACTACACGGCACTCGCGGCGTTCGGGAAAGCGCCTGCGTCAATTCCAATGCGACGGATAGATCCGCTTGTGAATCAGCCTGCAACGTTACCTGTTGTGCCTAAGCAGGACTGGGAAGCGTGGATTACTCCACCGGCAAATCAGTGGGAGGTGAGGCCGTGAGACATATCGTCGGCGTCAGCGGCGGGAAAGATTCTGTGGCGCTCGCACTGCGACTTCGCGAGGTTGAGCCGGAAACTGACTGGGAATATCTCATCACGCCGACTGGGGATGAATTGCCGCCGATGCTGGAGCACTGGTCCAATCTGGAGCGCTTGCTCGGGAAGTCGTTTATACGCGTATCGGCTCAAACTCTCAATGGTCTGATTCAGATTCACAGCGCCCTACCAAACTTCAGGCAACGGTGGTGTACGCGGCAACTTAAAATCGAGCCTACTATCGCGTGGTGTGTTCGCAATGCCCCGGTTATAAACCACGTCGGATTACGGGCGGATGAAGAGGAGCGCGAAGGTATTTATGGAGAATTGGTTCAGTCGCGATTCCCGTTCCGCGAATGGGGATGGGGCATCACGGAAGTTAGGTCTTATCTTGCGGAGCGCGGCATTACAATCCCGAAGCGGACGGACTGTGCGCGTTGCTACCACCAGCGCCTAAGCGAATGGCGTGATCTGTGGCGCGATTATCCAGAAATTTACGCCGACGCAGTGGCGCAAGAAGCTAGGATGGGGCATACCTTTCGCTCGCCCGGTCGCGATACATGGCCGTCGTCGCTTGCGGAACTCGCGGCAGAGTTTGAGCGCGGCAGGCCGATTCGCGGAGATGGTAAACAGGGGGAGATATGCCGAGTATGCAGCCTATGACCACCGATGACGAAGACCTTACCGAAGAGCAGTACTGGGACTGGCGAAGGAGGGAGTGCGGGGATGCCGAAAGCTGAAGCACAATTCAAACTCCACTGGCGACATGATCTACTGGTGCTTGACGGGGCCATCGTCGGCAGTGTGGCCCAGGACTCCTTCGGTCGCGGCTGGTGGGCGTATGGGATGCTTGAGGACTGGGAGGATTCCACGCTTGGACTGCATCAGACGCAGGAAGAGGCTAAGCAGGAAGTGGAATTGTGGGTGAGGGCCAATGCCTAACGCAAAGATCAATGGCGCGGATATAGATGTCGGCGTCGAGGTTGAAAACGGCGTGCCGATGGTGTTCGTCATCAAGCACGGACCGGCGCCGGCAGAGATCAAGCTCGACCCGGAGCAGGTGGCCTTCGTCGCGGATCAATTCCGGCACCTACCTCCTGCTAAAGCCGACCCGCGCCCCGAGGGAGTGTATGTCAGCCAGTTCACCTATCCAGAAGGTTCCGGCCCTGATGGTAGGCAGTTCGCAAAGATTGAGCGGGTGGATGGAAATGGTGCCGTGCATAGTCTGTCGCTAGTGCAGGATGAAGCGGTCGCGGCAGCGTGGGATATAGAGGATATGTTCAAATGAAAACCTTTCTCATAGCAGTTCAACAACTCGGCTGGCGCGAAACCTTCCACTTACTCATCGTGGAGCGCTACCTTCCACACAGAAGCGAATTGTGTGCTGAAGATGGGGTGGAGTTTGATCCGCCCATCGTTGAGTGGTATTGGGGATCGCGGAGGATTTGGGGAGGACGACGATGAAGACGACCAAGCGAAAAAAAATTGAAGAGAGCCTTACTGTCCGTGAGGCGTACGCACGAACAAGGGAGATGCTCCAGGGGCAAATGGATGCCACCGCCCTGCGCGTGAACGACCTGTTGGCAAATCAGGCTATGTTGAGGCGGGTACTCGGCGAGGTCGATATCGAACTACATTCGGCGCGAGTGCTAATCGCGGACTTGCAGCGCAGACTGACCGACAATAAACTACGTAGGCATCGGGAGGCAGCATGAAAACGCTTGCATTCATTCTTTTCGCGGCGCTCGCTTCGGCGCAGAGCCTGACGATCTCAAACGCGAATCCTGCTGGGTTCACACTCCGAGTCACAACGACAGTTCCGAACGTCGGTTACAATGTCGTGCTGTTCACGTTGGGCCGCGATCCCGTGGAGATCAATACGCTGTCTACTCAGATCTCCATCCCACCTACTCGCGTCGAGGGTTACGCCTACACGGGGAGCAAGTGGTATTGGCTTGTCCTTCACGGAGCAGATCCCAAAACAGGCTACAAAGGCGCGGGATGTGTTGCGGAGTTTACGTCAGCGCCTAATCTGACTCCCGCGTCCGCAAAGGCTTTGCTGGCGCATCACGAAAAAGGTTTCAAACCACCGGCTGCTCTTGCGGGGCAGTTGGGGGCGTGTGTGAGGATCAAATAGTGGCTCACCGACATAGGGGAGGTGGCGGGGGCGGAGATGGCAGCGTGTGGCCATTTCTAGTGGTCCCGGTCTTACTAATCATCGCCGCGCTAGCTGTGATTTTATTTGTCATCACGCCATCACCACGATGATCGGGACTCAATTAGTCACGCTCGCTCCAGCGCTTGAATACCGTCGTCGGTACAATGACATTTGGAAGGTACTCACATCCGAACCTGGATATGAGAAGCGCTTCGGTAACATCGAATCCTCTATTACCAGATTCCGAATGTTCGGAGACCATCTATGTCACCAGCCAGGGTTCCGACTGCATAAATTCGTGATACGCCTAGGTCAGACGGCGTCAATCGGCGTGGCTGTTATAGAAGAGGATCTAGCGAATAACGTATGCTTCATTGAGCTTGCCCTTCTGGAATTGTATCGAGGGCAGAGATTAGGCTCCGTAGCCGCGCGGATGCTCACGCGTAAATGCTTCGAGGAACTTGATGCTAGACGGGTCGAATCATCGGCGCTGTCGAGTAACCCGGCATCAGTCCATATGCAGGACGAGATGACCCTTGAGGGGACGCTCAAGTCTAGATTTGTCATTGACGGAGAAGTAATAGACGAACTGCTATTCGGCTGCCTGCGGAGAGACTGGGAAATTCAGCAGGAGATTAAGCGGAAACTGCGCCTGGAGGTGCTTGCATGAGACGGTTTTTACTTATCGGATTGTTCGCGACCGCCGCGCTCGCCCAAACCATTCAATTTACCGACATAACCAGTGGACCCGCGCTCGCCTACGTGAGCGTCTACGGAACAGGATTCGGATCAACGACAGGCGCGGTCAGCATCGCGGGCATCACAGCCGCGAGTCAGACGTGGACGCCGACGAAGGTCACCTTTCAGGTTCCGGCGAGTATACCTATGGGCGTAGCGTCAATCCAGATTGGACTTCAGGCCGGGACGCAGAATGTCATTCCATTCACGGTACGCGCTGGGAACCTTCGTTTTGTAGCGACAAGCGGAAGTGATGCAAATGCTGGGACGCTAGCTGCGCCGTGGGCGACGATCCCTCACGCCACTAACTCGATCTCGCCTGGTGACATTATCTATGCCGAGAACAACGTCACCGCGACGACGCCAGACCCTAACGCCATCGGAGGATACGATAACTGCGTCCAGATAAATCAGAACCTGTCGGGCACGCAGGCTGCGCCGAAAGCACTCTTGGCTTATCCCAATGCGACAGTGACTATCGGAACAGACGTTGCCAATCCAGCGTGCGGGCATGGGGCGCTTAGCCTGATGAATATTTCCGGCAGCGCTTCGACGCCGGTTACAGACTGGGTCATTGGCGGTCTGACGCTACTTGGTGGTGGCAGCGAAGCCATAGGGATTCAGGGCTGGGGGCCGAACGGAGCGCAGCGGATTCGGATCATTGGCAATAACATCTCCGCGACCTACGCCAACGGAGAGCAGGGAGGAGCAAGCAACTTCAATGCGACAAACACGACCTGGTATGGCAATAATCTCCACAACGTCAGCACGAACCTCGCGGCAGGCAGCGTTACGGCTCTTCAGCAAGGCTTTTACCTGGGTGACGAAAGTTTTTCGTTTGACTTCGAGTGGAACACAATTGCGTACGTTAACGGATGTCGAGGTTTTCAGCAAAATTCATCGGTAAGCGGGGATACCTCGTATTCGGTCATCATCGCGAACAACATCATCCACGACACGGCCTGCGACGGCATTGTCTACGTGAATATGGACGCGTCCAGGGGGACCGGAGTGCAGATATACAATAACGTGGTCTATAACACCGGCCAAGGTCCTCAACCTCCTGATGGCGGGGCATTCGCGGGCGTGTATTTGCAGACGTGGTCCGTGACCGGCAACGGGGCGGCGACATTCAAAAACAACACGCTCTACAATAACGGAGCCTTGGGGGGAGCGCCCGAGTTCCTTTACTACCCGGAAAGCGGCGTAGGGACGGTCAATTTCGGATCGAACATTCTGGATGGCACGACGCCGTACATGCAGATCTTGAGCAGCGGATCGGGCTCGGATATCACGACCACCAGTAGTACAGTAAGCGGGGCCGCGAACAATTTCTTCGGCGCGGGAGTTCCGACCGCAGTCAAGAACCTGACGGGCAGCACAAACCTGAACCCGACGTTCGGCAACCTGACGACATTTCCTGTGGGCAATACCGCGCTTGCGGGCATCGGCGCGAACCTCGGAGGAGCAACCCCGCCGCCGACTGTGAGCATTACAATCTCGCCGACGAGCGCCACGCTTGGGCAGGGTGGGACTCAGCAGTTCACGGCCACAGTGACGCCGAGTGGCACCGCCGTGACTTGGAGCGCGTCTACAGGGACAATCTCCGCGACCGGACTGTATACCGCGCCCGCGTCGATCACCAGCGCCAGCACCGCGACGATCACGGCGATAGCGTCTGGTGTGAGCGCGACGGCCACGATCAGCCTGACGCCGCCTACGCCCGTTACCGTGACGATCTCGCCCTCCACGGCAACCTTGAGCGCCAGTCAAACGCAGCAGTTCACGGCGACGCCATCGGGCGCGACGTGGAGCGCCAACATCGGCGCAATCTCAAGCTCGGGGCTGTACACGGCCCCTGCGAGCATCCCGACAGCATCTTCGGCCTTGATTACGGCCACGGTGTCGGGTGTCTCCGCGAGCGCGACGGTTACGCTTACGCCGGCAACAACCACCTACCAGACCTGCCCCGGCAAGGCCGTGACTACGACGCAGACCTTCCCTGCTGGTCCGAACGGGAAACCACTGGTGCTTACGATTGTGACCACGCCATCGTGGCAAGCGGTGAAGTGCCCATAACGAGAAAGGTAGAATAACATGAACCTGAAGGCGGTTACGATTACTGGAGCCGATGACAGCACGAGCATAATCGAGCTGGTTGATTTGGCTCATCAGTTTCCATTTGTGGAGTGGGGCATTCTGGTGTCGCAGCGACTGGAGGGTTCTCCGCGCTTTCCGGGCCGTGACTGGATCGATCGATTTTCTACCGTTGCGTTTGCGAAAAAACTCAAAGTTTCGACGCATGTGTGCGGGCGTTGGGTTCGGGACATGTTCGTCGGGAAATTGAACTGGCCGGATTTGCCCGAGTGCGTGCATATTTCGCAACGCATTCAAATCAACACGCACGCCGAGGAGCACGTTTCGACGATGGGATTGATCGATTGCCTGCGCTCGCTTTCAGGCAAGCAGTTTATTTTTCAGTGGGACGGCGTCAACAACCACCTATCGCTCGGCGTCCACGCACACGGCCTTGATGTGGCGGCACTATTCGACACGTCGGGAGGCGCGGGGATTCTTCCTGATAAGTGGCCTTCTTCACGGAACGTGCCCTTCTGGTGCGGCTATGCTGGTGGGTTAGGTCCACAGAATGTAGTAAATCAGGTGCAGAAAATTGAGGCGCTATTCGAGGAGGGGTTCTCGCGACCATACTGGATCGACATGGAGCGACGGGTGCGTACCGAAGACGACCGAGCGCTGGACATGAAGGCCGTACGATCTGTATTAGAATCGACTAGCGCTCTGCTGTGCGATCAGCAGGTGGTCTGCAATGACTGATTCAATGACGATTGCTCTGCCTGCACTTACCGTGACGTGGCAGAAGACTGGGACGTGCCCGTGAGATGGTTCTGCTATGAAATAGGAGTGTGTCCATGAGCAGATCGGGATATTCTGAAGATCTTGACCAATGGGATCTTATTAAATGGCGCGGCCAAGTTGCGAGCGCTATTCGTGGCAAGCGCGGCCAAAAACTACTCGCTGATATGGTTGCTGCGCTCGATCTAATGCCCGAAAAGGCTCTCGTATCTTCGGAATTGGAAACCCCAGACGGTCAAGTTTGCGCTCTCGGTGCTGTCGGTCGGATGCGTGGCATAAAAATGCAGGAGATCGACCCAGAGGAACCCGAGCAGGTTGCTGCGGTATTCGATATCGCGCGACAGCTCGCGATGGAGATCGCTTATCAGAATGATGAGGGCGGCCCTGAGACACCAGAGCACCGTTGGTTGCGGATGCGTGAATGGGCGTCCGATAACCTATTGAACGAAAGCGTGGCCTAATGACCCACCAATCCCCGCACACCCCTAACGACGTACAGCGCTTCTGGCTGGCATGCTGGATTGTATTTGCATTGCTGGCACTTCTTGGGGCGGCTGGTTGGCTGGCGATTCAGTGGCGATCATGATATCAGACGCACAGGCCGCGCAACTTAGCCACGCAATCTACTCTGGCGCGGCGGGGTTCACCAAATACTACCCAGAGGAGGGCTTCTCCATATGCTGTGCGGTATTGTTGACCCCAGATGAGAACGTAGTAGTATTTCGCGGCACGCTTCCCTCTGAGCTTCAGAATTGGTTGCAGGATCTTATGGCCTACCCACAGCCTTACCAGCACGCCAGATTCGGACCTGTCCACTCTGGATCATTCTGTGGGATGCCCGAGACGATGGCGCGGATCGTCCCCCTCTTGAACTTGGGATTGAAGACCACCTTAACGGGACACAGCCTAGGAAGCCAACGCGCGGCGGAAGCCGGCGCGATCTTCCTAGATCAGTACCAACCCGATCCTTCGATGCTTCGCATAATCGGAATGGCAGGCCCAGCTCCGGGATTCCAAGCATTCCTCGACTTCCTGTCCAAAGTGGAATGGCGCAATTACAGGAACGCGGCAGGCTTCTATGGCGACCCAGTCCCTATGCTGCCCCTACCTTTGCCGCCTGCATTCGCGTACAAGAACATCCCGCTCACGCACGTGACTAAGGCACCGGACGGATTCTTGGACCTGAAGGACATCGACCCGATCGCCTGGCATTCTTCTGCGCTGTACGCTCAGGCGATTAACGCGGTGGCTCCGTGATCCAAATCCGCCGTATCCGCGTTACGCGCTATAAGGCGCAACCGGAAATAGATTCCTCATCGCCACTCCACCCTCCTGTGAATACATCCAGCCGATCACGTAAGACTTCTGGATTGTATTCAGGCTCATCCACAGGGCGTGCGGTATAGCGATGTAGTTCCAGCGGGCATGCGGCGGTTCAGAGTAGAATCCCACTTCGTCGATCACTTTGATTGTGAGGGCTACCGGATCCCCAAGGAGCTTGGCGGTGTAGTAGGTCCTACCTCCGGATTCGAAAGCGTCCCCCTGGGTGTAGTCGGTACCTTCAACGAGCCCGCCTTCCTGGGCCAACTGCACGATCATGGCCGTGGGGTTATTGTTGCGATCGGTTCTGAATTGAGAGGGTGTCATAGCCGGCTCCACCATTTCTTTCTATCAGCACTCTTGGGTTGGATCGCGGTCGCCGCCTGCGGTTTCCCGGTAATTAATGCCAGGTCGGCGGTAAGCGCTGCCATATTGAACCCGCTCGGAGACTTAGCATCCGCATCTATCCAGTCCTGCGTGATCGCCACCCAGGCTTCATCGCTATAGGCTTGGTAGAACGGGGGGTTCATCACCATCCTTGCCGCCCAGGAAACGAACCACACGCGATGACCGTATGCGGTTTTAAGGGAAAATTTCATAGCCGGCACACAGTGGCCGTTATTTGGATCGGGAGGGTTGCCTTCTTCGTACAGCCACCGGATGGTTGTCCAGTCCGGTCCGGAGTTGGGCACTACGTAATCCGGAAGGCTGAACCCCAGGTAGGCATTTCCAAAGATCCGGATCGCATCCAGGAGTTCCCCGAAGTCTCCGGTGGTGAGTTGCGCAAAGGCGACGATCTTATGACCGCCGATGCCTTTGTTGCGCCACACCTTCAATGCAGGCAGGAGTTCCCATCCCTGATCGGTCGACGGATTGCCGGGATCGAATCCGCTGAACTCGTAGAACGTCTGAATGTCAGCGTCGGTTGGCTGGAAGTACTTGCCGGAATACTGCGTCCAGTTCTGAATCATGTGGCCCGCGGCGGCGCATACACAGTCGCCCTCAACATCATTGAGATACATCGGGAAACTCGGGACCTTGGACATGAAATCAACTAATAGCGGAACTGGCGGTAAAGTAGTAGTGTACTTCCTGAATTTAAGTGTGCGCGCGTCGACAACCGGCGGGCGCTTTCCGAGGCGGTAGTTCATTAGAGGGCTCCTTGCTTTTTAAGCTCGATCACGATCTTGGCGACGATCTCCGCGACGCTCTCTTCATCTGTTAGGCATTCTACCTCGGGATTGACCGGCGCCTCATAGGGGTCGTCGATGCCGGTGAAGTGTGGTCGCTTACCGGCGCGCGCCTGGGCATACATTCCCTTTACGTCGCGGGTCTCGCAAACAGAAAGAGGCGCCTTAACGTATACCTCCATAAATCCGTTGTCGGATATTTTGCGGATATGGTCGCGGGAGGCGCGGTAGGGGGACACCGCCGCTATGATGGCAATAGCGCCGTTCCGGGAGAGCATACGCGCAAGATAACCAAGGCGGCGAACGTTTTCCTCGCGATCAGACTGGCTGAACCCAAGCTCCTTCCATAGCTCGAAGCGCACCACGTCACCGTCGAGGATCTCGGCGCGGCGTCCGGAGTTGCGTAGAAGATTACAGAGCGCTAAGGAGAGCGTCGTCTTTCCAGAGCACGGTAGACCTGTCATCAAAACCGTCACGCTATTTCCTCCGGTCCCTTGATCGGGGTATTAGCCTCCACCTCTCTCCTACGCCGGATCCGGCGCATTCTTCTTTTATGATGCGTGGTCATCGGCTGAGTTGGTGTCGGCTGTCCACTTGGGGGTGCGGTCCTCCAGTACTCACGAAGGCTTCTTGCGAGAAGCTCTTCATCGCTGTCGACGTCATCGCACGGTTCGGGGGCAGAGTATACCTTTAGCGACTCAAACGCCTGAGTCTGATTTTGCGTAGGGAATTCGACTGCCGGATAGCGCAATCCGAGGAACATGCAAAGAGGCGCCCACTTCGCCTCGGCGTCCATATCTAGCACGAGTAGATCCTGCGGGCGCTGGCGGAAATACTCTATCACCTCTCGATTGTGCCGCCGGTATCTTTCAAGAAATATATCTGCGTCGAACGTATCCTGTCCGTACAGCACGCGATGGATGGTGTTGCTAAACGGCCAGATGTTCCAGAGGTGCCTGGTCGGGTTGAACCTCGGGCTCCATAGCCGTTCGACACTCCGGAGCCACTTCTCCTCGTTGCGCACCGTGAGGATGAACTTCGATCCAGGGTAAGCGCGATCGAGCTTCTTGTAAAGCAGAGGGATTGGAAGGTCGGAAAGCGCGTACCATTGCTCGAGCGTCTTAGAAAATTCTCCAGAGTTCATCTCCTGCCAGATCCGAGGCGCTTCACCGGCTCCCCAATGGAGGCTATCTAAACCGAGGATCTGAAACGCCGCGTTCAGGCTAGTGGTACCGGTTTTATGCATTCCGATTCCGAAGATCCTAGTGGGAACGGCAGTAAGTTCAATGGGTCTGGAGCTGAAGTTGCGGTAAACCGTTCCCATACCAAACTTGCCATAGTTGACGACGGTTTCCGTACGGGCGCGGATCACCTTGACCTCATCCGGATTCTCGTACTGCCGAGCCTCGGGGTACTCCTTGAATCGGACCGCGGCGTTGTGCGGGATCGTATTCAGAAATCGGTTGTCGATATGCCGCAGTGCGTAGCCGGAACGCATCATTCGAAACATCAGGTCGATGTCCTCTCCGCGCCAGGTGTTGTAAGTCTCGTCGTACCCGCCCATCTTGATGAAGTCCTGTGCGCGGATCGCCAAGCGGCCGGCGAAACCCCGGCAGGGTCGTCCGGGGCCGTGCGGAAGGCTCTGGATGTAGAGGTGGTTGGGGACCAAAAACTGCCCCGGTGGTGCGTAGTCTAAAACTTGAAAGTGATCCGCAATGTATTGCGCGAAGCCTGGCCCGGTGAAGTTGTCGGCATCGAGCGTGACGAGGATGTCAGCGCCCTCTAAAATACCGCAACGGGCCGCGATGTTCTTGGCGTGCGAGACATGAAAGGGCTCCTCTGTCTCAAAACGATAAACGCTAAGGCGGCCGCTGGCAATGTCAGGAGGATGAACCGCCCTCAGGTATTCCTTCAACTCACCAGGGTCTCCGTAATCCAGCACAACGAATTTACAGTTCGGGTAGTTGGCGTTGTCGCGAAGATTCATAGGGAGCGTCTGCGCTAAATGCTGCGTGCGTCCCTTGCAGGTTGTGCAGAAGATTATGGTGGGATTTATCGGCATGTCTGTGCGGTTTCTGGGGGCTAGGATATCACGCCTCGGATATTTTTGTCCACATTAATTCGAGCCCGGTAGGGCTATGTTATCGTTAGCCAAATGCAGATCCTGGTAAGGATCAAGGAGGGTTCTATGAAGAGCTGGAGAACCACAGTAGCGGCATCCATATCGGCTGCCGCGTCTTTTGTTCTATTCGCTCAGCAGCTCCACTTCATCACGTTTCCGAATTGGATTATGGCGATCGCTATGTTCGCGATGGCGGGTGGGTTAGCGAGCTTCGGGGTGAATGCCAAGGATTCGCAGGTGTCGGGCGGAAAGATCCCTCAACCATCGAGCCCGGAGGTGATTGCAGCGAACACCCAGCAGCCGGTCATAAAAGTTGAACAGGTAGACCCCATCCCGCCAGTAAAGTAATGCAATCCGAAGATATCTCCAACCCGGATCTGATGCGCGCGCTAGACGCGATGGCGCACCAAGCCGGTTTGGTAGTGATCACAGTTTACGTGATTCAGTGGTTGAAGCGTGCGCGCTGGTTCCCGTGGCTTAGTGCGAACTCCGATCGCGTGACGCGTTGGGTGTCCACCGGAGCCGCACTCGGGACGGCGCTGTTCGTACAAGGCACGATTAGCATAACCAGCGGAGACGCGTCAACCGGATGGCACTTCACGGGATCGACCCCATCCCTGCATGCGCTTTACGACGGCTTCATTCGTTTCGCTGCGCAGCGGGCTGGCCAGGAGTGGATGTTTCAAAATGTCGTAAAGAAACCGAAAGAAGTAACGCTCGTGCCAGCCGAAAAGGACGATGCCGCTGGCAAGCCGATCGATGAGCATCTGGTGGTTTCCGTTGAGCACTGAAGAGCAATGCCTTCGGGAACAAGGAGTCATGACGTTGAGCAATTAACCGAGATCATCAGGCTTCGTTTTGAACACCTAAGGGAGGTCTTTGAATTACGCGACGGACAAACGGCGCTGCTGCAAAAGCTCATGGACGAACGCCTTCGGGACATGAACAATCTGCGTTCGGAGAACCGCGAGATGCAGAAAGAAATGGTCTCGAAGGACGAATACAATAGCCGACATCAACGCGTTGTCGAGCAAATGGAAAACGTCTGGAAGTTCATCTACATCGGACTGGGGGCTGGGGTTATTATTCAGATGCTGATAGGCGCGTTAATTTTGTATTTCTTGAGAAAGGGACAATAGAAATGTCACAAAACTACATTGCCAATCCACCTCTTGCTGTTACGGGCGAACCGCCTAAACCGGATCAGTTCGCGCCCTATCAAGACGATCAGGGTAATCTTTGGACGGCCATCATCATTGCCGTGCTCGAGCACAGCCCTGACAGGAAATTTTTTAACGTCAAGGCAGTAAAAGTTATAGAAGGGGACGTGCTCGTGGGAGAATGGGTGTACGAGGTCGCCACCGCGCACGTGCTGTACGACCCGCCCGGACCCCCATGGCCTTGAGATGCTTGACTCCAACCAGAACAGCGCCGATACCAATAATTTACTTGAGCGGGTCATCGGCGCATTGCTATTGGTCATCAGCGTGCTGGGTGGTTTATTGGCACGCATGAAGTCCAAACTTGCCAAGTCTAACGGTAACGGTAAGCCTGTTACAGTGGACGCTGTGATCAGGGCGACTATCGCCAGCGAACTTAGGCCGGTGTTGCAAAGACTGGATGATATGGATCGCGAGAGACGCGACAAAGAGTCCAAGGATGCCCTCCTGGTTATTGAATGGAGGCAGAACATACAGGACCTACATCGGGACATACGCGATCTTCGCGGGCAAGACTGAGCCACAGCCACACCGAAAGGCAGGCGAGATTCAGGGAGGTGATGACAATTCGCGCCTCCCAGCGATGCGACCCGCGGTATCCGGCTGCCGCCAGCGGGATGGCGATGTAGAAAATGGCGCAGGCATTATGCCATTTGACCCACGCCTCCCTTCCGATCCGATCGAACCAATAGTAGATCGCCGCCGCAATCACCATCCCCTCCGCAATGATCGCGGTATAGAGTCGCGTGTAATATAGAGGCGGGGGATACCCCGGATACGGAGCCGGCGCCGCGATGAGCATCACGGCGAATAGGATCAGACCGGCGAACGCCGACACGTTCCTGTCGTAGCGGCGCACGAATTGTCCGCGCACACTCCATCCCGATACGAACAGAATCTCGAGTACGAAGAGTCCTAGTGCTCCAGCCAGGGCGATCTCCCATTCAAGATTCCACAGTCTGCTCGTCTGTATTAGCCCGCCCCAGGCTGATATGAGCAGAAAAATCCTGAAGGCAGGGAATCTCGTGGAGCGAAGCGTGAGCATGCCTATAATCAGGAGTTTCAATACAGCCGCAGCTACGATTAGCGCCAGCCACGTGTATTTTATGGGGGTAGGGTGGTGGACGTCAAGAAAGGCTAGCGCGGCTGGAAACATTAGGATTATTGTCCCTTATTCCGAGGGGTACACTATAAGGAATGGCCGAGACCAAAAACAAGGCTTTCCCCTTAATCTTCAAAGGGGTCAACCTCAAGCAAGAGCCGGCCCTGCTGCCCGAGGGCGCTTTTTCCTCGACCATAAACCTGACTAGCTTACAAGAGGGGGCTATCGGGCCGCGCCGGGGATCCCAGATGTTCACGGCCAATACGCCTCTGGGTGTGATCCACTCGCTTGCCAAGCTCTCCCTTGGCAACGACGCCACTGATCCACGCTACTGCGGGGATGGCTCCTTGATGAGGCGCTGCACGGGGCCGTACACGACGTTCACAACCGTGAACACATACGCCACCACCTTCCTAGCTCCTTCATCACTACCGACCTCGCGTTGGGAGTCGGCTACGTTTAACTCAGGGACATCAGGCACCCCGTACATCTTCTTTGCTCAGGCCACTGCTATGCGGTGGGATAACGGAACATTCACCCAACTCTATCCATGGGGAATCACGGCCGCGCTATTCCCGGCGACGGCTACGCCAACAAACCCAGCCCTGCCAGGGAATCCCGGATACGTGATCCTCACGACGCAGATCGGAGGGTCTAACCGGCTCAGCGGATCTCCGACCGTCACAAGCGCGACACAGATCAGCCAGGACTACTTTCAGGTTACGCCGTCGTCCATGAACGGAATCCTGAGCGGCATGTACCTGTACATGAACGGGGTGCTTGGGCTCGTTGACACGATCACCGCCACCACCTTTAATGTGTACTCTACAGTCATTCCAACCGGATCCATCGTTTCGTATTACCAACTTGTAAACCTGACCTCGACCGGCGGATCCGCTCCGACGCTCACCGCCAACGGAAGTAACTACTACGGAGAGTGGGACAACAGCGTCGATTGGTCGTTTACCGGGAGCCCCGACGACGGTTACTCGAGCGACGACCTGGTGCATATCGGACTTTGGGTTTCAAACCCGGCATACATCACGCAGCTCAACATCCAGGTTTTGGTGAACGGCTCGCATACAGACTACTACCTGAAGGCTGTGGCGCCCTCCTCGGTGCAGACCTACGTCAACAACGCCACCCTGGCAGCCCAGATCCAGGCGGCCGTGGCGGCGGCGATCACCGCCGGATCAATCGGAAACGTTATCTTCCCGTCCGAGTTCGGATCTCAGTTGGAGCCTATCCAGATCGCCCCGCAGGCCGCCCCGGTATGGATGGAGTTCGACATCGCCAAGAGCGACTTCCTGCCGGTGGGCAACGCCGGGAATGGTCCGTTTTCCTGGAAGCAGGTTACCGGGGTGCAGGTGTGGGCGCTCTCGGCGACCGTGACGGGTTCGCCGGCGTTCTCAGTAGAAGTCGGAGCGATCTACGCACATGGCGCGCAGGGGCCTGACAATGTCACCGATGCGGCGGCATTGCCGTATCAATACGTGTACATCCTCCGCAATCCAGTGACCGGCGAGATGGGTAACCCCTGCCCATACATGGCCACCCAGAACATGGTGACCGTGCAGCTCAGGGCTGTACAGGTAACAGTCTACGGTTTCGATAATAGTGCCACCGGGAATCCTGCGCTAACGGGATTCGGGTCGATCGCTGTGTATCGCGCTGGAGGCACGTTCGCAGACGGACTCTTCAGGTTCCTGGGGTATTCCACTAATCCGGGTGTGGACTCCAATGGGTTCCCGCTCACCGCCACCTTTGTGGATAATTTCCCGGATCTGCTAATTGCCGGTAACGACGAGCTTGAGGTGGACAATTACCCACCCGTAGCGAGTTCTCTGCCGACGCCATTAAACACCACGCTAGGGATAGCCCCGACTCCTGTCGGAGGATCCAATCCGTATCCGAATCTTTACTCGGTAGACATCGGTGGATCCGCACACCTATATTTCACGGTCGGATCCCAGCTTACGATCGGATCCGGATCCAATCAGGAGATCGCCAATGTATTCTCGGTCGGACTTGGGTTCGTGCAGGTGTGGCTCCAGAATCAACACTTCGTGGGCGAGACCCTCACCTGCGGCGTAAGAATCGGGCAGCCTTGCGATATTGTGTGCCAGGCAGGAAACAGCCTACTACTCGCCGGTGACGTCAACAACCCGCATATCTGCTACCGGTCCAAGGCCGGATATCCCGGAGAGTGGCCGATCATAAATCTGGAGACCGGGAATTCCCACCAGCAGATCATCGGTAGCCCCGACAACCCGATCATGGGTCTGTTGGACTACGGCGGCGGATACGTCTCGCTCAATCTGAAATCAATCTTCATCTTCCAGATCTGGCTCGGTCAGTTCCTGAACATCACCGAGACGCCAGCAGACCGCGGGATGATCGGAAAGCACCTGTGGTGCAAGGTCAACAATCAGATCTGGTTCGTTTCCTACGACGGCATCTACGCCTGGGCCGGCGGCGGGTGCGTTAAGGTCACTGAGGATCTTGACCTTATTTTCGTAGGCATAGGGGCGGAGGGGCTCAATCCGATCGACTTCACTCAACTGGATCAGATATTCATTCAATCATTCGATAACTACGTGTACCTAAGCTACCGGGACACGTCGAATCTGATCAATCAACTCCGCTACAGCCTGATCTACAAACGCTGGGAGCCGGTGGTCTACACAAGCGTGGCCGCGCAGGGTGCGTTAACATCCATGATGGTTGAGAAGGACACCGGGCGCCTCGTTGGAGCAATCTTCCTAAACGGTCCCGGAACCTCCGAGCTTCATCTGCTTGAGATGGGAACCTCGGATCATTACACGGGTGCCCCGAATAGCGGAAATCCGATCGTATGGAGCGGCACAACTGGGATTATGGCCCCGGAGGGACGAGCCCTCAATAAGCAATACGTGGAGCTGCTGGTTGAATTAAGCAACCCCCATGACACGGTCACGGTTGGCTTATTTTACGATTACTCCGGGACTCTCGATCCGGTAGATCAATTCACCCTGACTGCGACTACTAACCGACGCTTCGTACCGTTGCAGCTTGGCGTGTCGGGCGGAACTGTATTTGGTAAAGAGGCCCGAGTTTTTGCTATTCAGTTCACTGGCAGCTCAATCGGAATAGTCCAGATCTTTTCTGTTCAGATGACCTACATCCCCCTCGCTGAACTTCAGCGAGGCCGGATCACGGATTGGCAGGACAACGGACACCCTTGGGATAAGAGAATCTACGCGATCACCCTAGACTACAATACGTACGGGCAGGCGATCGACTTGTTCTTGGACATAATCGGAGGCGTTGGAGGGAACACACAGACACTCGCAGTCCAAACGCTCCAGATCTCCGGCGCGGATCGGTCACAGCAAGAGTTTGCGATCATAGACGGGATCATCGCCAAGAAGTTGCGCTTGCGCGCCCAGACAACCACCACAAACTTCGAGATCTTCGGTTATCAGATCAAGGCCGAGAACTACCCACCGGACATCGTAAACTTCACGGAGTACGACGATAGCAAATCTCCGTTCGAGAAATACTTCCAACAGCTCGTTTTGGATGTGAATACCAATGGCATCGCAATTCCCGTCAAGATCGAGGTCGACGGCACAATCGTACAAACCGTTACCGTCACCGCAACCCTAAATACCCGCGACGTGACGATCACCCTCAATCCGGATATCATGGGGCGCAAGGCGCGGATTCTACTGGGCACGGTCCCCACGAACGGCATGTTCCAGTTGTGGGGGGCGAGTTTCGTGACGATGCCTGCCGATAAGGCCGCGGTCGACCACTCGTTTGATTACGACGATCTCGGGAGTCCGTTCGACAAGCGCCTCATAACAGTCTCGTTTGAGTACGATACCGGGGGCACCACGACCACTATGCTAATGGATACCGTCACCGGAGTGCAGGGCAGCACATTGAATACGGCCGTACAATCCTTCGTGTTATCTGGAACCGGGCGCTGCAAGCAGTCGTTCTCGATCACAATCGACACGATCGTAAAGATGGTTCGGATCTACCCGCAATCGACCACCGTTTCACTGCGCGTATGGAAGTACACCTTTACCAAGATCGACTATCCGCCCGACATCGTACCGGCAACCGAGTGGTCCGATAATGGATGGAAGTGCGAGAAGGTTTGGCGCGGGATCGAAGTGGATATCGATACGGGCGGGGTAGCCTGCCAGCTCCAACTAGAACTGGATGGGTCAATTGTCCAGACCTGGACAATCACAACCACCGACGTGGATCGAGTTAGGATTCTGACCTGCAACTCAAACCTGATCGGGCGCCTCGCACGGATGATACCAACTCCAGGCTCCGGAGGGAAAGCTCAGATCTTCAAGGTCACCTACGACGTCTGGAATGAGCCGTGCTACCGCACGATCCTAGACCTTTACGAGAACACCCTTGGCTACGTCGGCTTCAAGGTGATCCGGCAGATGTGGGTGGAGTATCTATGCGCGGCGGCAATCGTGGTTTCTGTGTACGTGGCTGGCGATGCGCTTTTCTATCAGGTGGAGCTACCGGCGCACGCCGACCGGGACATTGAACGGTTCTTCCTTCCGGATCAAGCGAACGGTCAGTACAACAAGAGCAAGGTATACCGGATCGTGGTGACCTCGATCGACGGGGTCACGCCGTTTAAGATCTACGCCGATAGTAGCCGAGTCGAGTCCTTGCCGCTCTCAGGGCAGCAGCGTGCATCGTATGCGGAATTCAAGTGGTCTGAGTTGACGCAGCCGCAGGTGAATTGAAGATGCCCACCGTAGAGCAGCAGGGCGTCAATATACGGATCACGCCGCAAGACCTTCAAGATCCTGAACTATTCCAGTTAAACTACGTTCTGAACTTCCTGGCGCAGCAGATCGCATCGGTACAGGGCGGTACAGGCCCGATCACCCTTGGGAATACCGTGACGGCTCCGGATTTCTTCTCCGAGGACGATTCGGTCCCGACCAACCCGCTTGCGCTACTGACGCTTATCGCCGCACAGAAGCTGTTCGGATCGAGTAATCAGTTGGTAAATACAGCGCTCAGCCAGAATCCAGTGCCTTTTCCCAGTGGCGGCAGTGGCGGCGGAGGAGGTGGCGGTAGCGGCAGTCTTACCCTCCAGGAGATTGCACTATCTCATAGCTCGACCACGAACATCGTAGCGTCTATCTCCCCAACGGTCGCCGCCCTACTTCTCATTGTGCTAACCTGTGACGGAACTGACGGGGATCAGATTACCTGGGATTCACATCTAAAAAACACGTCAGTTAATGACATAGGGAATGCCGCAAACCAAAAGAACTTTTACTTGTTCGTCGGACGGTCAGATGGAAACTGGTGGAAGTTTGCAACTCAATTAGGAGTGTAGGGGTTTTATGATATACGCATTAGTTCTTTCCATTCTAGCGCTGGCTTCGTGCGCTCACGCACAGATAAGCCTATCCTCTCCGGTAAAAATCCTAGCCGTTCCGACTGGGCCAGCCCCTGGAGAATTGCGGATCTGTGATGAGACCCCTTCCTGCGCAACCTATATGGACCTTGGGATATCCGGCAATAACGCCTCAGTAATCACCGGTCGTTCGTCCAGTAATGGATCGATCGTACTGAGTCCTGGAAATGTAAGCGGCGCTCACCTGTCTTCGGTCATTGTTCTTTCTCCGGGTCCCACGGAACCTGGGTTGGTCTTACAGGATAATGTTCTGAATGCGTCGAATGGAATTCGCCTAGAGAATCCCACTGGCGGTACTGTGTGGTCTATAGATGATTCAAACGCCGGCGATATGACATTCAATACCAATGCCTTTAATTTCGACTTCTTCGGCGGTAAGGTGGGAATCGGAGTAGCCCCCATAGGTGTTCTAACTGTACAGGGTATAAGCTCTGCCAACATCGGCCAGGCAGTCATCCGGGATAGTTCCTCAACTCATGCGACTGGAATTGGTGGGCATATCTCTCTCGGGTTTGATTACGTAGGCACCGGGTCGTTTGCGGATTCCGCCGAAATTTGGGGGTATAAGGAGAACTCTATAGCGGGAGACTATTCTGGAACTCTTATCTTCGCTACTGCCCTGAGTGGTGGTAATAACATCGAGAAGATGAGGATCACCTCCGGAGGTCTCGTGGGAATTGGAACCACTAACCCGGCTCATCAGCTCGATGTAGCTGTGGATTTAGACGTAGCAAGTAATACGTTTATAGCTAACTCCTCTGGATTCTTTGTTCAAAACACCAGCGTAAATCAGATCGAAGGCACATTCACAGCCGGCGTGGGAGGTCGATTAATAGTTTTCGACAACACTGGGGCGGCTAAGTCATCTATGGGTGCCTCTACCGGAGTTCAATCCAGCACCGACCTAGAGTTGTGGAATTCAGGATTTAGTATCGAACTAGCTTCTATTACCCCTAGTGGAGCGGGCGCGGGACAGTTGATCCTGAATAACTCATCCGGTCAGAATATGGTGGTTGCGAACTCCACCGGAATTTTCATGCAGAATGCGGGCACCAACCAGGTAGAGATAAGTTTCTCAGGGTCGGGAGGGGCGGTGGAAATATTCAATGGTTCCGGCGCTGCTATCGCGGACATGGGGCCTAATGGTACGCAATCCACAATTGCCTTACAGGTTTACACCTCTGGGTTTGGGTCCCTAATCTGGAACTTCACGCCCACGGGGATGACAATCGGCGGAGTAGCGGGAGTTACCTGTACAGGAACCCCGACCTCCTTGTTCGCAAGCTCTGACGGAATCATAACGCATTGCTAGAGGTGACCTAGTGATTTTATTCGTTGCGGCGATCTGTATGTTTCTGGATGATAAGGCTGCCCCTACGACCACCCCTACGCCTATCCCAGAGAAGCGCTATGAGGAAATCTCCAGGAAGATGCTGGCGGTACAGAGCGCGGAGTTAGAGCTTCAGCAGGCCCAGTTGCGCCTTGTGGCGGCTCGCGAAGAGGCTCAAAAAGAAGAAAAGATCTGGGTCGATTACGAGAATACGCTCATAAAGGAATATGGGGCCGGTCCCGGATGTCATGTCAACAAAGACAAGACCTGGAATTGCCCTACAGTCCCGCCGGCTGTCACTAAGCCCTAGTACCCCACGTCCGCGCCGGGTCCGTAGATCTTGCGGTGGTGCGGCGCTGAGGGAAGTAATCCGAATTCGGATTCGGCTATCGGTTTGTAGAACGGGTCGTTGAACACCAGCATCATCGTCCCGTCCGAAGCCTGCTCGCGCCGGAAGTCCGGTCGCAGGTAGGTGGCGCGGAGTTCGTAGACCTCAAACGTAACCCGGCTCTCAATCCGTAGCGTGACTGGCGCCTCTGCCCGCGCGCGATGCAACCCCAATAGCATCGCGTGGTCGAGCTGCATCGGGATCGGAGTGACGGTCACCTGGAAGATGCAGTGCGAAACGTCCTCATGGAACGCGATCACCCGCAGCGCGGACCCGCAGATAGCCGTTAGGTGGATCGAGTCGAATAGCCAGTACGGCCGTGGCTGGAAGGTGACCTCATAGAGACAGGACGCCGGCCTAAGCGGAATGAGGTCAGATATCGGCGGCCGAGGAAGTGTGCTGATAGCCACCGCCTGAGTTCCGGATCCATACTCTTCAAGCGCTCTACTTGAGGGAAGCTCTGGGAATACGATCGCGCCGTCAGGTGGCCGCTCTACGATCGGAGGTTCCGGACGCCTAAAGATCCGAACTCGGACAAAGCGGGAGATAGCAGCGAGGGCGCGACGGATGGGGGTCATATCTAATAATTGTGGACGAGTATACCGTCATCGTCAAGGGGTATCATAATGCCAATGGCTGACGCAAACGGTTGGAACTGGACGGATTCTAAGAAGCTCGAAGACGGGACGATCCTGCACATCCTGAGAATGGATAAGAGCGCCGTTTCCGAGATCATGATGGCGCGGATCTGGATCGCCCTGAGCACCGCCAAGCTCTTGCATATCGTGTGGCCCGGCCACGTCCCGACGTTGCGCTGGCTACTTGACTGGGCCACGGATGCGAACGCTGACGGCAGCCCAAGGAATGTGGTAATCGGGTGCCTGATCCAGAACGGAGAGAAGTTGGATATCGCTGGGTTCGGGACGATCGCCACGATCACATTCCTCGGGAACATCAAGGAGCAGCCGCGATTCAAAGCTGAAGTTGGATTTGCGTTCCTACCTTTCGCTCATCGCACGATGCTGCCGTACCAGTTCGCCGAGATGATGATCGACTGGGGATTCAGGACCCTGAACCTACAAGTCCTGTACGGCACCACACCGAAGCCCAATAAAATGGCCTGCCGGTTTGCGGAGCGCGTGGGATTCCAGGTGGTCGGAGTGTTGCCGGTGTACGGACCCTGGATGAAGGAGGACGGCACTATCGAGCCCTGCGACTACCAATCTGCCGTGATGACAAGGGAGCAGTGGGGGCTCGCAAAGAACATGATTCACGCAGAGGATCTCGTGGAGGTTTAGATGCAAGCTACCGCCCAACACGATTACTCTAAGCGCCGTGGAAGTCGTTGGGATACCGGATTGCTGGAGTTTTCCTGCTTAAAATGCGGCCAACGCCAACCAATTGAAAACTTTGCATTGGCCAGTAGATCTGGCAATCGTAGAAGAATGTGTCGCTCCTGCGAAAGTAAATATAAGCATGAGAGGTACAGAATTAGCGTAGGAGAAAAACCTGCCGCTCCACGCCGAAGGCGCTGGGATACCGGAGCTACAGAAGGGCAATGCATAAAGTGCGCTACAGTAAAACCCATCGATCAATTTCCGGTAGCTACATTCAAGGGCGTACAGTACCGAAGAAGGTTTTGCTCCGATTGCTTCGCTGATCTCCATAAATTTAAATACAGACTTCCGCCATTGTGCTCACTCTGCCGCGTTGTGGTATACACCACCCCTGAGGAATACCGCGCTCGCTTATGCGAATCGTGTAGAGGTGAATTCGACAAGCTGAGACAGCGTAAATGTCATTTGTGCTCTCGGTGTGATCGAGTGAAGACTTGCAATTCAGTATGTATGAAATGTCGCCTCAGATCTAAACAGCAGGTTAGAAATGAGTTACGCGAGCAACGTAAACGGAATATAGCCCCACGCAAGAAGACCGCCAATCAAATACAAAGAGAGCAGTGGAAGCGAGCGGCTATGGAGTCCAGGCATGACCGTTGCCAGTCCTGTGGCCTACATTCAACGATTCCGGCGGTGTTCGACTTTGACCATCGGGATCCGCAAGACAAGGTTAGGTGTTTATCTCAGTGTTTGACACGTGAAGATTACCAGGCAGAAGTCGTTAAATGTGACATGCTGTGCGTTGTCTGTCACCGCCTAAGACATTGGCTAGAGCATCATCCAGAGGATCAGGCAAAAGCAGAGGAGGTGATGCGACGTGTCGTCACCAAGTAGCACAGGAACCCAGCAGCAAATCACAGCCCAGCAGTTGGCAATTGAAAGCCAGCAAAATCAGTTGGCTCAGGACAACCAGGCGCAGGGTTCCCAGTTGATGCAGCCGCTTATTAGTCAACTTACGGCCCTCTCTTCAAATAACCCCACTGCGATCTCTACAGCCCTCGCTCCGTACCTCACAAACATTACGCAGGGGGCCTCGCAAGCTAAGGGTCAGATTATGGAGGATATTGGACCAGGGGCCGCACAGCAGGTGGCTCTGGCGAACGTGGACACCGGAACGCAGACGCAGATCGCGCAGACTAGGAATGCTTTAACTCAAGGCGCTCCGGCGCAGCTTGCGCAACTGGGGCAGGGTATTGAGTCCTTCGGCCTAAGCGACGTGGGCGCTGCGATCTCAGCGGCCGGAGGGGCGTCGAGTTCCAATGCAGCTACGATGCAGGCGCAGAGTCAAGGTAAGGCGTCAACTCTATCTTTCCTCGGAGAGTTGGCAGGAAGCGCCGGTGGTGCTCTTGGTAGCGTATTTGCTCCGGGTGTCGGATGTTGGATTGCGGAAGTGATTTATGGAACCCATGATCCGCGTACATTTATCGTGCGCGAATTCCTTAACGGCCCGTTCAGGCGGACGGTGTTTGGTGGAATAGTTATGTGGCTGTACTGCCGGGTTGGTAAGTCGGTTGCCGCTAAGGCAAAGCACAGCGTAGTCATGCGTTGGGCGCTTAGGCCAGTGTTTGATTTCGCCTTACGAACCGCGATTTCCACTCAGGTAACGGAGAACACAGCGCTGCATGCAAAATGCTGAAATTTCAAATATGCTTCCAGTGTTTTCTGCTGACTATGCCATCCACGGTTTGCGGTGCAACTCCATATTCCCTAGCGAGAGAAGTATGAGTTTCTCCTTTAGTTGCTCTCGCCCGTATAGCGAGAACATACTCCGTTGTAAGCTTTACTCCGTTTGCGTTTTCACCGCGATTACTTTCTGGGTGCTGCTGTCTCCATTGAACTACGCGCTGGGCGGCGGCGTGCGCTGCCTGTGGATTATCATTCCTCCATTTTTCATACACGCCGCACCTGCGACCCTTGGCGATAGAGTCTCTGTTATTGTCCCCGTGCGTACCGAGGAAGAAGTGATCGGGATTTACGCAGATCGGGTTGTCGCATGTATGACACACAAAGAGCCACTCCGGATCACCTCCGTAGGTGAGGTGGAAGGACATGCGCGGAGCTATATAGTGTTGACTCCTGAGGCAGATCCTGCCTCTGTCGTCGCTATGCAGGTTCCCCAGCCACTCCCAACACTTCCTTGGATCTTCGTATTTCCTGACCAAACTCCAGAAGAGTCTTTCCTCTTCGGGGCTTATGGTCGGCATCGGTATAAACTTACGTTTAGCCACGACGGTCTCCCTGTAGATCGCTCTGGTGAGAGTTGCCGTGGCGTTAGCCCGCTACGGCAGCTCGATACTAAGATTACCACCGCGGAGGTGGCGTATGCCTGATAATCCCTACGGACCTCAGCAATTTACCGGACCATTCGCTCAGGCGATCCAACCCCAAATCGTTCAGTCGCCCCATGAGAGCACCACACCATTCAGTGGCTATCAAGGTAAGGGGGGTGCAACGCTCGGCATCCTATCTAAATTCCTAGAAGGCGTCGGCAAGGGCCGCGCACAAAAGGCCATGGCGACTGAGATGCAGAAGTACCAATTCACTCAGGGTTTCTCTAACTGGGTGAACGCGCAGATGTCGAACCCAGAGGTGCCTCCGGAACTCAAGTCGCAGCTTGAGCGCGATGCCGCCAAAGCGATGATCTCTGAGGCTCAGGACGCCACTAAGGACGGAGCCAAACAGAATCCGATCCTCGGAACGCTCAATAAGGTATTCAGCGGCCTAGCTGGCGGTGAGGTCTCTAAATCCAAGTCCGACATCGGGGCAATGCAGAAAGTCATGGCGGACTGGGGTGCGAAGCTATCGCTTCCGCAGAATACAATTCAAGGTCAGCGCACGCAACTGGTAGGACAGGCCCAGAAGGCCGTGGCGGATGCCGAGGACGCAGCCAAGCAGGCTGGGCAGCCATTCACAAAGGAGGATGCCGCCAAGGCGGTGCAGCCGTTCATCCCCGCCTTCGATCGCTTCGGCGGCGGTAAGGAATCGATCTCTCAGATCCTATCTCCGTATGACACGAAGCCCAAGCCGCGGCAGCCAACCGAGGCCGAGCAGAAGAAGATCGACGCGGATAAGAGGCTTGCGGAATTTCATAACCGTACTGCGGGAGGCGCTCCTCCTCCTGTGCGTTCAGATCAATCCGCCCCTACGGCTGCGCAGGGCGCCCCTCCGCTTCCCGTGGAGGCCGGCTCTGCGGCGCCGCCGCCGACTAAGGAGCCTGCGCTGCCAGCGGTCCGTACACAGCGGCTGGCTGATGAGGAGCGCGACTGGCTAAACACCAATAACTTAGTCACTGAGCCCAAGGAGATGATGGTCGATGGTAAGCCCAGGCAGCTTCAGTACTCAATGGGAGGACCGGGGATCCCGGCGGGGTTTGTAGACGCGCAGACCGGGCAGTTCCTACCGCCGAGCGAGCAGCCTTCGGTTTACCGCAAACCAGACAAGGCCCCCTATGCCACGCGCGTGGTTCAGGACCCGGATAGCCCCGGAAAGAACGTTATCGAGGAACGAAGTCCTGAGGGTAAGTGGCGGGTAGCCAAAGACGATAATGGCAAGCCACTCCGTCAGTGGAAGGATCAGACCAACACTTTCCAGGCAAACTTCAACTACGCACGCAAGGCCGCGATAGCTGAGCAAGCGGACACCTCGCGTCGGCTTGAAGCGCTATACAAGGAGCGCGAGTCCAAAATCGATGCACTGCGAAAAGATCCAACGATCCTTGACACCACGAAGAATCCCCCAGTTAAGCGCCAACTCACCTCGGAAGAATTCAATAACCGGCAGAATCAGATCCAGCGCGAGATCGAGGAGCGCGCGAATCTCATTAAGCAGGATGCCAGGGGAAGGATCAATGCGATTGGGGCGGCGTTCGGTACCGCTGGGCTTGCCTTCCTGAATAAGGATGAGTCTGACTCAATTAAGGACGATGCCGATCACGCAGACGCCCCTATTCCAGAAGACGAGATCGACTCAACGCTACCGTGGCTGAAGAAGAGGCCGTGAAGTGGCGGACCAGCAGGGTGACTTCGGGTCTGCGTTTGATCGCTATCTGTCGCAAAAAAAGGCTGGGAACCCGCCTGATAGCCAACCCAAGAAGCCTGACAAGCCCCCCGCTCCAGTCGGCGACTTCGGATCCTCATTCGATCGTTACCTAAAAAAGGACTCCGCGGCGTCCCCTCCGCCGGAGCGTCCAGCGAAAACGACCGGCTCGTTTCTGACTAAGTCCGTGCTGACAATTGGAGGCGGTAAGGGGTTTTCGGAACGCTACGAAGACTCTGGGTTCCGTAAAGCGCTCGAAGCCATTATCCCCGAGTCTGTGCGGCAGTCCCATGAGGGGGACTATATCTCCCGGTTCCTGGCGGAAACCTACAAGGCGGCCCCTGGCGCGCTGGACTTCATGACCTCCCCGGCCGGTATCGGGCTTATCACGCTACACGTTACTCCGCAGACGAGACGCTTCGCGCCGATCCTCGACTATGGATTCACGGCCTTTGCGGGGAAGCAGGCTGTGGATGCGCTTAAGGCTTACAGGGACGATCCTCGTCCCGAGAACCTCTCGCATGTGGTTGTGGCCCTTGCCCAAGCGTACTCGGGCGTCAAAGGGGCAAAGACGATCGAGAAGATCGAAGCGCCTGCCGCAGCGGCTAGGCTCAAGGAGTCCGTGGGGGAGCGCGCAAAATCCGAAGTCGGACGCCGTGAGGCAGTGGAGCGCCTAAAGAGTACGGCGCCGTACACCGAAGAGGGCGACAAACCCCCAAGCGCTACCAAGATCCTTGAGAGTAAAGTCGACGTCCTGAATGAGATCGCTGCGCCCAAGGGATTCTGGGAGAAGAAGCTCAAACTCGACGCGGTTCATCAGACTCCGATTGTGGGCGACGTAGCCCGTATGCTTCATATAAAGACCCCGGAGTTGGTGTCCATCTCTAAGGATTTTGTCGAGGACCGAGCTGCATTTGAGTCTGAGAATAAGTTCCGGGTTGAAAGCGTACTCCATCCAATTAAGGAATCTGTTCCAGCGGAGGAGCGCACCATCTACAAAATGGGTGCTGACGGCAAGCCAGAGCCCACTAACCAGATGGCGGCGGTCATCCAGGGCACTGCCCCCAAAAGCTCTTTGTCGCCGAAGGGCCAGCAGGCCGTTGAGGTGATTCAGAAGCTAAATCACGAATCCGCTAATCTTCTGAAGCAGTACTACGGCAATGATCTGCAACTGGCCGATCCCAATGAGTACCTGACTCAGATCTGGGAGATGCCCAACCGCGGAACTCCGGCTGGTCGCGCAGCACAGACGCTGATGCACGATCGCTTCCTAAAACAAAAGGTGTTCGAGGACTACGAGGCTGGCATCAAGGCCGGATGGGTCCCTAAGTACAATGACGTCCTCGACGTCGTACGCGTACGCTGGAACTACCTGACGCGCGTCATTGCCAACCAGAGGATGGCTAACACTCTAAATGACATCGGAGCAGTCGCCACCGAGCAGCAGAAGAACGCGCTCCATTTGGATGACTGGGTAAAGTTAGACGATGCCCCGGCACTGAACCGCGCGGCATTCCAAGCCTCAGAGGAAGAGATCAAGCAGATCCGCGGCAAGGACGTTCGTATCGAAAAGTCCTTCTATCGCTACCAGCCGGTGTACGTTCACCCCCAGATGGCGATGGCCGCAAAGGCAATCTTCGGAAGCCGATTCAATTCCCCTGCGTTCAAGACCATCGACCAGGTCCGTTCATTTGGGAAGAGATTAAACCTCTATGGTTCACTATTCCACAACTGGGCGATCACCGAGCAGTCCCAGGCTATGACGGCATCTACATCCGGAGCCCTCAAGGGTCTCACGAGATGGTGGTTCGCGGATCCTGAAATCTACAAGGGCGCACGTACAGGCATCGCGGAAGTGATAGGCAAAGGCAAGGGCGATGAGCTTCCGATCTTCCGACTGAACTCGGATTTTGTTCGCGACATGCTGCATCACGGCGTGCGCCTAGAGATCGATGATGCCGAACGATCTTCACGTAATTTCATGCAGAACATGGGCAAGGACCAGACCGGATGGAAGAAGGCCGTGACGGCCCCCATCCGCGCCATGGGGCACATGAACCACGTGATCGAGAAGTCTCTATGGGATTTCTATTTGCCGGCCAATATGGCGCACTCCTACGAATCCGGAGTGTCGAGTATGATCGAGCGCGCCCAGCCGCGAACTCCTGCGGAGGTTACGGCGATCAAGCGCGCCGTGGCCGCCCAGGTGAACGACGCATACGGAGCCATCAGTTGGGAGAAAATGCTCGTCAACCCCAAGGTCGCCCAAATGATGAACTGGATCTTTCTTGCGCCTGGATGGAAGATTTCAAACCTTCGGGTATTCACTCAGGCGTTTGAGGGGTCGCTCGGCCGGGAGGTCGCTACGAATTATGCTCGCGGCGCGGCTCTGACCTGGTTCCTCAGTATGCAGGTTGGATCGTATCTATCGAGTTCGATCTTCAAGAACAAGGACAAGAACGGCAAGGAGGGCGGGCACTTCACCTGGGACAATCCGGGAGTGCCGATTAGGTTCGGGAGTCACGACACCGGGCTGACATCCAACTCCTTCGCGATTCCGATGGGCTACATGCCGAACGGATCCGAGCGGTATGTCAACTGGGGAAAGGGCCTTACGGATCCAGTGAAGCTCGCCATGGACCCGCACGACTGGATGATGAACGCCCTCTCTGGGCCGGTACAGGCGGCCGGAGCCGCGGCGTACGGCGTGGATCCCGTAACCGGATTCGAGTACGTCGATAAGTACGGCACCCCCCTCCAGAAGAACATTCAACGCATGGAGTTGGCGCTTCCGATGTTCGTGCCCTTCTCCGCCAGGGATCCCATCAGGGCTATCAACGATAAGCGTTTCTCCCAGCTCTACCCGATGCCGGGCGGGGCGAGCATGCTATTTAATGTGGCCGGTCTACCGACGAGGCAGGGACTCAGCTATACTCGCGCAAAAGAAGCCTATATTTCAGCCATGAAATCCAACGATATAGAGGCGGCCAACATTATCCTCAAGGTTGCCGATTCGAATAAGCTGAGCCCTCGCGCGATCATCCAGGAATGGCGCAAGTACTTGGGCACGCAGCGCAAGAGAGCGCAGCCCCTGCCGGAGGTGTACAACGTAAAGGGACAGGTGGTCGGTGGCCGATAAGCAACAAATTGGCTCGGATCAGGTGATCGAATCGTTTGTGGGGATGATTAAGGATCCCGACCCGCAGAACAATCACGCGCGGCAGTTGTTCCGCCAGCTCCAGTCGAGCAATCCCGGCGGGGTATCAAGGGATCAACTCCTGAAGGCGATCACCTCCGAGCCTAGTTTTGCGAGCCGCTACCAGTTGGCTGATGAATCCAAACCTCCCGAGGTCAGACCGGGAGCGGGGACCCAGAAGGCCAAGGATGTTGCCTTCACTCCCGTAACCCAGCAGATCGGGAATGCAGCGGGAGTCTCGGATGTATCGGCCGAAGGGGCTGTGAAGCGATTCACCGAGAAAGCTCCTCCTGTGGTTAAGGCGGCGGTCGAATCGACGATGTACGGGCCGCTGCCGTTGATTAGCCATGGGAGGTTTGTTGAGGGATTGATGCGCGAGACGGGCAAGACGATGGATGCCGCGCAAACTCCTGCCGGCATAGCGACCGCGTTAGTAGCCGGCCCCATCGAAGGCGTGCTCGGAAAGTATGCGCCGCGGATCGCCGGTCTCATGAAGTGGATCGGGCAAAAAGGCGCAGGACTCTATTCGGCGTACAAGGCGGCAGACTCTGCTGATATGGCTCTGTCATGGGCTCAGGATCCTAATAGGACCCCAGAGGGCGCGGCTAAGGTGATTTCCGCGATCAGCCAGACTCTCGCGGCGTTGCCATTCACAAAGACAGGGCAGCGGGCAATGGGTCTCGATAAGGAATCCGGACCGCTCTCGAAAGCAGACGAGGGAATACCCCCAGCCGCCCGCGAAGCGCGCTCCAAGCTCCGTGATCTATTGCGCGAGATGGACCAGTACAAGTCTTCCCAATCCCTACCCCCGGAGGCGCAGGCGCGGTTTAAGCAGCTTAACTCTCAGGTGTCCGAGACGATCAAAAAGATGGGGATTGAGAGCGAGGAAGTGGGTCCGGTACGCGAAGGAGAAAAACCCAAGGAGATCCCGGCGCCTTCCAAAGCTAAATCCAAGCGGCCCCCAGGCGGAGAGCTAGTCAGAGTGGGACCTAGGGAAGTAGCGAGGCAGCCAGAACAGAAAGTCGGACCGCCTACCGTACGTCCTGGCTACGAAGAACCCCCAACGCCTGCGCCACGATCCAGGCAGATTGTCGGCAGCAGCGCCTCGGGGGAGACTATCCCCACTCCCGGCAGGATTCAGGAATCAATCGGCGGACCGCCACCCGTGCGCGGTGCGATTGAAGAAGGTCCGAGCGGGTACGTGCCAGACCCCCGAGCGCAGACCAGGGTATCCGCCAACGAAGCGAATCAGATCGCAGAAAAACACGGCGTACCGGCGAGTGCGATCGTGGATTTCTCTTCGATCCCAAACGAGCAGCTCGTGCAGGAGGTTCAGAGACTCCAGGTCATCAAGCGGTCGCTTCTAGGCCATGAGGGTGAGATCACGTTCAGTATCGCGCAGGACGAGCCGAAGGCATCGGTTACGCGTAGGGTAGGCGAGGCGCACATTCAAAGCCAGATGGGAGAACGGCCAAGCGAGGGGCGTGAGTATCCGATCCACAAGGCGGACTTGGTTGATGATCTCGACAAGTACATCTCCGCGATCACTGACCTATTGCTGTACGCGCGTAGGCCAAGTACTCCGCCGAAAGCTAGGGTGCAGTGATGCCATGGACTCCACAGTCAGCCAAGAGGTTCACGCGTAAAGCCAGTAGCCCAAAGAAGAAAAGGCAGTGGTCGCACGTAGCGGATTCGATGCTCAAGCGCGGGGCATCCGAAGGTAGCGCCATTAGGGCCGCCAATGCGGTTGTCGGAAGATCTTCAGGTAAGAGGAAAGGGAAGCGCGCAAAGCGCAGGGATTAAAGTATGGCACAATTTCAACCACTCTCTAAGCCGGTGTTCTTTGGACTTCTGGCCCCGACCGGGATCGGAGACACGCATGCGCTACGGCTCACCTCTAATCTACCAGCCAATGCCTTCGGCAACCCTAACAGCCAGGATGATCTACAACTCAATAAACTGGAGATCAAGGCGAATGCAAATAACACCGGGCGTATTTTTGTGTGCTGGGGGGTTGCCCCCTTCAATGAAGGCAGCACATTCATACAGACCCCCGGTGGCCCAATTACGGGCGGCGTAATTCGAGCGATCGACCCCGGTGAAGCTTGGGCGATAGGCGATTCTCAAAAAGCAAACGTGTATTGGGCGGGTCAGTTTCAGATCGTGATCGAGAGCGCAGGAGATTCATGTCATGCGGATGGCGACGTACTTTAAGGTTCTGGTCCTGCTTTTGTCCGGGTTCGGACTTTTGCAGGCCCAGATCACCCCAGGCGGAGGATCTGCTATCACTCGCCGGATCGTCACAGGGTCTGGGCTTCCGTCCACCTGCGTACCTGGTAACGGTCAGGTGTATGTGGTCTTCACGGCGGGGGCCGCCACACCCTATTACTGCTCTGCGACAAACACCTGGAGTACGATGGGCGGCGGCACGGTATCCGCGGCGTGGACGACGCTAACCGGAGGGACCAACACCACCGGCAACACGTACACGGTCGGCACGGGGACGACGCTGACCTTTACGGGCGGTGGAATTATCAATGCCGGTCTATTGAACGGCACGGCTTTTGCTGGGACCAACGGCCACCTGGTCGGGTTCGGAGCCACCAATACACCAGTGGACAGTGGCATCGTCACGGCCAATGTGGTGACGGCAATCGCGCCAGGTGTGGGCATCTGCCACTTCGCGGGCAGCACGCAGGTCTGTACTAGCTCGCTGGTGTCCCTTACCGCAGACGTAACCGGGATCCTTGGGGGCACCAACGGAGGGACGGGGGTTAATAACGGATCAGACACTCTGACCCTATCCGGGAACGTAACCTTCACGGGCGCCTTCAACCCCACCTTTGCGATCCCCTCTTCGAGTACGTGGACATTCCCTACGGGGGGTGGGACTCTGACTGCAATCGCAGCTACGCAAACTCTAACCAATAAAACGATCACAGCCCCGAGCGTATCGGCGCTGACGCTGAGCGATGTGGCTTCTGGGATACAGTGTTTGCATGCCAACTCAGCCGGCCTCATAACAGGCACGGGGACTGACTGCGGAACGGGTAGCGGCGGAGCTAACACGGCACTGTCAAACCTCGCGTCCGTTTCGATCAACACGTCGCTCGTGCCGCAGGCCGGAGTAGCGCTGGGCGCCGCCTCAACTCCGTTCACTAATATATTTCTCTACGGAGGGACCACCTTCGGGACGGACTCGATCGAAATCACCGGGACCCCGACCGCTGCGCGTGTCTGGACCATCCAGAATTCCTCTGACACATTCGTGGGTCGGGCTACCACGGACACACTAACCAACAAGACGTTGACCAACCCCACGGCTTCGGGGTTGACGCTCAGTGATGTTGCTTCCGGAATCCAATGTCTACACGCCAATTCCGCAGGTTTGATCACCGGTACCGGATCGGATTGCGGCAGTGGTGGGGGTGGTGCTAATACAGCCCTATCGAACTTGGCTTCTGTTTCCATTAACCTATCACTGATACCGCAGACCACCCTCGACCTCGGCGCCGCGGCGACTGCGTGGAGAAATATCTATCTCTATGGGTCGTCGACCTTTGGTACCGATTCGATTGAGCTGACTGGCACTCCTACGGCGAATCGGGTCTGGACTATTCAGGATGCGACGGACACTTTTGTCGGTCGCGGCACAACCGATACCCTTACCAATAAAACCCTGACCACGCCTACGATCGCCTCGTTCGTAAATGCCAACCATAACCATCAGAACTCGGCCGGAGGGGGAACTTTAGCGGAAGCGGCATTGGCACTGACCAATATCACCACGAACAACGCCTCCACTAGCGCCCACGGATTCCTTCCGATCCTCCCAGGAACCACGACCACGTTCCTGAACGGCAACGGGGCTTTCACGGCACCATTCACCCTCACCACCACGGGTACTTCAGGTGCAGCCACGTTCACCTCCGGGACTTTGAATATCCCGCAGTACACCGGGTCTGGATCTGGGTGTATCCCCTCGGGATCAGCGGGGGTTGTTCAGGCATCTAATGGCTCTTCGGCTTGCGAGAACACCTCCATAACCGACAACGGAACCACGGTCTCGACCACGGAGCCAATCTCCACCACCTCCTCAGTTACGACAGGATCCGGCAGCGGCGTAGCCGGAGCATGGCAGTGCGCGCAGGGCACTGCGGCAACCGCAGGTAGCAACTCGTTTGGGTGGACCTGCCCCACAACGATAACCACTTCGGTCTTACTTGAGACTCCTAATGCTGTTCCAGCCGCCAATCAGATCATGTTGTTCCCGGCGCCGACCTCGAACGTTAGTCAATTCGCCTGGTTCACTCTTCAGTTGACCGGAGATGTGATAAGCTCGGCCGGATCCCTGGCGGCCACTGTGGCTAAAGTCAACGGGGTAAGCTACGGGGCGACGCCATCCACAAATACGGTCCCTGTGGTCACCGCCTCGAATACCGTCACATACGAGGCGGTACCGAACGCAGCCCTGGCAAATAGCTCCTCCACGGTAAACGGACAGACCTGCACCCTCGGATCAACCTGCACGGTGAGCGGGGCTGAAAATACCCAGACCGGAAACTACACTCTAGTTGCCGGGGACCTTGGAAAGACAGTGGTAATGAACTGCGCTTCTCCCTGCTCTGTTACCCTGTACGGATCCCCGACCAACGGATACTACGGGGCGATCGAGTCCATCGGCAGTTCAGTAGCTACGGTTTCCCTAAATTCCAAGAACTTCAATGGGGCATCGAGCGTCCCTGTCTTGATCTCCTATCAGCCGATCGCGTTCTGGTCGGACGGCACCAATTATTTCGGAAATGCTCCCCCCGTAGCTGGCACGAACGTGACATTCACCCCGGCCTCCAATGGACTCACGATCGCATCGAGCGGGGGTGGCGGAGGTGGATCTGCCGGAGCGAGCGTATTCAATGCGACCTCCTCAGCTACGGACACAGGAACTTCCGCCACCTCCCTAATCGGCGGAGGAGCCCAGACTATCCCCGCTAATACGCTGATCACGAATACTCCGCTTAGCCTGAACTTCGGAGGGGTTGTATCGATCCCGAGCGCTTACATCGGAACGCTGACGATCACGTTATTAATCGACGGATCTTCGATCGCCACTACCGGCGCGCTGACTCTACCTTCCACAGCCGTCACGAACGGATCCTGGAATACGCCTGGCTGTCAGATCACCACGCGTACCACGGGATCCGGAGGAACGGCGATTGCTGTTTGTGCATTCCAGATCAATCCGTCTTCAGTAACATCCCTGACGCCAGCGGATGGGTCCTTAGCTAACACCGCCACATTCAGCATTAACACCACTACGAGCCATACGATTGACTTCCAGGCTACGTGGAGCACAGCAACGGGATCGCCCTCGATCACCGGGCAGATCGCCACCGGGACGATCGGTGGAGCCCCGGTAACTTCATTCAGCGGGGACGGAACGTTTATTTCGAACTCTTCTTCGACCGGGGCGATCACCGCCACGCTCGCCACGGCCGGTGCCCATAAAGCCTGGATGAATAACACCGGGTCGACCGCGGCACCGGGTTATGAGTCGATCGGGACTGCTGATCTACCGGCCGCCCTTGCGAATCAGACGAGCATTAATGGGTTAACGATTCCGGCCTCGGTAACCAGCGGAGGGATCGTATACGGATCAAGCACGTCCGCCATAAGCTCAAGCGCTGCGGGCACAGCCAAGCAGGTAGCGCTATCCGGGGGGGCTGGATCCCCAACCTTCATAGACTTCCCTGACGTCAAGCAGATCGTCCCGGCCAACTGCAATAACACCACGGCGGGAGCTGGAATGTCGCTACCAACCAGCGCGGCACCGACCCCGTTTTGCCGCACCGGCACCAATCTACAGACCGGCTATCTTCAGTTCGCCGCAAGCGTCCAGAGCGCCCAATCCCAGCTCGAGGTTCCCTCGGATTGGGATACCGCCACCGACCCCTACGTCCGCATCAACTACACGCAGAACGCAGCAACTGGATCCCAGGTGATCGCATTCTCGGTGGCGATCGGATGCTCTACCACCACAGACGACCCTAGCTTTCAGACAGCACAGACATTCACCACCACGACGACGGGCACCACAGCCAACACGCCATACACCCAAACGCTTCAGTTGAACTCGACCAGCATGACTAATTGCTCCGGAGGTAATGTGATGAATATCAAGATTGCCTCGACTTCGTCGGCTACCGCGGTGGCTAATCTTCAGTTAGTTACGGTAACGATCCCCAGGCTCCTGGCGGTCCAGGCGAACTAATATGAAGGCTCTTCTATTGGTCTTATGTTCCCTGCCCGCCTGGGCGACAATTACGCGCATTCAGCCAGCTACATCCGGGTCCACAACCCAAGGCGTGTGCTCCTCTAGTAGTGCCGTTACTTCCGAGGCATGTTCATTCACGTCAACCCCAACAGTTGGGAATCTAATCGTAATCTGGTGCTCGGCTGCCACGACGCAGACCTGGACGACCCCAACCGACAATCAGTCCGGTAATACGTACAACAACGTAGCTGCCGCTACCGGCAACCAGGCCGGCTCCACAGATGTAAGCATAGGGCTCTGGTGGAGTATAGTGAGCGGGTCAACCGGAACATTCACAGTGACCTGCAAGGCCGGAACCACAGCATTCCTGACGGCGCTAGTGATGGAGTACTCCGGCGTGGTAAGCTCCTCTCCCGTGGATACCTCAGCCGGGGCGGGAGGCACTTGTGCTCCGTGTACCGGCGGAACTCCAATGAGTCCCGGATCCATCACCACAACCAACGCCAATGACGTGATTATAGGAGCATGCTCGGTTTCAAACGGAGGTAGCGGAACAGCAACCTTTACGGCGGCAACCGGGTTCACCATTCAGAATCAGCAAACCAACGATTCAAGCTTTCAGCCTGCTGCAAGTCAGGATCAAATCGTATCCGTGGCGACCAACTACACCGCCTCGATGCAGTTTAGTATCAACTCCTCAGACAATTATCGTTGCGGGGTGGCGGCATTCAAAGCATCCGGTACGAATAACCCCGTGATGCCTCCCTCGATCCGATGAGATGCTTGGTTGCAGCCATCCTATTTTCTGTAGTCGCCTTTGGGGCGGTTTCGCGGGATGTAGTTAGCGGCACGATCGTAGATTGTGTCAATGACTCGGCGACCGACTCAGCCACATCATTAGGCTGTAATTTCGGACTACACACTAATTCAGCAGGAAGCTCCACTGGCACGGCAGTCAACACCACAGCAGGGGATTTCGTGGCCTGTGCGGTAGAGCTTTCAAACGCAAGTTCGTTTACGATCACGGACTCCGCGTCGCAGACATGGACCTTCGGGACCTCGCTCGCGGTTCATTGGTATCACCAGCAGGTCTACAAAATCAATTCCTCATCGATCAGCGGGGTGACGATATCGACCTCAACTGGCACGGCCATCGTGGTTCTGTGCGCGGCATTCAAGGGAGCTACCTGGGGGAGTACGGACATCCTGAAGTCCAATGACAATGGATTCACTGGAGGTACGTGTACCAACTGCGCGTGGAATGCTGGCAGCGGGATAAATCACCAGGCGAATGAATTTGGTTGGGTCACATGTGCGGATACGACCGCCGAGGAGCCCGTGAGCTACGCGGCCGGTTCCGGATGGACCGCCGGTGTAACATCCCTGGACGACGCGAATATGTTCGACGAGTGGCAGCAGATAACGTCGATCAGCTCCTATATTGGGAATGGGACCTATAGTAATGTAGCGAGTACTTCGAGCGACGTGGGCTGCATCTTCACCTCTTTCGATATCACACTCCCAACAACAGGAGGAGGGTCGACTATAAGCGGTTCAGCTACAATCTCAGGCAAGGCGGTGGTGAAATGAAGCGCGCTCTAGTTTTTATCCTTTCCATCCAACTAGCGCTTGGGGCGAGCCCTCCTAATATTTTCTTCACGGACATCTCCAGTGGACCGAATGCGGGGGGCGAATCAGGCTCAGGCGTGTACGTTACCATCTACGGGAAGAACTTCGGAAGTACGCGAGGCTCTTCAACGGTTTCATGCGGAGGGGGAGCGCCCGCGCAATACAAGAGCTGGCAGGCTGGCGTATGGGGCGGGGTTTCAGGGACCGAGTACGACAAGGTCGTAATCCAAACCGGATCAGGATGCTCGACGGGGAATATCACGCTTACGACCGCAGCGGGCACGAGTAACACCGTGCCGTGGACGGTGCGATCTGGAAACATCTACTGCGTCTCGACCAGCGGCAGCGACTCCAATCCCGGAACCTTCGCGGGCGGATGCTGGCTGACGATCTCGCATGCAACCAATACGATTGTGGCAGGCGATACGGTTTATGTGGAGACACTGACATTGACCACATGCGACCCGAACGCAATCGGCGGAGAAAATCCCTACCTTCAGATCAATCAAAACCTGAGTGGAGCTAGCGGCACACCTAAGGCGCTGTTGGTCTATCCAGGGGATACGGTCACGGTCGGTCAGGACGTGGCGAGTCCCTCTTGCTCTGGAGGTATCCAGGTCATCGGAACGGGAGGGGACGCTATACCGAGCAGCTCAGTCACAATCGGCACCGGATCAAAGACCTTCACCACGCACAGCGCTGACGGGATAAACGCGGGGAATCGGGTATTCATCTACAACAACTCCAACATCGCGGACTTCATGGAGGGGTTTGTAACCAGCGACTCGGGGACGACGCTGGTGGTCAATGTTGATACGGTTGGAGGCAGTGGAACATTCTCGGTCTGGACCGTTCTAAATGTGGTTACCGACTGGGTCATCGGCGCGTTTAAGGTTCTCGGAGGGCCAAATGAATCGGTCAGCCTCTATTCAACCAGGCGCATGACGGTAGTTGGAAATGAAGCGACCGCTAGCTATGCGAATGGGGAGCAGGGCGGGGCGTCCACGTTCTTCTCGAACAATGCGACGTGGCACGGAAACAACATCCACAATATATCGACCAACGTCGCCAGCGGCACGGTTACTGCGCTTCAGCAGGGCTTCTACCTCGGAGACGGCTCATCGGTTATCGAGTTTGGTTGGAACACAATCGCCAATGTGCCCGCATGTCGCGGGTTTCAACAGAACAGTTCAACCGACCCGGACACGTCCTATAGCGTGGCGATCCACGACAACGTGATCCACGACACCGCGTGTGATGGCATCGTCTACATCAACATGGATTCGTCGCAGGGTACTGGGATCAGCATTTACAACAACATTCTCTATAATGTCGGCCAAGGCCCCCAACCACCCGATGGCGGGGCTACCAATGGCATGTATCTTCAGGCGTGGCAGGTGCTAGCAAATGGGAATACCAACGTGTTTAACAACACGATGTATAACTGCGGAACGGCACACGCGAGCGCGGACTCCTGCTTCATCTTCTATCCAGAGAATGGCTTCGGCACGCTGACACTTACGAACAACATCATCTATCAACCTGCCAACACTGAATCGTATGTGACCATCTTGGCGGCCGGGCCTGGGTCGGATTGCACAACCACCTGCACGACTGTGAGTGGAACTAAAAACCTGATGTTCGGAGTGGGTGCTCCTCCGTCGTTCGCGTCCATCACTTCTACGGTAAACTCGAATCCTTCTATCGTTTCTACTAGCACCCCAGACTTTCACCTATCCTCCTCCTCGAGCCCGGCGAATGGAGCCGGATCGCACACTGGTGCCCCCACGTATGACGCTGACGGGTTAACGCGACCCAATCCACCGAGCATCGGGGTGTTTGAGTTCTCCGGAGCAGCCCCGGCTGGCGGGGGATCGGTGATCTCCGGAAAGGCTACAGTGAGCGGGAATGCCAAGGTGCAGTGAGGGCTAGGATCTGGTGGTCAGGGTAACCACAGTCTTCCAGTGGTCGCTTATCGTGCAGGGCTCCAGTATCTTTCTGCCGTTACACCGCTTAATGTTGTCGTTGTAGAGCACGCCATATTCCACGAGAATATCAAGCAGAGTAGTGTAAGCCCCGTCCTGATCTCCCTGTTGGTGTGCTACGGTCATTTCCACGTGGATATCGGGACTTTCGAGTTTAAGATTTCTCATGTCGGCCGGGATCTGGCAGGCTAGAGAGTCTAGCTTGGACTGAAGCTCTGAATTTTTTATAAAGATCACCTTCTGCGCGGAACCCTTGCCAACAATTCGGGGCATGTACAGGTTCTTCTTAGAGACTAATTGCCCGTGCAAAATTAGTTCGTAGGTCATGAGTGCTCCGCGTCGTGACAGCCATTCGTGCCCGGCCCAGTGCAGAGCAGCTCCATATTACTCAAGCGATCGTCTCGTCCATTTACCGCCCGGTGTTTTTTATGGTGGCATGTTAGGTGCTGCGTTTTTAGGTCGCAACGGGAGCATCTACCTCTTTGTCTAGCGTACAGCTCCTCGCGCCTGGCTCGGTATACCATCGCATGCAGACGCTTAATAGCCGCAAGGATCTGCTCCTTGGTTTGTCGGCGCACAGCGGACAGAAAGTTGCTATCCAGTTCCGGATCGTGCGCCGCGAAAGCCACCGGGAACCACTTTCCATCCGCATAGTCCTGGATTGTGGTGATCTTGCATCCGGTGATCTTCTCGACCTTACGGATGGCGCTCTCTGGATTCACTAGTCGGCCGCGGCGTTCTTCTTGCCCTTGAGGGCCTCGGCCCCCTGTTCGGTCCACTCGGAGTCGACCTCCTGGGTCATAGCCAGGATGATCGTTAGGGGGTCGTCACTCTCAGCCACAGCGCGGATATCCTCACGCGCCAGAAACTTGCGGAGTTCCTTGATCTTGGATAGAGAGCCTTTAATTACAAAGGAAGCTCCGGTGGCGTCATCGGCTCCCAGATACCCCTTCTCCTCGCAGTACTCCTTGAGTTGATCGTAGCTTTTCTCTGAAGCAGCCTTGATTAGCTTGGTGGAGCCGGAGTCGGACTGCGAGGTGAACTTGGAAAGCAGTAGGAGCTTCTGGCTTCCGGCGGCTCCGTACTGTTCCATCGTGAGATCCGGGAAGGCCGTGAGAATCTTTTTGGCTTCATACATCGTGCTGCGGGAGATCCCGAACTTTTCCACCACCTCCTTCTGGAGGAATTCACTGAAGGAGTCGTACCCGGCCTTGCCCCACACTTCCTTGTTTTTGCGGGCCAGGACTAGTAGTCTCCCAAGAACGGCCGTGAGCTTGTCGCGCCCAATCTCGGACTTAACAAGCAAGGAGCACGTGCTCTTGATGTACCGGCTGACGTCGCGGGCGTCGAGATCGTCCGGTACGGCTAATGTGATATTTTTTCCTGCACGCAACAAATCCTTTATCACGTCGGTTTCTGATGCGGTTGGGGTCAACATTTCAAGATTGTCCTTTCTTCTGCGGCATGGCCTGCGCGAGCACGACCTGGGTTACTTTTTCGATTCTGAAGGGGATGCAACTAAGCACAGGAACCTTTACGGCCGGCATCCCCAATGACGGAGTCATGTTCAACCCGAACTTTAGAGCGCTTGTGATTCCCTCTATGCCGGCGGCCTCGGGTGTTTCCGCGGTGATCCCGTCGATCTTGCCCACGAAGGTCACGCAGGAATTAGTAGCGGCGATACACCACACCTCGAACTGATCTATCATTGAACATCTCCTTTATTCGATCCGGTCGGACGGATCTCGGTTTCGCTCTTGACTTCGACTGAGCGCTGGAGCGCCACGAGCGCGAACCCGTACAGCGAACAGATATCCGCGTCAGGCTCGCAGGTAAACCATTGGACATGGGATCCATTAGTTCGGCGAGAGAAGATTGCCAGAGACTCCAGCCGGCCGCGTTCGACTTCGATGCGGGCCTCCTCTAGCATCTGAAGCATCGTTTCCTTTAGGGTGGTGGATTGCATGTCCGAGTTCGGATTTATTGTGCCTTCAGACCGAACCAGAATATCGCAATACGCGCATCTTGTCCACATTTATTCATGAGGCGGGCTCGTCATCCGCACTTGCGTTCTCAAACCGCATCAGGTGCGATAGAAACCTAAGCGGAACGGAACCCACAGGTCCATTCCTCTGTTTGCTAATGATGATCTCCGCCTTGCCTTTGTAGTCCTCGCGATCCCGGTTGTAGAGTTCGGATCTGAAGATAAACAGCACGGTGTCGGCGTCTTGCTCGATCGATCCCGAATCCCTCAGGTCGGACAGAATTGGGCGAAAAGACCCCCCTCGGCGCTCAGGCGCTCGGGATAGCTGGCACAACAGTACGATCGGAATCTCACACTCCATAGCCAGGAGCTTCAGGTCGCGCGTCAACCGACTGACCTCTTGATTCTTGTTCTCGGTCTTTTCGTGGGATCCGATCAGGCCCAGGTAGTCAATAAATACAGCGTGACAGCCCTCGTCCCGCGCAAGGCGGCGTATCGTTGAGATCAACTCCGGAGCCCGAATCCCGGCCTTGTCATAAATCCGAAGTCGGACATCGGATAGCTGGTCGACGGCCACCTGTAGCTTATAGCGCTCGTCCTTGTTGAGGTATCCGGCGCGAAACTTCTGGTGGTCCACGTGGCCGGCGGAGCACATCATCCTCGTGAGGATTGACTCGGCGGACATCTCAAGCGAGAATATCGCCGGGTACTTTCGCTTCCTGATCGTCAAGTGCTCTACGATGTTGCTCATAAAGCAACTCTTACCGGTGGACGGCCTCCCGGCGATCACGATCAACTCCCCGTCATGTAGCCCGCCGAGCATATCATCCAGGCGATCGTACCCGGTCGGCAGACCCAACTTTCTGCTTGATGGTTCCAGGAACGCTGTTAGCCCTCCGGGGAAGGATTCTATAGCCTGCATGACCGTCTGCCCGCCGTCATCCTGCTGCACCTGCACGCGTGACGCGATGTCCTGGAGGGCACTCGTGGCCTGCTCGACCAAAATCTGCGGGTTATCCACCGCATCGAGCGCCTGCTTCGCCAGGTCGCGGGCGGCGAAGATGATCTGCCGTAACCCGGAGCGGTCCTTAACCGACCGGCAGTACGTCGCGAGCGAGGTCTCAACGACCTCAGGAACGTCGGTGTCGAGTTCCATGAGGTAGGAGAGTTCCACCGACTCCAACTCCCCATGCCGCTGAAGCTCATCCATGAGCATAACCCTGTCAATCGGGTCGCCGCGCTCCTTGAGGTCGATCATTCGGCGGTAGCAGCGGCGATTGCGCTCCGTGCTGAAGTCGTCTGGCTCAAGCAGGCCCCTGACCGCATCGAAGCAGTCGGGCTTGATGAGGATCGCCCCAAGGATGATCTTCTCGATCTCCGGGGAAGCGGGCATACCTTTTTCTAGGGCGAGGTCGCCGGCGGATTGCTGGTGGGTTTTGCGGGGTTGGCTCACTCAGAACCTGTGCTCTTCCACCCGACACTGCGGGCAGCGCCACACTTCGAACCGGGTGTGCGCGATATCCTCCGTGAACCCGAAACCTGCGTACTGCATGTCGTGACGTCCGCATACTGCGGCCACAAAGGCAGACTCCTCGATCCGTAGCGAACCGTTCCAGTTGCGGAGGTGGTGTCCGGTGGACACCTTCCGGTACTTTCCCGCGGCAGGATCGAAAACTTGCTGGTCGGGCTTGAAGTGAGGGTTAGGGCGCCCTAGATTGATGTATGCCATCATACCGCCCACTCCCCGCTGAGGTCGGGTACGGGCACGTCCGCGGGCCTGTGCTGCGGCCGTAGCGGGGCTCCGACCACCTTACCCTCCAGGTTCAGCAGCGGCTGCGTGAGCGCGTAGTGGACTGTGCTATGGTCCTTCCGGAGGAACCGCCCTATCTCGGGCTCAGAGAACCCCATTCGCTTCAGGGAGTGGCAGGCGTGCCGGCGGGCCATGGAGGTGTGTTTCATCTGGCTGGAGGATAGGATCTCCTCGACTGTGGTGTGGTGGTCCGTGGCGTGGGCCTGGATCACATTCCGGATCCGCGGCGGCAGGATCGGCGCGCTCATGCCGTGGCCCCCTCGCGCTGCCTGACGAAGCACTCGTGGCTGCGCTTAACGTGCAGGCGTCCGGTTAGCTTGATGTGCTGGACCACGGTCTTGCACGCGAAATAACATCGGCCTTCCTGGATTCCGATACGGGCCGCCTTGCAACCAAGGCAGCGCTCCGGAAACATGATGAAGGTAATGGGGTTATCCTTCGTGGCGGGTCCCGGTATTGGGGTTGGTTCAGTCATTGAGCCCTCTAGGTGTCTGCCGCATAACAGCAAACGGTTTTAGTTTCTGATAGATAAGCTCAGCAAGCTCGAAGTGCTCCTCGTGCTCCAGATGAAGTTTCTCAAAAGCCCTCCGAATTCGCTGCTTGAGCATCTGTTCGTCTGTGGTGCAGTCGGAATAAAACCGGGAGACCTCCGGCCAGAAGATATCCGAACTCGGATCTCCCGGCAGCCCGTACGGTTTACGCAGCCCCATAAAAGTCCCCTTAGTGACTTCCATTATGGATTGGGCAGTACCAGTAACGGAATCCTGTGGTGATTTCGCTGTAACCGCAACGTTTGCATACCCAGTGGACATCGTGACAGCGCAGGCATCGTAGTGGGATTGTTGTTCGCGCCCATCGGTGCCCCAGGAGCCTACAAAGCCATCTCATTCGTCATCCTCGTCGTCGAGATCATCCTCATTCAATTCCTCACTGCCTTCTTCGTCGTCGAGGAGTTCGTCATCCTCGAGGTCGTCTTCATCGTGTTTTGGCACGTACATTTAGACTCCTTTTTGTCGAGCGATTCAGTATTCCGCCGGTGCCGGTTCCTGCCCGTCCGCCGGCGGGAACTTCTCCACAAAGATCCGGCGTAGGTCGATGGGGGCGGGGAACCAGTTGTACTTATCCAGCGCCATATCCACCATCCAAATCATTGGATTAATGGGAGTTTTTATCTTTGGGTGGATTAGCGTCACTAAACTAAGCGCCTCCGCACCGGGGTTGATTATATCCGAACTCGGATCAAAGTCGTCAAGTGATCCGCCTTTGATCGCCCAGTCCAGCCGGGCCTCTACGATAACCGGGTGTGCGATCCGTAGCAGCGCCCCGGCGACCGCCTCCACGCCGACGTCGAGCGCCGGGAATCCCTTGAGGTGCTTCATGCGGTCCATCCGCTGTATTCCCCAGTCAAGTGTTTCTTCGTTAAAGTTATACACTGCGTTCTTTTAACTCCCTTTCTTCTTTACGTTTACGTAGCATTTCTCGGGCTGAGGCGATGGGGTCTGGTGGGGGTTGCTTACCGGCGGGCGTGGCCATCCAACGCATCTCTGTCAGAAGTTTGTACCAGTTCGGTCGGTTCTCATCCCCGACTTTGAGGATCCAGGGAAGCGTTAACCATCCCACCTCCTTGCCGCGCGCCACATGAATCGCCTGAGCTAGCTCGCAAACCTCATCAAATTTTTCCGCAAAGTCATCGCCGCGGTATTGACACAACCGGAGCGCTTCGATCGGGGCGTACCGCCCCCATTCATACTTGGCGGCCGGTACCATCCGGTTCCATTCTGCGGGATGATCCCGTAGCGGCAGGGCGTCGCTAGGCGCATCGGATACTTCCGGGGTAGGGTTACCCCTCGGCACCGGCACTTCGATCGCAGGGCGCGCGGGCGTGCGCTGCGGTGGGGGTGAATTTTCAATAAGCCCGCCTGCACGCCAGGAGTGAGGGTCTTTCACAAACCCCAGCATCGGATACCCCTCGCGTTTCGCCCAATCCGAACCATAATACCCGTCGAGCGCTTCTGCTAGCTCATCTTCGGTGATCTCGACTGAACCCCACTTTTGTGCCGCCCGCTCGAGGATCGGCTTGTTGGGTTTTTTGAACCCGCGATGCCGGCGCCATTGGTGTAGAAAATCCTCAAAGGCAACAAAAACTCCTCGTGCGCGCGAAGAAGTTTTTTCTTGGTTTGTAGTTTGAGTTTCAGAAGAGAGAGAACTAGAGTCAGATTCAGACTCAGACGCGCGTGCAATGCCATTGCATGGTTTTTCCCAACGCTTTTTAGCATTCTCGGAATAAGATTCTCCCTTTGTTTCCGCTAAGATACGTTCATCTTCAAGCCTTCGGTTGACTAGACCACCACTTGCATTTTCATTGAAGCATCTTGAAACTTGAACCCAACATTTTTTCACAACTCGTACCGATTCCCCGGCGATCCGGGCGATCTTAGTGATGTCGTTTGGGACTGATCCATTCACCCAGGAATGGTTCAAGAGGGCGATGTAAAGCCCCTTTTCGCACATACTCATAAGGCGAACATTCTCGTCGGTGTCGAAGTCCTTAGGATAGAGACGGTAGTATGGAAGGTTGTTCATTGGACAACCTCCCTCTTGTCTCCCGCCAGGAATTCCGTAGCGGTCCTGGAATTTTTACTAAGGTTGCAACTAGCGCAGGATAGGGCTTTATTGTCTTTTTTATCATCACCACCATGAACGCGAGGGTACATGTGGTCCACATGCCAACGACGCCCGTCAGGCCCAAGCTCACAGTCACCAGACTTCCGGCAGTAGACACACACCCACTCCTGTGGCTCATAACCCAACCTCCTAGCGATGCGCCGACGCCAATTAATCGGCGGTTTTTGTCGCTTAGGATTAGCGTCCGCCCGGCGCCGTCTTTCAGCTTCTACTTCATTCTCAAGCCACATAAACGCTTGTTTCTTAGGACCATCAGCGAGCATCCCTAGGATGTCTTTAGATGAAAACGACATACAACCACCTCTTTCAGTGAGGTCAAATCCAGAAACGCCGTCCGCCTCTGGAAACTGGTTGTATCCAAGTTTCCATAGTTCACGCACTGTCTCATTGTAAAAATCCAAAAGTTCATCCACTAGGCATATCAACTTAGCGGCCTTCATGAATGGGTTTTCTGAATCAGAAAGACGGAATATATCCGCGCGCTTCGATAGCTGCTCGCGTATCCGTTCGTCAATGTCATCTTCCGTGGGCATAGAGCCTCCATGTCCGAACTCGGACAAATTTAACCTGAAATTTTTGTGGTCAAGTATTGTACAGGAGGGGGCGTCTGGGGTACTCTAAAAGAGCACCGGCGGGACGTCCGCGATTCTGAGCCAATCGCTGACCGTCTTCTCTTGGCAGACTGAGCGGGGAGCACCAAACCCCGCTCACCTGCCAAACTCAAGAGAAAACTCCTACATCATAAACCCATATAAACGTGGCCGTCAAGGATTATTTCATTGCCTCGGTCGGAACTTGGTGATACGCTTGATCCGTAAGGAGTTTCCTATGGTCCAACCTCCTGTTCTTTCGATGCTAGCGTACTGCTTCGCGCTTGGATGCTTTATTCTGGGTGTGGGGTCGAGGTGGTGGTGGTCTGCTCCGCAGCCTTATTACCCTACGTTCATTTCAGCCGGGCTAGCTTTCTGGCTGTTCGGTATGGAATTCGTGCCGATGATTTTGGGGAAGTAGCGTCCATGATCCTGATGGGACTTATATACTTAAGTACAGCGAAGTCGTAGAATGCTTAGAGCTTTTCAGTTCCGCCTGAAGCCCAACGCGAGCCAAACCGCTATGCTGGAACGCATTCTCGCGGACAATTGCGAGACGTACAACGCGTGTCTAGAACACAGGATCAACGCGTACAAGTACGATAAAAAGTCAGTCTCGTACTATGACCAGCAGGTGGAACTGACCGAACTTCGCCAAGACGAACGCTTTCGATGGATGGCGTGCGACATCATGCGCGACCCGCTGAGGCGAGTTGATCTCGCTTTCAGGGCTTTCTTTCGTCGATGCAAATCAGGTCAAAAACCCGGATTCCCTAGATTCAGAGCGCGGGCGCGGTACGACTCCTTCGCGTTTAGCCTGCCGACATGGCGCGCTCGCTCGATCAAGATCCCCAATGTCGGGGACATTCGCGCAAAGGGCGGCCGGCTGATTAACGGCAAAGCCAAGGTATGTACCGTTAAGCGCGAAGGGAAGCGCTGGACAGCGTCGGTTGTCTGCGACATCGGTGAAGCGCCGCCCAAGCGCGTTATATCGCGCGCCACCGCCATCGATGTCGAGCTGACCACGCTCGCGACGCTGAGCAACGGTCAAGTGATCGACAATCCGCGCTGGACCAAGCACTATGAAGACAACATCGCTGAAAAGAACCGAGCGTTAGCGACCAAGAAGCGGGGCTCGCGGAATCGGGCCAGAGCACGTGAGGCTCTCAGGCGCGCTCATCAGAAAGCCGCCAATGCGCGGCTTAACTACCTGCATCACAAATCCAAGGAACTCGTGGCTGCTTACGATCTCATCGTTCACGAAGATCTGGCGATCACAAACATGACTCGATCAGCCAGTGGTACGGTCGAGAACCCTGGTAAGAATGTCGCGCAGAAGCGCGGCCTTAATAAATCAATCATGGATGCCGCATGGGGAATCGTGCTGTTTCAACTCGCATACAAAGCAGAATACGCTGGTGTGCATGTTGTTGCAGTCAATCCACGCGGCACCTCGCAGCGTTGTAGTAATTGCCGAGAGCCTGTTTCTAAAAAACTCTCGCAACGCGTCCATTCTTGTCCTAACTGCGGCCTTGAACTTGGCCGCGATCACAACGCCGCGCTTAACATCTTGCAACTAGGAATTTCTGCGCTCGGGATGAGCGCTGCGGGCGTAAGCCTTCAAAATCTGTACTCATGTATATAATTCCCATAGTCTAAATCAATACCGTAAGCAGCGAGGCGGCCCGGCGCTCCGAAGTCTACCGAAGCGTCGGGCCTACACAGGAGAAAATCATGAAAATTGCAATCGGAATTCTGGCTCTGGCGCTCACAGCGTTTGGACAGACGACATTGACGTGCTCCGGACCCTGCGGGGGTAGTAGCGGCACCGCTGGAGCTATAACAGCTACATGGAACAATGCAAGTAACGCTGTTTGGGTCGACAATAATGGGATGATAATCAGCGGCGCAGGCGTCGTCGGCAATACCCGCAAACCAAAAACCCCACTTATGACGATCGCACTGGTTCGCAACTCAGCCAAACCCCTGCCGGCGACAGCGCTTGCGCCCTCTACCTACCTCAAGCTGGCTGCATCGATCGGCCTCAGTTCCGCGGCGACCGACGAAGCTAGGTTGACTATGGCAATCTCAGATCTAGGACTGAAGGTTTACGACTTCAATAAAGTCGACGAGTACTTGTTCGACCAGGCATACAAAATCAACCCGAACACGCGTTGGGTATGGAAGCCGATGCGCGAGGCAGATATGCACGCGATTGCCGCGGTATCTCCAGGAGGGTGGATCAGTCAACGTTCCGGCATGGGAACCGTGGAGAGTAAGCAGTACGCCCAGAAGATCCCGGCTGGGGTTCTAGCTACGATCGGGGCGGTACTCGAGAAGATGCCCGACGCCGTATTTATGGTCTCCGACTACGAGACCGTCAAACCCGATCCGTTTCTGTGCGTGACTACCGGGAAGTTGGCGCCGGAAGGGAAGATCTGGATAATCTCCCAATGGGATGAGCCTGGGTTCTCGGACGGAGAATTGATTCGCAGTACTATCAAGTACGAGGGGGTCCAATGAAAGAAGTGCAGATCACGATTGACGGGCTGAATTACACGGTCCCGCCGGGGCATTACACACTTACGGAGCTGGCGGCCAAAGCCAAGATCGAGCCGCCCCCGGAAGATCCAGAAGCGCCCACCACGATCGAACCAGTCCCGCTGGGGCTGATGGAAGTATTCAGCACCAAGTCAACCGAGATCAAGGGCGGGGAAATCTTTGTGTCGGTTCCGGGTGATGTGCTCAAGGTCCCGGCGCAGCCGCTTCCTCCGCACCCGCATCCGGTCGAGCACATGGAGATCATGACCACCAAGCTGCCGAACGCTAAGGTGGGGGATGCCTACAACGCGGCGATCATGGTCGCCGGCGGGCAGGGTCCATTCACGATCACACTCGCCAGGCTGGGGGGTTCATTACCCACAGGGCTGAGCCTCGACACGCACAGTGGGGTGATCACCGGTACGCCGACGCAGCCGGGGACGGTTCCATTCGCGGTCGAAGCCAGCGACAGCTTGGGGTCCAAAGCTCCGCGCAAAGACCTGGTGATTGTCGTTATTCCGTAGATCCGGTTTCGAACTTGCACCGCGCGGGGTGGGCGAAGTAGCACGCCGCCCCGCGGTCGGTGCCGTAGATCTCAAACCCCTCACGCAGCAGCCTGACGCCACCTGCAATGTTCTGATCCGGGTCCAGCCAATCCACAACACCCAGCCACGCGGCAGTAGATCGGTGAAGCTGGAATAGGCCACCATCATCAGTATCAGAGAGCTTACTGGGGTCGAATCCACTCTCCCGCGCCACTATCGCCAGCGCCAGTGGTGCCAGCCGCGGGCCGGCGGCGGCCACGATGCGGTCCTGGACGGCGTGCGGGCTCAGAAGGGCCGCAGAGACCTTCGGCGGGTGGTCCTGCTCCCATAGTGGAAGGGCCGCGAAGAGTAGCGCGGCCATCAACCTCAAGCTGGTACCGCCTTACTCAAAACGTAGCGGTCGATCATTCTCGATAAAGCGCCTTTCGAGTAGTTCACATCTCCCGCCCCGTGCTGGCTGATCGCAAACCGGTAGAAGTCCCCAGGTGTAGACCATTTCTTGCGAAGCCGCTCATCCTCGCGGTGGAGTCGGGAGCACTGAGCCTCCGTGGGGGCTTCCTCGCGCCATTTAGCACGCGTCACATGGATCGCCCATTCATCCTTAGGGACCAGTGCGTCTGCGATCCTGAGCGCGTCCTGGAGCGCCGGGACCGTATCCTTTAGGCTGCGGATCCCGTTCACGGACTGGTACACCTCGTGCCGTCCAAGCGCGTTGACCCGCACCTCCAAGGCGCAGGCTTTGGTGTTCAACTGCAACACTCCATCCAGTATCTCAAGCCAGGAGAACTTGCTATAGCGGCGGACGTCGGGACGGACCACCGGAGCCCGGAAGATGTCCACCGAATCCACCTGGGCGCGAAGCTCCTTGATGGACTTGGCGTCCTGGATCGAGGGGTAGCGCTGCAAGACCTGCTGGACTTCCTTAGCAGCCTCGAGCGCGTTGCCTCCGTCGAGGTCGAAGTCGGCCTTAAGCCCGAATAGGGTCGGAGCACACTGGATGGAGTGCCTCCCGAGGAGATCACAAAAGTCAATGATGATCGCGTGAGGCTTTACCCAGCCATCGTATCCGCCTTCAGTCATCCGCTCGACGGACGGGAAACGTCTGAGCACCCGTCCGACCGACTGGCGATACCGCAGGCTCGACTTAGTCGGGGAGCACATAAGAGCTACCGACGCGGCCGGAGCATCGAACCCTTCTTGGAGGACAGAGCAGCTCGCAATCATCCGAATGTCGCCAGCCTCGAACGCGGCATAGATCCGATCGCGCTCAGCCCGTTTAGTATCCCCACTGACAGGTACCGCCGGGATCCCGTGAGCGCGGAACATCTCAGTAAGGGTGTGTGCGTGTTGCACATTAACCGTAAATGCAATCGCCCGCATTCGTTCCCCGTATCCGAGGTAGCGATCGAGGATTAGCTTGTTGCGCTCTGGATTGTCGAGTGCGTTGCTGAGATCCTGCTCGAGGAAGTCTCCCTTACGCGTGCGAGCCATAGAAACATCGAAGTCCGTCGTGACTCGATACCCCAACACTGGCGCAAGGTAGCTGTACATTCGCCCGTCGATGACCGGACCGTCCTCCATCAGCTCGCGGATCGAGATCTCGTATGTGATCTTGTCGAATACCGCTTCAAGCCCAACCCCGTCGCTGCGATCGGGAGTTGCCGTGATCCCGACAAGGAGTTTGCCATGGTCGATATTAGGTTCAGCTTTATTCAGCCTCAAGTGCCGCAGCGCGTGCAGGTACTGGAGCGACAGGACGGCGTGGCATTCGTCGACCACCACCCACCGCACGCGTTCTTCATCGAAGCGCGCAAACCGCGGCGATACGCCATCGACCTTCCCGATAGTTTGCAGCGAGCAAATCACGATGTCCGAGTTCGGATCTGCGTGCTCTTCGGCCTTCTCGATCCCCACGCGCAGGTTTGGATTGTTCCGTGTGAACGTGCGAGCAGCCTGCATGACCAGGTCGTCCCGGTTAACGATGAACATCCCCTGCTCGCCGCGCTGCTGCTTGAGGAGATCAGGGATCCGGGATACGATCTCCGTCTTGCCGCCCCCACAGGGCAATACCCATAACTGCCGCCGGATGCCCGCGCGATAGTCAGCCAGGGCGGACTTGAGGCACGCGCGCTGATAGGGGCGAAGAGGCACTCAGATTGCCGCCTCTGGGGTCCATGAGGGATGCTGATTAGAACGCTTCCAGAATAGATGCTCATCTCCCCGCATGAGTATAAGGTGAGCGATCACATCATCGGTTGGGACTAGGGATCCAGCAAAGGAGTTCTCGTAGTACCCGATCGGGTGAAGGCAAAGGCAGCACAGGATGCTCAACTCATCCCCCTTGGTGGTCATCGCGATAGTAGGGCGCAACTTGCGGAAAACGTACTTGATCTTGCTGCGCTTACTAGTCTCGATAAACATGCCCGTCAGAAAGTATTGTCTCCAGGCGCGGTGTGACACTAGGGTTTTTAGGGTCCCGAGCGCTCTGAATTCTGACTCGAGCTGCCAAGCCTCTGAACATCCCATGGTCCGCATGTCGTAGGTGGAGCGCTTTACGGTCTGAGGACCCCACTTAATCTTCCCGCCCTGCGACCAGACCTCGATACGATTCCGGTATTTCCAGGACCAGAACGTGTTGCGGTGGTGAGTGCTTTCGTCAACGTCTGAATTCCGGCAGACATGTAGCGATGTACCCTCAGTCGCGATCGGACCCGATAAAACCTTAGAGAATGGGTAGGATGGTTCGATCGTAAGACTCTCTCCCCGAAGCGGCATGGGAATGCCAGCCCATTCATAAGCGTCTTCGGCCAGCAGGTTCACTGCGCGCTCGATTGAGTGCATCGAAATCAGCCCGTCCGAGGACTGGTTTCTGTACTCCTTGTCAGCCGCCAGCGCTTCGTCCCACAGCGACAGCGCGCGTTCCCTCTGCGCTAACTTCCTTACGACGACCTCCGCGGCGTCCTCGGCCCCCCGTCGGCGCCATAACCTCTGCTCGCGGCTGTTCTGTCTCTGCCGAAGATCCAGCTTCCTTCTCGAGGCCTTCCCCATATTCCTCCTTGCTGTCTTGTTCTTGAGCTACGATCGGATCGAAATCCGCAATGATGTAGCAGTTAGTGCTTTCGTTAAACCCCAGAGCGCGCTCAAACTTTTTCTCTCCGTCACGCTCAACCTCCACTAGAAGCGCGTACCCACGACGCAGCATGTCCCGGATAATCCTACCCGTGCGAAGCGTCTCGGCCGGGTTGGTGTTGTCAAATGTGAGCTTTGTGTCGCCTGCGCCCACATTCAGTATGCTAAGCTCCCCCATGGTACTGCCTCCTTAAATCCTCAATCTCTTCTTCGCTCAGCGGCGATATCTCAGCGCTCCTGAGTGACCCATCCTTGTTGCGCGTCACATCCACAAAAACATCCCTACCTGAGTTCGGATCGACACCCAAGTGCGAGTATGTATAAAACTTAAACGGCTCAGAGCTTGAAGCCACCGCGAGTCTAAAGTGCTTCGCTGGCCGATATATAGGCAGATAGATCGCCTGCCGTCCCGACGCGGGAGGGAACACATACCGCGTTTGCGGCACCCCATCAAGGTCGAGCGTTACACAGATCGGACTGCTGATCTCGATATCTAGGGCGACGTAGGCACATGCCTTCCTATGGCGATGGTAAGCCGCCTGCACTCTGCGCGCCACCGGCATCACCACCGGCAGCGAAAGGAAAGCAAGAAAGACGCGGCGAGTGGTCATCTCAACTCCTTCGCTACGGACGTAGTCTCGGCATCGTAAACGATGTCGCGAGCAAGATAGATCGCACGCATGACGCGATCGTTGTGTATTGCAGGCTTTTCATTGCCGTTAGGAAGCCATCCCGAGAGTAGGGTCGAAGCTACATTCGAAATCTCCAGCGCCCGTACGGATATCCTGATCTCGCGCTTCAAATCCTCAAGCTGTTCGTTGGTCATCAGTCCTCCCAAAGTCCACGTACGCGTTGTAGCGCGGGTCGTGCGGATTGTTCATATTCCAGAAGTGGGCGGCCATGGGTGGAATCAGGCTGTCGCGGCAAACCTCAGCGCCATTAAAGGGGAGATTCCCAGAAGAGGTCCTAATCCTGTATACCTCAATCAACCCCCTAGACGGGCCAGTGTGGTTGCGTTCGCGTGCGACTAATCCGTCGAGCCATTCGAAAAGATCCTCACCCACAAATATGTGAGTGGGTCGCTCCTTTCCGAAGCACAGCGAGTCGAACTTATCGATAAGCTGATGCGCTGTCATCGGTAAAACTCCCTTCGGAGCATGGGAACCATGACAGCCGGCAGTCCGGTGGTATCCTCAGCCAGCGCCGCGCGGATAGCCTCCACGCTCGCGTCAAGCTGATCGAGCCAATGAAAGACTTGCAGTTCCATCGTCTGCGGTTTGATATCCCCAAACTCACCGTGATGCCCGCTCACGCCATGTAAGAGTTTCAGCTCTAGATCCACCGGGAGCTTGTGCTTCCGCGTGTAGTGCCATAGCAAATGCGCCCCGATGATCACGTGGCCCACGAGGTCCCCGATCGGCGTGTAGGAGAAACCTAGGTCTACGCTGAGTTCCTTAGTTTTGCCAAAATCGTGGACCACACAGTAAGCCAGCAGCAGATCCCGGTTGATGAGCTTGTCGTAGTGCATCGCTACGGATTCAGAGAGCCACCAGAGCGAGAGGATGTGCTCCAAGAGTCCACCCAATTTTGCATGGTGATTTCTAGCGGCCGCCGGCGACCGCAATAACACCGACTTGATTTTCTCATCGGTGAGCATATCGATGAGCATAGCCTTGAGCGGCTCCGACTGTATCCGGGTTCGGACTTTCTCTACTAGTTCGCGGTGCATCTCCTCGGCGGGCCGCTCCGAGCATGGAAGGAAGTCCGCCATCTGTACGGTGGCCGGGTCAGCGTAGGTCAAATCCGTCACGTTCAACTGCGGCTCACCGCGATAATCCTCGACTGTGCCGATCAGCCGCACGAAGTTCCCGGCGATCGGGATTTCGGTGTTCGCCGGCGGGCTCCAACACTTCGCGTCGAGCGAGGCGGTCTTATCTCGCACTACGAGCGACCAATAGGCGGTGTCCTTCTTGGTGCGCTTAGCTTGGCATTCCGAAACCAGTACGACCTGGTCGAGCGAGTCGCCGGGCTTGAGAGACCTGAGGGTCATTTTTCCAACTCCCGTATCCACGCCTCGGCTAGCACAGCCGAGCGCTTATTCTGCATCGTACGCACGCTTGCGGCATGCCGCTTGAGTGCCAGTGCCCAGGTGTCTACCATCGATGGGTAGCCGTCGAGCACAAGGCAGACGAGTACCCACATCCCGAGTAGCCCCGCAACTCCGATGAGGATCGCCATCAGGAGATCTTCCTCCCTTCGTAGACCCTACGGATACATTCGTTAAAATAGCGACCTTTGGACGACGCCGCCATAAAGTTACGGTGTTCATCGGAAGGGACGTCCACGTATTCCCAAAGCTGCCCGGACGAGAACAGCACTCGCAGTGAGTGAGTCTCCTCTCGGTATCCGATCTTGTCGATGTTGCTGCTATCGACCGCGACCATATCAAAGTCAGCCATTTCCGCTCCTTTTCATCGCGAAGTTTATGTCTTTAACAGCCTTGCAGCCAGGTATCTTCATGCTATCCTGAAGCTTCTTGGCCCAGTAAGTTATCGCCTGTTCATTGACGATCAAGAACGGAACCTCCTTCTTCTCACCCTTGACTTCTATGGTAGTGAGTAGGGGTTGTCGTCCCTCTGCGATTGCCACGATAAGCTCCATCACGTTATCCACTTGCCCCATCCACGGACGGCGGATCTGCTGACCGTCCACTTCCGGTTCATTAGAGGCGAGTACGACGTCGGTCACGATCGCCTCGGCCTGCTCCTCTAGTTCCCGCGCGGCTTTGATATCTCCCCGGCGCCGGGCCTGCTTGGCCTGCTCGAGCAGTTCCTGGCGGGCATCCTCGCCGCTCGCCTTGATGTTCTCCTCCTGCGCGGCCTTGGTGGCTTCGAGGGCTTGGATGTAGGGTTTCATCAGAGCCTCCGCCTTCTCTCTGATGGCCTTATATGGGTCTGTCCAGCGCTTGATGCGGCCGGTGATCGATTTGTGCATCCGATAGGCCGTGTCCTTGTCGGCTTCGAACTCATCCTCCACGGCCTTAATGCGCGACGCCGCAATCTGGGCAATCTCAGAGGCGCGTCTAAAGCTCACGTCGTCCTCGACGGTGATCTGGCTCAAGGCTAGCGCCAGGCGAGCGGCATCCCCGATTTCCCCTTGTGGTTGGCGCGAAAGGTCCAGCGTAATCGCGCCGGTAAGCTCCTTAGTTGGCACATTTTCTCCTTTTAGGAATTTCCCTACAGATGCAGCACAGTCGGCCATCAGCCAGGACTCGACGCTTACCGCACTTCGGGCAAGGTTGAGTTTTCAAAGCAGCCCCGCTTCCTTGCGGGCGTTGTATACATTCAGAGCCCCACGCCAAATAGAAGACCAACGCGGTTCATCGAAGGACTTAAGGACGCCACGAGAGACATCACCACCGGGAAGATGCAGACAGCGCTTTCTCAGCTTGGTTTTTGGATGATCCCGGATGAGCTTAGAAGCCCAGTTCCGCAGTTGAGGCTCATCCGACTTCGGGATATCGGCCCCCTCGATAATCAACTGCTCGTAGGCCGCCAACTGTACGCCAACCAATTGGGGCATAGACGATCCGGTTTTCACGTCGATCAAAAGAACATCGCCGTTCTTATCGAGACCCACAATGTCGAAAGTCCCGGCAAATCCTAGCGTGATGTGCGCCATGGAAATTTCCCAGCCATGAGCGATAAATCCGATGTCAGACACAAACTGCCGGTACTGCCGCGCGTAGGGTCTGATTAGCTCGTGAGTACCTTCCTCCGAATACTCCCCGGTATCGATCAGGCGCGCAGCCTCATGGGCGGCCTGTCCACGCATGCGGTACTGCGGATCCTCCTTGATGCTCCATCCGTTCACGAGCCCAGTTGCGCGCATGATGGTGGTGACTGAGGGAAGTAAGCGTCCCGATGCGTGATACTCATGAAGTAAAGGATCAAAGCTGAGCATTGCGCGCTCCTAGCTTTATCCCGCGCCGTGGGTTGGGGCGGTACGGTCCATCCAGAGAGCGCTTATGTTTTAGTCGGTACAAAATACACTGGATCGTAACACCCTTTCGTCTCGCGAACTCGCCCAATGTGATCCTCTCTCCATCTAGCTCCAAAAAATGGTTGGAACGCGTATTATTAGCCTGTTCTTTCTTTGTTGCCCACTTGCAGTTTCCCGGTTCGTAATTCCCGTTGTTATCTCTGCGCTCAATGGAGTATTCAGGACCGGGGCGCGGACCCATGTCGGACAGGAAATTTGTAAACCCGTCAACCGGATCTAGCCACCGCTCACAAACCATGATGCCGCGCCCGCCGTAGTTCTGGTATGTCGAAGTAGGCGAAACAACACAACACCGATACTTTAGCGAATACCAGGAATTGTATTCAAGAGTTTTGGATAAGCCGTCTCTTGAATTAACGCGTAGTGCTCTACCTAGGCAGCCACACGACCGAGTCGGTTTACGTGGAGCCAGAAGAGCACTCGCCCGCACGTAACGTTCTCGTCCGCACTCGCAAAGACACCTGATCTTTAGGGTTATGGCCGGAGCACGCATAGATTCTGGGCATTCGATTACATGAAGACGCCCGAATGTGTCCCCTGCTTTAATTGGTATTTCTTTTATTGGGTTAGGGGTAAAGGTCAATAAAGCGCATCTGCGCGAGCAGAACTCTCTGCGGTTGCTGCCGACAACTTGACCGCTCATAACTAAGAACGGAGTGGAGCACCGAACACACTTACGCACCAACGGAAGCCCACTAAGATCAAAAGCCGGAGTGATTCCCGCTGAATGTGCTGCGCATCTAAATATCCTAGGTTTTTTCTTGGCTGTTCCACCAAGAATTTTATGGCATTCGCAACGGGGGTTAATTTCTTCCATATTCCCCCTCCCTAAAGGGGTTCTCGCTGGCCGGGAGTTAGGGCTCCCGGCCGTGGTGCGAGAAACTTTCAGGCATCGACGCCCGAAAGAAAAGTATGCCACGCGCGAGGGGCGTGAAGCAACGGCAGAATCTAGCATGGGTATACAAGTACCCCGTCCGCGTCCGTGATATCCACGCGGATGCCCTGCTTCTCGGCGTTATGAGCCCACCGCACCAGCCCATCGACCGTTGGAGAAGCCCCCCACTCGACGCGCGTGCCGTCAACCAGAACGCGGTATAGGATGTAGTTTTTCATTTTGCTACTGCCTCCTTCTTCCCTTCGCGGTGCTGCCGGTTGAGCCCGTCCACGGAATCCGCGATATCCCGCAGGCAATTCGGATCGTAAAGCGTCCCACCGCTCGGATGGAACACGTATTTTCGCCATGGCGCGTACCAAGAAACCATCCCCAGGCGAACCAGTCGATCAGCCGTCAGGACCTGATGCACCTCGGTCTTCCCGGAATCGGAAGGCCCCACCAGCTCTATGCAAACGTATTTACTCTTCATCGAACAAACCCAAATCGTCTTCATCCGAATTCGGATCTACACCCGCCGTCACCGGCTCGGCAGCGCCTTCAATCCCTTCGATTAGGGATTTCTTCAGGCACGCCTCAACCGTAGCGGCGTCCGCATTCAAAATGTCGAGATCCCAGGAGTTCATAATCGCGAGCATCGACACGCCGTACTTCGTTGCTGCGTCCTTAAGCAGGATCGCCTCACGGGTCTTTGAGAGCACCTGCATGAACGTCCGAAGCTCGGAGGGGTTCATATTCTTGATGTCTACCGGGTCCGTCAGAAACTCCGCGAGATCAAACCCGCCGCTGTCCGAATAGCGTTCGACGCCGATCGAGATCGCCAGTTGCTTGCAGTCCTCCGGCCAGGATTCATCGAACCACCGGACGAACTTGTTCCAGCCGGCGCCGCACATGACGCCCGCCCCATGCGGGTCGCGTAGGAACTGAGGCTTGTAATCGCGCAGCAGGGGCGGAAGGATCGCTAGCGCCGGGTCCACCTGCTCCTTCTTGAGCCCCTTCAGATCGCGCCCCATGAAGCCGCGCAGGAACTCCGGGAAGGTCTTACGCGTAAGCGTCTCGGGAGACACGGTCGGCAGGAGGTCCGTCATCTCGAGCAGAATGTCCTTGACTGTCTTCTTGCCGTCGATGGGGATCGGAGACTTGGACTTGTCGGCCTTGGCTGGCTCGCCCGGCTCCGCTGCGGCAGGCGCAGGCTCCGGATCGCTGATCTTCTCCGGCGGTACGGTCTCCGTGAATAGGGGTGGCTCCTTGTCGTCCTGAGCCTTGGGGGTACGCACCTCAGGAGGGGCGCTGGGTTTGCGGGTCTCGGCGGGTCTCGGGGTAGCGCTGGTATTGTCTCGCTTTTCGGGCTCTGCGGGCGCGTCCGACTTCGGACTCTCGGAAGGCTTAACCGCGACTACGACCTCGGCAGCAGGCGCATCCGTAGTCTTGCGGCCAACGGTATAGGGGTTATCAAGCTGGCGCTGAGCCTCGTCCCGGAAGGCCCCGTTACCCGCGTCGCCGCGCTCCTCGGGGAGACCCTCGATTTCGTCAGGGAGGTACATGCCACCCAATATATCCGCTGCCACAATGCGCGCTACTCGCATGATCGCCCTCCAGCGCAGCATGTCTTTTTTGTAGCCCCAGTTAGGCTTGCTAGTGAGTCCCAACTTCTGCGCCTCGGCGATCGTGAAGCTGTCCTCGAACTCCATCGTTTCGTCCGGACGCTGCATCCAGACCGTAGCTATCTCATCCGTGGATTCCTTGATTTTGACCTTGAACTTACGCCCAAGGAGCAGCGCCAGCGCCAGGTCTCCCTGGATGCCGGCACGGATCTGATCCCCATCACCATCCTTGCCGCGCTTCACGAGCGGGTAGATCGACCGAAGCCCGTGCGTCCATTGCGCCCCGAGATCCTCCGCCATTGAAACCAAATAAAAAACCGAGGCTTCGTCGCCTCGCACAACAGGGCTGATGAATGCCGCGTTGCAGATCGCCTTCGAGAACCCGTACATGCGGTTTAATTTGTCCTCAGGGGGCACCCCGCGGAACCATGTCTTGTTGGTGATATCCGGGACCGAGGCCGGCGCCGCCGCGGCAGGTGTCGCCGCTGTAGCTGCGACAATCTCAGTCTTTGGTCCTTCAGGTGTTGCCATCTTTTTCTCCTTTTAAATTTGTGGTCTGTGCCGCCTCCGGATACTTAGCAAGCATCGCACGGTAGAATTGCAAATTTAGGGTAGATATTTTGAACCCCAGATCGTATTCTTTTAGAACCTCGCGCAGCGCACCAAGTAGTTCGCGTTGTGCAGCTCGCAATTCTAAAACCTCACATGCGGGACAAGATTCTGGTAATGGGAGATCATGAATATGAGACGCCTTCGGGCAGCATCGTAAATTTTCTGCGTGCTCGGCATCCCGCACGGAGATTGCTTCTGTGATCAAACCTTGCAGACGAAACACTCCCGGAAGGGGATGTTCAATATACCCAGTGAATTGCTGAACGATGCGTGCGGCGATTTCCTTGGGGTCAGTCATTTGTCCTCCGCGCTCGCTGTCGGTGAGGTATCCTCTTCGCATTCTCCGATTGGGTCCAGTGCCGGGCAGTTGCAAAATGGACAGCGACCGTTGCTCTGTTCGCCTTCTCCAACTTCCTCGCCGCATCTTTGGCAGGCATAAAGAATGCGCGGCGTGCGCGGGTCCTGCTGTAGATCGCTCATCCTAAGTCTCCATCGGGGTCTTCTATGTCAACGTCTCGACCACAGGTTTTGCAGCGAACGAATCCGCCTGACCGTGGGTCAATAAACTCTTCGTCTTCGTGATAGCCACGATCAAAGCAGATGCGCTGTCCCTTGGTTAGCGGGTCCTGCTGTGGGGTGCTCATCGCTCCTCCTTTAACCAGTGATGATTTCCCCACCAGTTGCGCGTAGGGTTCATAAAGCACTGCTCGTTTTCGTTATGACGATCGCGCACTGCGCCGCAAAATATGCAGATCCATTTCGTCATCCTATTGGCCCTCCCGAGCGCGCCGTATTGCCTCGATTGCATTGGGCGCGAAACAATCAACAAGATGTCCGCTCTCGCGTTCCCGGAGCGAGCAACGGCAATCCTTAATGGCCTCTTCGAGCGCCGCGAGCAAATCAGCCTGTACAGCCCTCTCTCGTTCGATTTCCGCTGCAATCATGTGGGTTATGGCGGTACCCGTAGGATATCCATGCGCGCAATGAGCGACCGCTTTTGCATCGGCATAAACCTTCGCGGCGAGTTCTTGAGACGTGGCGCGCGGTAACGCTTGGTTTCCATCTAACTCATTGGTGTTATTAGGTATCGTGGCGGCGCGCTCAGCCACGATTGCTTCTTGGAAGATTTGCATAACGTCAGCCAAGTCGTTTACTCCGATTTCAGGGAGCGCGCACTGGATGCGCGCGGCGATCTCTTGGGGTGTGTTGGTGCTCATTTTACTTGCCTTCCCGTGCGCGGAGGATTGCCGCGTAAAGTGCCTTACGGATACTTCCGCCGCGAACTTCGATTATCCGACCATCATCAAGGTAGATTACATCGACTACCTGCTCTTGCAACCAATTCAAAATCTCCCTATCGGTTGCGGGTGTGTGGGTGGTGGTGCTCATCGGCCTCCATCCTTTGCGAGTTCTCGGAATTGATCTTCTGGAACCACAAATACACCGAGCGCAGGCTTCCATAATCCTGGTACCGGAAAATCAACAACGATGTGCGTGGCGCGCCCAAAATTGTTATCTCGAACCAGATTATCTGGCGAAACAGGACCCGCTGCCTGGATAGCGACCGCACCAGCAACGCGGCGCACATCAGCAATGAAATAACCGTTGTGCCCGCAAAACTGAACATTTACACCCATCAACATTTGTGCTTTTGTGGCCTTGGTGGTGCTCATCGGGATATGGTCCTTTCGATCTTGGCGTCAATCTCCTGGCTGCACGTCGTCGCGTCCGTCCAAGCGATCTCGATATTTCAAAATAACCTCCGCAAAACGAACGGCGGTGTTGTTTGTTTTGGACCGCGCTCCTGCCGAGATCACATCATCCGCCCAGTGAGCGGCCATGACTAGGCCGGCCGGCCCGCGGACGATCTCGATCGCGATATCCGTGGCGCCGCCGTCGTGAATCCACAGCCACAGCTCGTGACGGGCGATCTCAACAGCACCGCCCTTAAGGGCTTGTGAAATCTCTGCCGGTGTCGGATCGGGGAACCAGTCCGCCAGGGTGAATCTCCCGGCGATCCACTGGCACAGGGCGATCTGATGCAGGTTGCGCTGCGATTCGAGGTGCTGCACCGAGCGCAGGGCCTGCGAGAGCATGGCGCGGGTGCGCTTGGGGCTGGGATCAGTCATGCGGTCTCCAAAACGCGCTTCAAATCCGACGCCGCTGTCTTAAGGCAGGCATCGTGTGCCCTTCGCCCATAGCCGCGATCTCGATACCGCTCCCCCATCATGATCGAGCGGTTACAGATGCAGCAATGATGCAGTGAATTGCAGGTGCGCAGCGGGGCTGACGCGAGCGAATCAAACATCTGCAATAAAGTATGCTTTGCCATTTTCCCTCCATAAAAATCCCCGTGGAGCGTAGGTGCATGCCCCACGGGGTTCACTCACTCGGAGACCTAGAGTTTGTACAACTGTTCCCTGAAATCTCGCCTCTCCCTGTAACTCGTGGCGGTCCTTCTCCTGCAAAAGGCACACGAAATCTTTCCCGTCCGAGCGTTGATGTAAACTTCCGTGCGATGCTGGGAGCCGCACTCAATAGCCATTCGTGCCTCCATCTTTATGGTGTGCAGCGTCCGCCCATGCTTCTGCCCTACTCTGGCCGCGATACTCTTAGCTCGAGTCTCATCGCTCCATGTTCGTCCCTTGCGCATCTCTGTTAATGCTGCGCGCCGTTCAGGATCAGCCCAGGCGCGTTTAGTACCAGCAACCAACTGCTTGTACGCGCCACGCTCCTTGGCGAGCTTAGATAATAGAGCCTTAGTTTCTTCGGAGTGTTTAAATCCCTGCATCCTGGCAGATTTCTTAGCGCGCGTCGCCTTGGAATCCCTTACGCCGAAAGCCCCCTCCCCGCCTAGTGATCTGTTATACCCCCTAGAGCGTTCCGCGCTACGTGACTCAGCTATGTAAAAGACCTCTAGAAATCTGAGTTCTTCAAGGCTCGACGCTGTAGCGATTTCCTCAACAGTGAACGCCTCGAATCCGTATTTCCGGATAGCGCGAGCGATTAATTGAGGTGAGCCTTTGCGCGCTGCTCTACGATGGCCACACATGCGATCACTCAGGGATTGAGTAGTCAGGCCGATGTAGATCTTACCATTGACAGTGTTGGTGAGCTTGTAAATAAGCATAATAAAATCCCTGCCGTCGCCATTGAAGGCAACCCTCACTCCTCGCGATAACATTGAGTCGGCAGGTGAAATCATCATGGATCTAAGCCTTGTGTGGGTCAATACCCGCAGACGCGGGTGCTATGCGGCGATCAATTCCTTCCACTCGGATCGGGACAACTCAAGAACCTGTCCACCGATGTGCTCCAACTCATCCGCCCGCTGGTACGAAAGATCCCCATTCTTCGCGGTCGCGGTGATCGCGTTGACAATGCCGTAGTGGCTGAGATCGCCGCCGGAGATGAGATTTTTGAGAATCATATCGCCCTCGGTGGCGCTCAAACTGTAGCGCTTCTGGAAGACCTCTGAAACTTCCTGGAGGGTAGCTCCACCCTCGGGAATCCGGTTATCGAGAGTCGCCTGCATTTTCTCGACGAGGGATTTGAACTTGATTTCATCAAACGCCCCACGTACAACGTCGTTGACTTGACGCCAGAAAGCCTCGTCTGTAATGCGCTGCGTGGCATCCGAAAAGTACTCTTCAACTCCCTGGATCTCGGAACCCCGGCCGACGTGACGCCGGCGGAGAGAGGCGTCGTTTGCGGTCAAACCGTTCAAACACAGTAATCTGAGCACGCTGGGCTCGACCGCCAGCGTCCCATGTCCGACCTCGGAATTCGTGATGACCACGCCCGCCTGCACGACATCGCCCTTCTTGACCTCGCCGGTGATCCGGTCGGTGAACGCCTTGATGTAAAACTTCGTCTCGGTGATCTGGATCGACTCGATTCGCATGCCGCGCGCCGACTCGCCCATGAGCGTGGGCGCCACGGCTGTGAATAGGTCGTAGTTGTCGAGCGGCCGGTACTTATCCCCAAGATAGGCCCTGGCTTGACTGTCGAGCGTTCGCACTAGCCGCACGTCGTCAGAGTGCGTGAGCCAGTGGTTGACGTTCTCGGTGACCAGTTCCGGCGCTTCCGACATGCAGCGCTCATAGTAATTCCAGGGCACCTTGACGCGCTCCGCGATCTGCTGGTGGGCGAGCTTGCGGACCGCGAACGGCTGCGCTTGCCCATCCAGGTTCAGCGCGAAGCGCATCTTGAACCCATCCGGTGACTGACGCTCCTGTTCCGGCGAGAGCACGCTCATTCGCATGCGCGCCGCCGGTGCCCGGAAGTCTCGCTTCAACCCTTGCTGCCTAGCGATTTCCCGAGCGCAAGTCGATAACTCCATTCCCTTATTCATATCTAGTGTTTTCTCCTGAGTTGTGAATTCTTGTGGACAACAAATCTTCGCCGATTCGAACCATTCTGTCAAGTGATTTTTACTAACTCCAACAAACTACAACTACAACAGCCTCTCCCTCAACTTCTGCACTGCTCGAAACTTCCGAACTCGGACGGACCGGCTTGGCTTATCCCAGCCATCCAGGTAATACGCGATCGCTAAACGCTCTCCGCGCGTCAAGCGTTTCACATGCACCATAACCTGAGAAAAAAGCGCGGCGCGCGTAGTCGTTTCCGGCCGCGAGAGCGTATCCCCGTCGACCAGTTCATCCTCAAGGCTTTCCGTTTGTATACGATACCGCGCCCGCCGGAAGTGGGTGTACGTCTCACGCAGGATGATCGTGAGCATCCAGGAGAGCAGGCTCGCCTCGCCGCGGAACGCCCCCAGGTAGCGGTACCCGCGCAGGACGGCCTCCGACACGATATCGTCGGCGGTGGCTTCATCAAACCCGCGCGCCTGAACGAACGCCTTCCAGCGCCCGCGCTGCTCGAGCACGAGCGCCACGAATTGGTCGTCCGAGACACGGGGTTTAGTTGCTGTCGCTGCCATGATTGACTCTACCAATCTCCCGCCCGCCGAAAGACCCTCCGGCGAGTCTCCGGCATTTGTCCGACAGGGCCTTAAGTTGCTGATCCATCAGATACTCCTCACGGTCACCGCGCGGGATCTCGCCGCAGTGCCCGCACGGCTTAGTGGGCCTGCTCTTGACGGCCTTGTGGGCTAGATCCACCAGCGCGCCGGCGCGCATGAGAGCTTCAGAGAACGTCACGACACACCCCCGAGACGGGTAACCGCCAAGCCATTCGAGTAAGTTACGGGCGCATTTCCAATCTTGCGCCCGTATTCCTGCACCTCGATCTCCAGAGGCCAGTCGGGATGATCTGTATGGATAGCCTGTGCGAGCGACCGGGCGCGTTCTAGCGACGCGCAGGGCACGCCAAGCTCCACAGCCCTATCATCGGGTGGATGCGCGCCCTCGGGGATGCGAACAAGCTGGAAAAGACGTCTCATCTCGGCACCGTCTGGTTCAATCGAGCAAAGTCCCCAAAAACCTCAAAGGCTGCTAGGTTGTAGGCTTGCGCTGCATCGGCCTGTTCCTTAAACAATCCAATAAACCTGTGGGTGTTGTTTGCTGTTATCTGGGCGATCCATTTCTTGTCCCTTAGGCTAAACGTTACGCCCTTATAGCGCGAGTACTTGCCTCCCCTTGGCTCCTGGTTCGCTATATTTTGGGAATTAGTGCATGGCCTGAGGTTGTAGCGCTGATTATTCAATCCATCGCCATCTTCGTGGTCCACGTTCTTGATTCCAAGGATGACTTGGTGCATAGACACGTACCTGCCATGATCTCTGCGTGCCGCATACACGCTCACCCTGCCGGTTTTTGAAAATACCTGCGTTCGCGCATACCACTTATGGCGAGATAAAGTACTAAAATCTTCATCGTCCACCTGGGCGTAATAGCCCTTAGTCAATGCGATTAACTTCATCATTCACGTTCCTTTCGTTTGGCCTTGCGGGCCTCTTCGCGCTCGCGCTTACGGGCTTCGATCTCGTTTCTCACGGCCAGCATCCAAACCTGCGCGTAAGTCGCCACGAACACACGGCGAGTACCCTTTAGCCTACAGCGCACGTACGTACTCGCAAGCTCCACGATGATCGGTCGCGTCTTGCCGCGCTCCCGTATCGAGGATAGCGTTTCGCGGCGGACGGGCTTAGAGGTGTTGGTCATCGCGCGACACCTCCTCATAAAATTCAGCCAGGCGCACGCACTCATCGTGGTAATCTATAGCCGCGCCGGTGCCGAGCCAGGGAAACCGCTTCCGCAGCGCCCCTGCGATGATTCGGTTGCGGAGTCTCTTACCGGCAGCGCGCGCAACCTCGATGTTGTTGAGAACCTTTAGGCCGTTCGGCATTTTCAGAGGTTTAGATGTGCGTCTCATAGGTCTCCGTGCCCTAGGCATCCGGCACCTCCGCAAACTGAGCGTCGATAACCTTCAGCATGAGCGGCGGAACCGGCGGTACTTCGGATCGCTCCAGGATCTCGATCACGTCCTTGAGGCTACTGGTGTCGAGGATTCCGCGCAGTGTAGCGAGTGTGATGTACGGGTCTCCGTCGTTGGTCGCCTTGCACCAATCCGGGTCTGTCATTCCCGACCGCCACCAAGCGATCATACCGGGGTATTCATACTTGCTGTCGGACTGTCGCCGGAAGGCTAGGCCGTGCTTGAAGCAAAAATCCTCGGTCCTTCGGAACAACCCCCAGGCCGCGTCATCGTCCGCGATCTTGAGCGGCTCCTTGCCTATGGCGTCCAATACGTAGTCGAGATCAACGCTGCCACCATCCTCGCTTCCCGCGCCATCACTCTCGATAGCCGCGAGCAAAAATTCCAGATCGGCCTTGGTAATCTCCCCGCCGATCTCCATCGAAGCCGGCATGCAGTCAGGCATTCGTTACCTCCTCACAGTTTTCATACGTCAGGTTTTCGAGATGCGAATCAGCCGAATGATCCAGTACGGAGATACGCGGGAAAATAACGCCATCCACGTCCGACAACTCAGCGATCGGCATCCGCAGATCGTTGATCACGGCGTGTTCGTTGATCTCCTGGAGTCGCGCGATTATGAGCGGCTCCAGTTGCTCCAACCCGTCATCGCCTGAATCGGTCTCGATGGTCAAAAACAGATCAGCATTGAAAGCAACGCGATGTCTAAAGCGTGCCATAATTTCTCCTTTGAGCGACGTAGCCGCCCGCCCCGATATCCGACACCGGATAAGGGGGCGCGAGACTCAATCGGTTTCGACCTCGAAGAAAAAGTTGCCGCGCACCGCGACCGGATGCGGCCACTGAAGCAGGTACGCGGCCTTGCTGACGCGCCGGATGATCCTGCACGGTTGCTCGCAAGGCTCCCCATCCGGTGTGTTTTCGATGATCTGAATAGAGCCCAATTTTAGATTGCGCCTGGCGCATACGACTACCCGATGCGGCCGATAGCGCGCTTGAGCGGTGGCGGCGGTCACCAGCGCGTGACCTCCAGATCATCGAAGGGGACCTGGCGATCAAGACCGCAGTGATGCAAAAACTCGATTGCATCGACCTTGAACGGCTCCAACTCAGACGCGATTGCATCCACCGTGCGATTCCAGCGCGCCCACGGGACCACGATCGCAGGCACATCGTTAGTCATACCCATCGGCTCCTCGGGGCGCGTGGATCGCAGCGCCCGTGTGATCGCGAGTGTGATTGGTTTTAGCATAAAATCTCCTAGATTTTGTCTCCCCATCGGTCGCATTCGTGCAGTACCAGACCAGTCCTGAACGCGATCTTATGCGGGTACTCGGGATTCGGCCACGCATGTAGATCTGCCGCGGCGATCTTGAGCGCAATGTAACGATCGCCTATGGTATCGCGGAATTCATCGGCGAAGTACGGGCGGGAGCAGGCATGAAATTTTCCGCGCCCGCACTCGGCTGTAATCGGGTTCCAGTTTGCGTGCGTGACCATCTCGCCGATGGGCCAGCTTGTTTCGTTCTCCGTGCCCTCTTGCGTGAGAAGGTCTTTAGAGACGCGCTTGAATAGCACCACATAGCCGTCGCTAGGGTCGATCCCGTTCTCTTCCAGCCAGCCGTCATTTCCCGTTAATCGGCGAACCGGGATGATAAAACAGCGATCGGATTTACTCACCGGCTCCGCGTAGCCGTCGTGATGGTAGCAGCTCGCCTGCCCGTAAACCTGAGTAGGCACCGAAGACTTCTGATGAACGCAAGATATAGCCCGCGCCTCGACGCGGCTAGATTCCCACGCCTCGACGCTGCTAGATTCCCACGCCTCGACGCTGCTAGATTCCCGCGCCACGACGCGGCTAGATTCCCGCGCCACGACGCTGCTAGATTCCCGCGCCTCGACGCTGCTAGATTCCCACGCCACGACGCGGCTAGATTCCCGCGCCACGACGCTGCTAGATTCCCGCGCCACGACGCTGCTAGATTCCCGCGCCTCGACGCGGCTAGATTCCCGCGCCTCGACGCTGCTAGATTCCCACGCCTCGACGCTGCTAGATTCCCGCGCCACGACGCGGCTAGATCCCCACGCCTCGACGCGGCTAGATTCCCGCGCCACGACGCTGCTAGATTCCCGCGCCTCGACGCGGCTAGATTCCCACGCCTCGACGCTGCTAGATTCCCACGCCTCGACGCTGCTAGATTCCCGCGCCACGACGCGGCTAGATTCCCGCGCCACGACGCTGCTAGATTCCCGCGC